CAAAAAGTATTACTTAATTCAATCTATGGTGTATTGGGTCTACCGATCTTTAGATTTTATGACAAGGATAACGCGAGTGCTGTTACCATAACTGGTCAAGATATTATCAAATCTACTGGTAAAGCTATCAATGAGTGTTTCAAACGTTCATTGAATGAGAAAGATGGAGATTGGGTTATCTATACAGATACAGATAGTTGTTTTGCTAGTGCATTACCTATCATCAAAAAGAATATGCCTGACATTGATCTAAATGATGAAAAGGCAATGACTGAGGCTATTCTAAAAGTAACTGGTGATGTACAATCATTTGTTAATAAGTTCTATGATGTAATGGCAAAACGATACTTCAATATTGAGAAACATCGTTTTGATGCAAAACAAGAAGTTATTGCAAAGACCAGTTTCTGGTTGGCTAAGAAGAGATATGCTCAGTTTATCATCAACAAAGCTGGTATTGAGTGTGATGAAATGGAAGTAAAGGGTATTGACGTAGTTCGTACTTCATTCCCGATTCGTTTTCGTAAGTTTATGCAAAAATTCTTGGATGATATGTTGCGTAAACTTCCAAAAGAACAGATTGATGCTAGTATTCTTGAATTCAAAGATAATATGTCGAATTATCCAGTTATTGAGATTGCTAAGAATACCAGTGTAAAGTTTAAGAGTCAAAATGGCGATAATGATTACAATCCAAAGACAAGACATCCATTTCAGTTTATGGATGGCACTCCAGCACAAGCTAAGGCTGCTTTGGCTTATAATGATTTGTTGAAGACTTGGAAGTTGGACAAAGAAGTACCAGAGATCTTCCACGGTCAAAAGATCAAGTGGGTATATCTAAAACAAAATCAATATGGTATTGACGGTATTGCTATGAAAGCAGATGGTACTGATCCAGATCGTATTATGGAGTTTATTGAACAGTATGTAGATAGAAATGCTATGTATGAACAAGAACTCAAAGGTAAATTATTGGACTTCTACAATGTGTTAAATTGGGATTATCCTAATGAGACAGATGTTAAATTGGGAGAATTCTTTAGTTTTTAAAAGTTATGAAAAAATATAGTGAGTTATTGACTATACCTGAAGAAGGATGTAGTTTGGAGTTTAAAACAAGTCTTAATACTGTAATTGCAAATAAGTACGAACGTGTTGTTATTGGACAACGGGGTCCATATATTGAATTTACAACCAATCAAATACTATGCGACAAATTGTTTATTCCCAAAAATCAATTATATAGATTAAGCGATCCAAAAGTATATTATATTGAGTTTAGAACAAACGATGATAGTAACGTAAAAGTATATTACCAAATGCGTACAGTAGCATATGCAGATTATAAAATAGGATCATTTTATATTTCGCCATCTGAATTATTCGTAAATAATATAAGATGTCTGTCTGAAAGAAATCAGTCCAATGAAAACGTGGGGTTATTTTTCGAATTCAACAATTGACAAACAAGCTGGTATCGGTTAACATTATAGCGTATGAAGAAACAAGTATTAAATACATTTATTGACAAATATTCACTCAACGGTACCATTGAAAGTGTAAAGTGGGTCGTTGACAACAAAAACAAGCAGATCAAAACATCATCTATCAGTGATGACAAAAACGTGGTAAGTTATGTGTCTATCAAAGACGACGCTGGTTTGTCTGAAGCTGAGATTGGTATCAATGATACTGCAAAACTCAAGAAGTTGCTTGGTGTACTTACAGATGATGTAAACATTACGTTTAACAAACGAGATGAAAAGATTGTATCACTATCACTAAACAGTGAAAGTACTGATGTACAGTATGTTACTGCGGATCTTAGTGTTATTCCAAAGGTACCTGATCTTAAGAAGTTGCCTCCATTTAACTTGGAAATTCCTCTTACAAAAGAGTTTGTAACAACATTTGTAAAAGCAAAGAGTGCTTTGAGCGATGTTGATACTATGACTTTTACAAAAGACAAGAAGGATAAAATCAAGCTAACTATTGGATACAGCAGTGTTAATAGTAATCGTATTAATATTGATGTTAAACCAGTTGACGGAAAAGATAGTCTTGGTAAGACTATTCACTTTAGTGCTAAGTATCTAAAAGAAATTCTCACTAGTAACGGTGATTGTGAAAATGCTGTACTAAAGATCAGTGATGCTGGTATTGCGCACGTTGAGTTTAACAACGAGTTGTTTAACAGTTCTTATTATCTAATTGACATCAAGAGCGTAGATTAATATCTATTATGAGTTTTTTTGAAGAAGAGAAGTCTGTTAATACAGAACAACATAGTCTTTGGGCTGAAAAGTATCGTCCCAACGTACTAGACAATTATATTTGCAATGAACAACTTAAAAGTATTCTTAAAGATTTTATTTCCAAAAAAGATATTCCACATTTGTTGTTTTATGGTAATGCTGGTACTGGCAAGACTACGGTTGCAAAGATTTTAACAAACAACATTCCTTGTGATGTGATGTATGTTAATGCATCTGATAACACTGGTGTAGATTTCGTTCGTGACAAGATTAGACCATTTGCATCTGCTATGGGTTTTAATGATCTTAAGATTGTTATTTTGGATGAATCAGATTATATGTCTACCAATTCACAAGCGTCACTTCGCAATTTGATGGAGACGTATAGTAAGACAACTCGGTTTATTTTAACTTGTAATTATGTGGAAAAGATTATTTCTCCATTGATTAGCCGTTGTCAAGTGTTTCAGATCGAACCTCCTGCTAAAAAGGATGTAGCTTTGTATACTAAGAACATTTTGGATAAAGAATCTATTAAGTATGAACTTGCTGATTTGAAGACTTCTGTTGATAGTTTTTATCCGGACATTCGTAAGATTGTGAATTTTATTCAACAGAGTTCTACAAATGGAACTTTGAAGTTGATCAAAAATCAAAGTGCAAACTTTGAACTTAAGACCAAGTTAATTGAATTACTAAAGAATAGTAAGACAAACACTAAGTCTTTTAATGAAATCCGACAGTTAATTGCGGATGCTGGTACAAAATCTTTTGATGAACTTTACACAGAACTATATTCCAAAGTCAATGAATATGCGGTTGGTAAAGAAACATTAATTATTATAGAAATCGCAGAATATGTATATCAAAGTAGTATGGTTGTAGACAAAGAAATTACGTTTATGGCTTGTATTGCTAAAATTATAAAATCGTTAAATAAATAGTTAATATGTTTAATTTCAACAACTGGGATAACCTAAATAATGTCACTTTAGATAAATTGGCGGGATTGATTGTAACAGACAAATCAGTCAATAATGTATCACCAGATGAGTTTATATATAATTATATATCTAATGATCAACATCTAATACTAGATTTTGGATGTGGTATTGGAAGAAACATCTTTGCAATTGCTAATAATTACCCAAACGTCAATATAATTGGTTATGATAATAGTTCAATGATATCACGTGCAGAAGAATACTCTGTATTGCGATATAATAAAAAAGTAAAAGACTACAATAATCTAAAATTGATTTCGGATTGGAATCAATTAAAATGTTTAAAATTTGATTTTATATTTGCTACGTTGGTTTTTCAACATATCAACGAATTAGATTTATCATTGTATCTTAAAGATATAAAAGGTATGACCGAGAAATTGATCGTATCCGGTCGCAGATTTAATGACGAAGTAGAGAACGGCATACACAAAAACACGTGGGAAATTTTGCAAAAAAATGGTTATACTCCATTAAACAATAAAAGAATAGACGGTGTAAATTTTGATGTATTTGGTGATGATAATGAACATTTTTCTTGTTTGTTTTCATTAATCAACGATGATGTAGAAATAAATGAAGAAGATAATATTCTTTTAGGTAGAGGATGGCATAATATAGAAGGAGCAGATAATAATGCGTGGAGATGGTCATCAGATACATCGTTTATAAAAATAAAAAATTCCGAATATAATTTTCTATCATTCGAATCATGTAATTCGCCATGCGATGTTACATTAAAATGTTATATCAAAAACAAACAAGATAGTGATTTTAAACTTTACACAACTTTAACAGCTAAAAAAGACTCAAAATTATCTGCTAAAATTAGTTTGGATAATGTATCTGAAATAAAGTTTGAATCTTCTGTTTTTATCCCAAGCGAAATAGATAAGAAAAGTGTTGGTCAAATAAATGAAGATAATAGAAAATTGGGTGTTAGATTGACAGGATTTACATTGTGGAAAAATAATGATCCTAGATTTATTAAAATGTCAGATGTAGCTTATTATAAAGACGATCTTTCTTATAAAAAATTATGTTATGTCGAGACTAATACAGATAAATTTTTTTCATTTCCCCGTACAAAAAGTTCATCTAATTTAGATAACTATACAGTTTTATTAACGTGTCACGGAGACAGACTTTTGTTTGGTAAAAGATCATATCAATCAATTGTTGATGCTGGAATAAATAATATTGTTATTGTTATATCAGGATCCAATAAAGAATATATAAATTGGGCTAAACAACTTTCTCAAAAGCACAAAGTTGTTGTTATTGAAAATGAAAAAAATAACAATTTGTGTTGGATAGAAGGTTTAAAGAACGTTGTTACCAATTGGGTTACTATTTTACACGACGACGATATAGTATTACCTGAGATAAAAAATGCAGTAAATCTGTTGAATGAAAATTGTGATTTTGGAGTTTGGACTGGATCAGTTGAAAATTTTATTACAAATAAAGTGGAGTTAGAAACTACATTAGATGTGGAGTTAAAAACAGGTCTATATAAAGTAGACGTTATAAAAGATTTTATTCTTCGTCAGGGATATTCTCTTTCTCCTATTCACGGAGTATTTCCTACAGATAAATTGCTTTTGTGTTTGAATGAATGGGAACGTTTGCATGGAAATGACAGAGAGTTTTATGAAAGACCTACATTCGTCGTTGGTAACGATTTATATATTTGGTCTACGTTTACAAATAATTCCAATGGTTTATTTTTATTCTATAAAGAAAAATGTGTAAAATGCATAAGTCATAATACTAGTGCCACTCAAATTGATATTGCAAGAAGAAAATCTACGGAAAATTCCAGTGATTTTTTAAAAATGTATAATAAGGTAAAGACTCTTCATATAAATAATAATTTAAAAGTGGGTATTATTTTTTATGTACACAGTATAAACGATGGTATAAAAAAATGTATAGAAAACATCAATAGTTATAAATTATCTAAACACGATATACCATTTGTTGTGTATTCGGATGAACAGTTAAATGGGCTTAACTATGTTAAATTTAATAAAATGGAAGAAATGCATGCAGGTTTGTATCGAAAATGTGATAAATATGCATTTTGGGCATTTGTAGAAGGTATAAAGATTGCAAAGGAAAAAAATTGGGATTATTTTTTTTGTTACGAATGGGATTGTTTGATATCCAAAGACTATTGGTTTGATACATTGTGGCAAGAACATTTATCGTGGCCATACGAGCCAATTATTACAGGCACTCCTGCAATTAGAATGCCTAAGTTAGCAATTGGAAACTTTTTTCAATCGTCTCAAGATTATATATATAATTATTCCAAAGAATGTAATGTGTCAATTAATATTGATCACGCTGCTCCTATATCCATTTACACAAACGGCGCTTTAACATTTTACAATACTCAAAAAATGTGTGAGTTCTTTAATAAAGAATTATATGGTACAATTTTAAATAAAAGTGAACACGTTGATGATGTTGGACCTTGGGACTTTGGTCTTGGTATAAGAATATATGATAAATTAAAAGATGACTCTTTTAAAAAAGTAGGATGGTTGCCTTCTTCTTATTCAGGATGTGGAGATTTTTGTTATAATGAAAAACAAAGATTGAATATGTTAGAAACCAACTTAAAAGTTATTATGCATCAATACAAGTATGTATAATTTTTATATATATGATTCCTTAAAAGGTTCGTTTTTGTTATGAGGTATATTTGAATATTTAATTGCGTCAATTAAATTTTCTTCATTAATCGATTTATCTGTCATATGTTGTAGTATAGAATGTACTTCGTCATAGGTATTATTTTTTAGATGTTCGTATATGACAATTTTACAATTTGGTATATAATTAAAAACCCATTTGTTTAAAAAATGATTATAAAAATATTTTTTTTCTTCTATCCAATTTATATATTTTCCATAATCACTAAAGTTTTTGTATGGTGATTTGACTGTATTATTTTCATTTGTATAGTTTTTATCTATAGACAATACTTCTAAATTGAAGAAAGAATTTAAACAATCTTCTCTATTTCTTATTTGTACCAAATACTTTCTGTCAGCTTTTATTTGCGTATTTAAATTAAAATCGTGATTTTTTTGTAAATTTGTATTTTCATTCACATCGATCATTAAATCGGGGTTATTGTACATTTCACAATAATTGAGATCTTTTTTAAAATAATACTTTAATATTCGGCTTAACCAAGTGTGACCACATCTAGGAAACGTAATGCATTCTGTAACGTATATTTCATTTACCATTCTGATCATAACACTTATATATATAATTTATAACTATAAAAGTTAGTTGATTATATTTATAAGTATATGTCTAAATTACGAGAATTAGGAGATACCGGCGACAGAATGATGCAAGGTCTTCCATATAACCAAGGAGGATCAGTATCAGGTGCTTCTGATTTATCCGCTTTTACAAGTCCTGATGTATCTCAAGATCCCAACCACTTTGGCACTTTAATAGACAAAAGCAAAATTACAGCTGGATCAAAAGATTCAATGGAAAAAATAGCTCCATTTGGACCTTATACTGGTCAACCACCAGAAGATTTTGTTAAAGATGTCAGTCAAATCAAATACAAAGTCACCCCAGATGAAATTATCACTGGTATTGATTATGAAATGAAAAAACTGGTGTTAAAAGATAAACAGGTAGCTAAACAAAATGTTGTTGCAAACCTTAAAAAAGACCCAAAGTATTACAGTAAATTGCATATGTTGGATATAACCGATGAACCTGAACAACCAGATTATCGTACTCCACAAGAAAAAGCTATATCTGAAATAATGAAGGATTTACACGAAAAGAAAAAACAACGTAGGAACTGGAGTTGATTATGGCTAATTTTGCTAAAGATAAACCACTGTATCGTAAGCCTGAACCTTTGCATAAAGGATGGCATTATATTGGCGATGGTAAATTCCACGATCCAAGTTTGGGAAGTGATGTAATGAGAGGTCGCAGATGGATGATAGATCCAGGTGCTGGAAGTGGTAAAAGTTTTCAAAAGTTTCAACAAGGAATGAAAAATGATTAATAATTTATCAAAGTTACCAGGCGGAGTTGGAGATAATACTCAAACCAGCCAAGTTGATGCAAATCAATTAAGCTTAGGCGTTCAAATAGAAATGGAACACACCAATGATCCTGATATTGCTAAGGAAATAGCAATGGATCATCTTAAAGAAGATCCAAAATATTATACTAAGTTGGTGTCAGCTGGTCTTGCAAGTGAATTTCAAGCATCACACAATTCTGGATTTGGCGACCCAAATCAAAGTTTTAATGATCCATCAAGAATTGGAAATGGCGGTTTAAAACAAGGAAATATGCACGGAAAAGCTGGTGGCACTCCAATTGGTCAAGTAGATGGTAGAAATAGTGATCCAATTGTAAATAAAACAATTGACATTGAATTAGAAGAACAAGTGTTTAGTAGTTTGGAAGAAGCTATATTGGATGAAAAGAAAAGAAGAAAAAAAGGCGGTAAAAAGAGAAAGCCAAAACCAACAAATCCCGCTTTGTGGGCTAGAGCTAAGGCCGCTGCAAGATCCAAGTTTGATGTTTATCCAAGTGCTTATGCTAATGGATGGGCAGCTAGATGGTATAAATCCAAAGGCGGCGGTTGGAGAATGAGTGAAGCTTATCCAGCTAGAGCTATGGAAAGTCCATTTCCATCACAAGTTTCTTCAGATGGTCAAGGCACATTTGGAAGTGGATATGATTTTGTAGGATATGCAGAAAACAAACAAACAACTATGAATAAACAAGAATTAAAAGAAGCTATCAAACGAATGATTCGTGAGATTGAACAAGACGATGTAAGTGTAGATGCAGAAAAAGAAAATGTAACTATCACTCTTGATCGTGAACTTGCTCAAAAACTACACGATTTGTTGATGACTCAACTACAACCTGAACAACCAGAAGGAGACGAAGCTCAAGATCAAGTTCCAACTATGGATCAAGATCAATTACCTCCTCAAGGATCTGCTGGTGGTGAAGCTGAAGCTGGTGAAGAACAAGATACTGTGGGTGAAATTACATTTGAACAATCCAAAGAAATTGATGAAACCAAGAAAAAGTGGATTCAAAAAGCAATTCACCCAGGCAAAAAAGGTGCTTTGAAGAAAGCTCTTAACGTACCAGCAGGCGAAAAGATTCCAGCCGGTAAATTAGCAGCAGCTGCTAAGAAGGGTGGAAAAATGGGTCAACGTGCTAGATTGGCAATGACACTTCGTAAATTAAAGGAAAGTTTATAATAACGGTTTGAAATCATATCCTATACAAATAAGTAAAGTGGAATATATGGTGGGGGGTCCAGGTGATATAATGGACACCCCACCTTCTGCTAGAGGTTTTACGTTAAGTGCTCTTGAACGTGGCACTGGACAATATGCGCCTATATTTACAGGAACCGAAGAAAATGGATATGGCTTCATAATCTATAATGACGGTGATAAAAAATTAATATTAAAAGGTCGCATTGGATCTGACCACAAAGAAACAATTTATGCTGGTAGTAAAGAATTACAAAACATACGTAAAGATAAATATCGAGGGCAAGATGATATGGAGTTTTTACGAAGAACTTGTTTGAGTGGTAGATCTTGGTTGGTTACTTTACAAAACAAAAATTATTACTTTGTAGCTATTTGGAACACCTCTATAACACAAAATCAATATAACACTTTAAAAGAGTATTTGGTTGAGTTTCCGGTAAATTCTACATACATTCAAATGGGAATGGCTGGATCAGATCCATCAAGTAAATTTCAATTAGTAAGTAGTTTTGTTCCAAAAATTGCTTCTGAAAAACCCAAATTAACTAAAAAAGAAAAAGACTTCGTACAAACCGCACATATGAAAACAGCTGAATTACCAGTTAGTTATGCAAAAGCTTTAAAGAAATTACAATCTATGACCGAATCAAACGATACAGCAATGTCTAATTATAACGCTTATCAATCTTATAAGAACTACGCTCTGAAATTGATTGGTAAATTAGAAAAAATAAAACAACTTGGCAAATCAAATGTTTCTGCGAGCGACATCGTAACCAAGAGTGCTTTGGACTCGGTATTAATTGGTTTAGGCAAACAATTTCCAGAACTGACAACAAAATTAAATGGTTTAAGTAAATACACATTTAATAGTTCAGATTTGATTAAATTACATCAAAAAGGAAAAATAGATGTAAAGAATTGGACGGATGCATCATTGAAAGAATTGACTAAAAAACAGTGGATGAATTCTATGTCAACAGGAGTTGGAGATCCAGATCACCCTATTAATAACGATGTTAAACATCACGTTGGTAAATTAAAAGCAGAAAATGCCGAAATGGCACAAAGTGATATAACAAAGATAATTGATTATAGTGAAAAACTACAGTCAATGTTTAGTGTAGATGATAATTTGGAAGACTGGGTAAAGGCTAAGTTGAATCACGCGTGTGATTATGTAGCTACAGTAAGAGATTACTTGAAGTTTTATCGTGATGAAAAAGAAGCTGGTACGCCAGAAGATCAAATAGATGAAAAGTGGAGTAATACATACAAGAAGAGCATTAATTGTAGTAACCCAAAAGGATTTAGTCAAAAAGCTCATTGTAAAGCTAGAAGATTAAGACAAGCTGGTAAACATACCAAAAGTAAGCCCGTAAGAGAAATCTATGAAGCTGTTGTTCGTCATATGATCAAAGAATTCAATAGTAGTATGGCTATGGGAGCTTTGAAACAACTCAACAGTGATGCAAAGGAGTTGGAAACAATGTTGCAACCAAATACTCAATTGGAAGATTGGGTAAAAGCTAAGTTGAACTTAGCAGGTGAATATTTGGACGATGTATATCATCATCTAGACCATTTTGGCGCAGAAGGTAGAACTTTGGATGAAAACAGTTACTACAAAAAATATTGGTTCACTCCAAATGGTAAAGTAGTAGATGTAGGTAATAGTCATGAAGATTGGATCAAGAATAATGATAAGTCTTTAGTAGGTGCGACTTTAGTAGATACATACGAGAACGCTGTAGCTAAAGGTTATGTACGTGGTGTATTTGATATTCAGAGTGAATTTTTAACGCTCTCAAATCTTCCAAATTATGACTTTTTATCTTCAAAGTTGAGACGAGAAACAAAAGATGCGATAGAGGATTTTATCATAGACAAGAATATAAAAATTGTTGCTACTGGAAAAGGTAAATTACTTAAAGATTTTATATTCAATACAGAACCACAATTAGCAGAACATCTTCTTGAGTCTATCAAGTTGCAAGAAGATTGGAAAAATTGGCTCAGAGCTGGAGCAGCTGGTGCTTTGGGATTGGCAGCAACTACTGGTAACGTAGATGCTGCTAAAATAAAACAAACTGATCAACCATCTGTGACTCAATCCGTTCAAAAATCATCTGGTTCGTTTACTGATTATATTAAAAAGGTAGAAAATCAAGGTAAGGTTGGATATGACGCGCAAAAAAAGTTATGGTTTCCACATAAGAGTTTTGAAGGTGGAAGTGATACCATTGGATACGGTCATAAAATCCAAAAAGGAGAAGATTTTAGTAAAGGTATAACTGATGCTCAAGCCGAAGAATTGTTGAAAAAAGATTTGGTTAAAGCAAAAGATCAAGTTTATAAGGAACTTGGTGGTATGAAATTGACTCCAAAACAAGAAGAAATGTTTATTGATTTTGTATTCAATATGGGTACATTAAAGAAATTTCCTAAGTTTACAGAATTTGCGTTGAAAAATGATTTGGGTGGTATGAGGGATGAGTATAAGAGATATGCTGGTGGTAAAGAATTAAAAGGAAGAAACAATGAGTTCTTGAAACGTTTCTTGTCTGAATATTTTGGTTTTAACTATTATTTCTAATTTATGAGTGAGTGGCCAACAATAGGTATGGGTAACTTACAAGCTATGATGGTAATGCGTCAACAGAGTGCGCCTGTATCATCTATTAATGGCTTTGATCCCTACCAAGCTATGTTGAGACGTAGACAATCAAATGTAGATACTGATACAGGTTATAATAATGATGTAGTTCAACAATATGACCCAAAAGATATTCAAGAGTTAGAAGAGTTTTGTCAAAGATACGGAATAATGGGATTTAACTTTGGCAAAATGAATCCCAAAGCTGCTTTGAGAATGCTTAAGGGAAAGATGGGTATAATTGATGAAAAAGTAAGTAATAAAAAAATGTTGCTTGATTAGTTTAATATAGTTATTTTTGTTATGGTCAAACTGATAAATGCTAGAAAATCTCCTCTTAATATAGAAGTTTTGATAGGTACTGATGTTAATGATGTCAATGCTTTATTTTTGTGGGAAGATAATACGACCAAAATACCATTACACTCCGAGGTTATAAACCTATACACTAATACTGGATATTATTCGGGTCTAAACAAAAACATAGATTTTTTTAAGAATGATGTAATTTTTAAAATAATTAGATTGGACACATATGAAATAATGTTTGCCCATATATTTAAGAATTTTAATTTTATAAACGGTAAAAGCATACTTTATATTTCCCAGAACAATTACAGTGGTTATAGCTATTCCGCTAGAAATTATATATTTCAATTATTGCAAAATGGATATACAGTTCACTGGATTAATAATGTTTTCGACAAATCCATATATGAACCTTGTAATGAAGAAGAACGTTTGGTTTTTAATTGTGAAAACAAATATGATCCTAAGATTGTTTATGACTCAATGATTATACACCACGTTCCAATTGGTTGGAATGAGGTTAAAGAATATTGTAAAAATTCAAAAAAAGTATACGGTCTCACAACGTGGGAAACTACTCATCTACATTCACAGTGGGTCGATTATATAAATTTAAGTGTGGTAGATGAAGTTATAGTTCCTTCATTTTTTAATAAAAAATCTTTTATTGATAGTGGCGTAGTTAAAAATATAAATGTTTGGTATCACGATATTTTTAGCTTTGTACACAATGACAACTTAAGCGTAAACAATGTATTAAATAAATTTTTTATTTACAAAGACGGTGTTTATACACAATCATCAAATCTTGTTAAAAGTATTATAGATAACAACACTGTATATTATAACATTAGTCAATATAACGAACGTAAAAACATAAATCAAGTTATATCTACATTTTGCAGTAAATTCACAGGTGATGACAATGTTTGTTTGTTTATCAAAACATATTTCAAAGAGTTTACAGTAGCGCAAACCGAAATGTTGAAATATAAGTTCGCAGAACTTCTTAATAATTATGATAATATTCCACCTATTATATTTTGTTTTGATAGTTTAAGTGATGACGAAGTAAATCTAATTCACGAATTTGGAGATGTATATTTTACATTAAATAGAGGTGAAGGATTTGGTCTGTGTACATATACTGCTAAAAAAATTGGTAACAAAGTTATATGTGGTAAGTTTGGTGCTGAAAAAGAATTTTTGTCTATCACAGATTCACTTGTCAGCTACACACTAGAATCTCCATTTAATATGGAAGTTTATCACAATTGGTATAATGATGATAGGCAGAAATGGGCAGTTTTTGATGATAAAGACGTACTAGACTGTTTACATTTTTATCCAAAGACGATCAAGACAAAATATAACTACAAATAAAAACCCCTTTTTTAAGGGGTTGTGGGTTTACAAACTAAATTTTTGTTTTCTAAGTTCAGACGGAAGCAAATCGTCCAACGGTTCCAAACAGTTCACACAATATGGAATATTAATTGGCACCAATGCATCTTTATCTGTTCCAGCTAGTATTTTGCTGACTTTTCTGAACATAACTCCGTTTTGAAAAACCGCACCTTGACATTCGGTGCATTGTACGGATTGTGTATCTTTTAGTCCAAAATTAACATTTGGTTGTGGCATATTCATACCATCTATTTTATTGTTAAACATAATTTATATTCCTTTTCTTTTTTTGTAATCTTCTAATGCTGCACTCAGTGCTTCGTGTGCCAAAACCGAACAGTGAATTTTTACTGGTGGAAGGCCGCCTAGTGCATCTACTATATTATCATTAGTAAAATTCTTTTCAAGTTCTTCTATGGTTCTGCCTTTAATTAATTCTGTAGCCATAGATGAAGCGGCTATCGCACTACCACATCCAAAAGTTTTGAATCTTGCATCGGTAACTGTTTGTGTAGATTCGTCTATCTTGAGACTGATCTTCATAATATCGCCGCAAGCTGCTGCGCCAACTTCACCTATGGCATCTGCTTCTTTTATATCACCCATATTTCTTGGGTTCATAAAATGATCCATTACGGTGTTGTTATATAATGTATACGTGTCAGTCATAGTCCTATTTGTTTTAAATCATTGACAACCATCTTGTCTACAAGTTGTTCAAATGATGTTTTTGGTTCCCATTTCAATTCATTTCTAGCTTTGGTACTATCACCCAATAACAAATCTACTTCAGCTGGTCTATAGAATTTGGGATTGATTTTGACTAAAACAGATGTTACGGGTTCATATTTAATTGCATCTTTTGTGGTGATACTAAATTCCGATCTTTCTGCTTCTCCGTGCCAAGCACCTTCAATATCAGCGGATTTAAAAGCAAACCATACAAATTCCGCAATGGTATGTGTTTCATTACTAGAAAGAACATATTCATTAGGATGTGTTTGATTTAACATTTTCCAGATACCATCAACAAAATCTTCAGCATCACTCCAATCTCTTCTGGCTTTTACATTTCCCAATTCAATCGGTTCAAATGATTTGCCTTCAGATATAGCTTTCTTGATTCTAGCTACACCCTTTGTAATCTTACGTGTGACAAATTCTTCACCTCTTCTAATACCTTCGTGATTAAACAATAAACCTTGTACCGCATACAAATTATAGGATTCTCTGTACACTTTAACCAATTGTCTTGCAGCTGATTTACTCGCTCCATATGGACTACGTGGTTTTGCTGGATGATTTTCGTCTTGTGGTGTGTATGCTACATTGCCATATTCTTCGCTACTGCCAGCGTTGTAAAATCTACAAGAAGGTTTGTGTTGTCTAATTGCTTCTAATATATGAATCACACCAGTTGTATTACATTCCCAAGTTTGTGCTGGAAAGTCCCAGCTAGAACCTACAAACGTTTGTGCAGCTAAATTGATAAAATAATCTGGTTTTAACTTCTCTACTATTTTGCTAATACTATGAGCATCACTTAGATCAAAGTTTACCAATTTAAATCTGGGATTATTTTCCAAATGTCTAATATTTTCGTGGTTTTTGATACTCAATCTTCTAGCACCCCCCACTACAAAGTAGTCTGTATTTTTAAGTAGATAATCTACCATAAGACTACCATCTTGACCAGTAACACCCGTCACAAATGCAACTTTTTTGTTTTCTGTGAAAGAAACCACATCATTTATATTATATATTTCCATAAGATATTTCATTTAAAAACCAGGTTCATCATCTTCGTCCTCTTCATCTAAATAGTCATCGTCAGCGTCATTATTAATATTATATTTTTCTTTAAATTTTACAACATCGTCATTTGTTATTCCACACAGAAAAAACACAGCCTGTATATATAATATTATTTCTTCTTTTGTTAATTTGTTTTTCTTGAAGTAACTGCTTGCTGAGTTTGACATCGAAACTATTTTTTTCTGAACATCCGGCTTTATTTTAATTTTAGGTGGTACACCTTCTAATATTATACCTGGTATATCTTCTATGTCTGAATTATCTACGTGTTTGTTTGCAATGTGTTTGTAAAGTTCATCCTCTAGTTTATCTTTTGCAACACCTTTATCTAACAGTTTCTTTTTTATGCTTTTTATTTTTGTAGGACTAATTTTTTTACATATATTGAATGATGCCAATATGCCATTTTGCGACAATAGATGTTTTATATTATTCATTATAATATTATATATATGGGTTAAAATCTTTGTCTTAAAATCTTTTTACTGTCTTGCAATATATCAGGATCAAATATTTTTGGACCTTTGCTAATATAACCTTTTCCGCTGGTAAACGTACAATTATAACATAATAGTCTCATATTATCTAATTTGTGATTTTTGTTATTGCCATCGTCAAAGTTTAGTAACAGTGGTAACTTGCCATCAACAATTCTTCTTTCTTTGAAACCACATTGTTCACATTCTGGTTTTTTAATATTGGCTCTAATCAATTTATCTTTTAATCTATGAACTGGAAACTCTGGGTGTTTTCCATCTAATATATCATTGATAGGATATTTTCCTCTGTATGGACTAATTGGACCTCTTATGTGTACACTTTTTACTATTGGCCATCCCTTGGTTTTATGTACACCATATTTTTTAGAATAGGTTTTAAATGTGGGATAGCTTACACCCAAAAATTTAGCTGCTTTTCTAGCTGAAGGCGTTCTTTCAATTGCTTCTAAAATTTCAGACTCTGTAATAGGCTTTCTTTTATTACCATCTGTTGGTCTCTTGGGGTATAATTGGTCCGCATATTGTTTTTCTAAATGCGGAATAGTTATACCCTTGGATTGTAAAATTCTTATCTTTTCAATTTCTTGTTTTACATCCTCACCCAATTCACTTAACGATAATAGTTTTTCAACTTTACTTTTAAGTTCATCAAGTTCTTTTAACTTACGGGTAATTTCTTGATTGTCGAATATGTTGTCCATTAGAATTTAGATGATGATAACGGCTCTTTCGCTAAATCTATTTCTGTGCTATCATAAAACACTCTACGCAATGTTTCTGCTCTATACGGAAAAGAAGCGTTTAAAAGCACTTTATAAGTGTTTACTATTTTTTCTTTGCTATTTTTTCTTTTTAACGATTTAACTATCATTATGGGATTAACTAAAAAGTCATCATCGTTTCTTAAATTTTTAATTTTGTCTTCGATACACTTTGTACACGCTTCTATGTGTGGATCGTTGAATATTGATTCATCAACTTGTACAGTCATAGACCAATTAGCTGACTTTACTAGATATTTATTTTTTTCTTTAGACATAGTTCATATCTCCATCGTTAAGTAAATCCAAGTTAGCTAACTTTTGATTTACACTGTTACACACTTTTTCTTCGACTGTGCCTGACACAAACACAATCTTCTGTATACTTTTACTCTTTGCACTATCACGCCACACTCTACCAGTAGCCTGTCTCATATTGACAGCTGAATAGGATGGACTGATCAAAGCCAAACGAGGATACTTACCAGTAACATCGTGTAAACTCAAACCAGCACCACCAGCAGCGAGATTTATTAATATAACCCTTTGTTTATCTGCCTGAAAATCATCTATGTTTTGTTGACGAGCTTTAGCATATTTAGCTTCACCATTAACAATGCATTTGGTATTCAACCTTTGACTGAGTGCTTCAATAGTCTCTGTAAAGTTTAAGAATACAGCAACACTCATATTGTTTTCAAGAGCTTCTTCAACCATTTCTACAAATAGTGGAACTTTAATCATTTCCACTTTTTGTCTAGCTCTTAAAATAGCTGTAAGTTCTGTGCTCTTTTTGTCTTTCTTGAGTAGTTTTTCAATCTTCAACAACTCAAGTTGCATTTCCGCATAAGCCGAATTGATCTTGTCTTGATCTTCTTTTTCCATTTCATAACATTCAGCAATAATCTGACTTTCTGGAAAGTTAGGAATGGCATCACGATTGAGACGAACGCCTCTGTTAACAAATATATCATTGCTTAGTTTCTTCAAAGCATCTGTATTACCACGAAACTCCAATCCAAATCTACCTCTAGTAACACCGTGTGCATATGCCCATTCATAATACTGTTTGTTGTTTTTAAACAACTGAATACATTGCCCAACAGTGCGTAGTTCTAATGGATTGGTTGCCATTGTAGCACTACAAAACAACATCTTGTAACCTTGTTTAAGTGCTGCCATACACATTTCACTATTTTTGGTCTTGGCATTCTTTAACTTTTGTGCTTCATCCCATACAATGAGAGTATTCTTAGGTATTTTCCAGACAAATTCTTTACGGTGGGTATCTCTACGTTTTACATAAGAGGCAAATATATTATCAGTTTTACCAGTACGTAGAGCTTCATAGTTAGTAATACCTACACACTTGCCCCACATTTTAAAGTGGTTCTTAATAACACGTTTCCACGATTCTTTAACTGCTTTAGGACATACAATCATAATGTCCATATTTAACTCTCTCGCTACAGCTGTTGCAGTGTATGTCTTGCCGATGCCTACGTCGCTACCATCAACGGCAGCACCCCACTTCTTGAGTGAAGATACTATCTTGCCTACAGCGCCAACTTGCCACGGACGTAAACCATCTGGCAATTTTACTTCATAGTCTGGTAGTGTTTCGTCTACTTTTTGTTTGGGTTTCTTTGGATCTCTGAATAGTGTTGGATTATCTTTGGTTTCTGTAAGAACCCAGTCCTCATTTCGTTTTGTGACTCCGTAACCTTTACTTTTCAACATCAGTTTGTTTACTTTCCAGTAAGCAAAGAATTGATTTAAGTAAGCAGGTGTAATTGTCCACTCACGTTGAAAGGTTATATCACCACCTTTTTCGATTTGAACTGGATCAGACCACTTGATATCCAAGTTAATCATAAATCAATCACCCATTTCTTTACGATATTTCAAATTTCTTGCTAATTCATGAATGTTGGTACGTACCATTCTTCCATCTTTCTTTAAAGCACCAACTTCAAAATATTCTCCCATCATTGTTGTAAAGTTTACACCTTGTGGGTCATCGTGACCGTGACCTAATGATTCCATTTCAAACATTAGTTCTTTACGTGTTTTACGAAGTTTAACCCGACATAGGTTTTCTAAATAACTGACTACTTCGTTTGGGTCAGTAAATGTGACCACTTTGTTTTTTGTTGTATCTTTGATATAGTAACTCATATATTTCTTATAGTACTATATAACTATGTAACGTTCAATATCTTTTTAATATTATAATCTCATTTGGATACCATAGGTACAGATGAGTAAATATTACGTTCTGTTTGACTTCTTATTGTTTCAAAATAACTGATCAAATGATTAATTGTGTGCTCCGCAATATCTTCTAACCAATCATCTGGTTTAAATTCGGTTGTACTTACACCCCCGTGAATTGGCTTTAAACGTCCACTTTGAAATTCTTGACGTAAAAAATTTATCAGATCTTGCTTTAAACCTTCTTTTTGAGCAATAACAAATATTTCACTCAATGATTCTTTATAACTTACTCTTACAGGAGATTGTCCTTTGCCACCACTGCCTTTTTCTCCTCTACCAGCAGATCTTTGTGCTGATTTTTTACGTTTGACCCAATTAGCAATTGCTTTTTTACCACCTTTAGCTCTTAGTCTGGCAGCATATTTTTTTCCTAAACAAGCACTATAACTGGATCCTTTTTTAGCATCACCACATTTACCAGCCTTTTTACCAGTGCTGTCATAACGATCCCACCCCCCACCAGATGAACTGCCTACTGGTCCTTTGCCAAACCAAGCACGTAGTCCCCCCCGATAAGCTTCTAATAGAAATTTGTTATATTGATCCACGTACAATAAATATCAACTTAAATTGTTATTTTTATTAAAAATATCACCTAAGTTAGTGAAAAACTTTTCTATCTTGTTCTTATATACCTTCTTTTTCTTTGTTTCTGACAAATAGAATTTGATTTGGGTTTCTTCTAATGTTACCTCATTTCCGTTGATGTTGATGGTGACGCTTTTGGTTTTTTTCATAACTACGCAAAAAAAATATATAATCGATTAAGATTATATATTCGTGTGTTTTAAAAATATTGAAAAATTATTTAAACTCCCATCAAAAAGTGTTCCCAGTCTCTGTGTTTTGCTTCTTTTATCAAAGCTGACACTGGTACTGGTTGTGGAATACTTGGCTGTTTGATTAGCTTTAGTCCAACTTCACTATTCAATTTGTTGCCTTTCTTGGAGTTGACATCACGTGAACACAATACCAGATTGGTCCAACTATCTTCTCCACCCTTGCTACGAGGTAGAATGTGATCAACGGTAGCACTGTTGCGATCAATCTTTTTGCCGGTGTATTGACAAATACCATTATCACGGTTATAGATCGCATCTTTGCTGGGTTTGCCTTTAAATGACTTTACAGGCATCTTATTAAAGTTAACAGCAATGATTACAGTTGGCACACGTACGGACATATGTGCTGAATTGATCACAAGATCCCAAGGACGAATAGGAAGTTTCAACCATTCGGTCCAACTCACAGGATTCATAGTGGTTGGAACCGAAAGATTTGGTTCTCCGTTTTCGTTCATTTCGTAATCAATGTCCAAAGCCAAACTAGAAGGCTTGCCATCGACTTCAGCTCCACAAAGATCAATAATTGCATCTTTTACGGTTTTGAAACCAATTGGCTGCCAGTTAGAATTTAGATTCAAACAGATCAATTTATTAGCTATTGTATTCATAACTATACTATAACTATACACCTCTTTTTATAAAAGTCAAGACATTTTCTTCGGGCTCAAGACTTTCTTCTACTCTTCCCTTGACAAGTTCAAGGTCACATTTGAACCATTCATTCTTGATTTCGGTAGCAAAGTACTTGAGTTTTTCAGATATTTGTTTCTCCGCCCCATAACAATCTGGGTGATATATATAGTATTCAATTTTATAGTTACGCAGTGGAGATGATGTCTGATATGTACGTAATCGTGATTTTATATCATTAGTAACACCCACCTTATAATAACCTGGGAAGTTACTATTGCTAATAATATACACGTATCCTTCTTTGTTTCTAGATGATTTCGTCTGCAAGTCCATATCTAATAGCGTCATCAGCGTTTAAGTAAATGTCTCGTTTTAGCAATTCATCAAGTTCTTCTTCTTTGAACTTTGTGTGCTTTAGGTATATGTCTTTAACAATTTTCATTATCAAATCCATATTTTGCTTTTCGTCTTTTAGGTCTTCGTATGTACCTTCAAACCAACTACGTACTTGATGAATAAGAAAAATAGTATTTCTACGTATATATCGTTTTTGACAACTAACACTTATTAGTGTAGCAGCTGACGCAACTAATCCTTCTGAGTATGAATGAATTGGAACTTTGGAAGAACGTATTCTGTCTACTAATGATAAAGCACTAAATACTTCACCGCCATCGCTGTTTATATGAAGTTTGATATGTGGCGGTTCAGGTAAATCAAATGTGATCTGGGTTATTAACATATGACGAGATAGATCACCAATGTTTTTATTTATCAAAAGAATTGAGCTTGGATTTATTCCTTCGTAGAAATATAGTTCGTTATTGTTTATTACAGAGACAATTTTTTGTTTTTCGTCTGAGTGGTCGTCAACGTCTTCGTTACTGATCATTAGTTTTTTGATAATTTTGCTCATATTTTAATTTTTTTATTATGTTACGTAACTCTTCGTCGTCAACGAAGTTGAAGTCTGTTATATCTCTTTTCAGAGATGTATGTGTTGTTTGTATAACTCCTTTGTGGTTGTATCCTACATCTTCCAAATCACCGGTGGATTCACAAATGTATCCAGATATAAATTCTACAAAACTAATAATAGAGGTTGTGTGTTCATCTCCTCCCTCATAGTAGAACCGTAATGTTCCAAACTTTTGTTTTACTTGACGAGCTACTATTGGTTTTACAGGTTGATATTGCTGTGGATGTTTTTGCGCACATTCATTTTGTTGCATAACATACATTTCCAGATATCGACTAAGCCACAAAATAATTCTGAACCAACCTGTTCCACATTCAAATGAAAAATCAACTGGATACAATTGTGGAAATTTTTTCTTTAAATAACTTTGTAACTCTACTTTCATTCTCAATATATAGTTTATCCAGCAATGTTTTTGCTATCAAAATTTTTATATTTGTATACAATCTATATTTTAATGTCGTTCAATTATACCGAGATATTTATTATTAATGTTCAGTAGTATTAAAAAAAGCGGATATGTTAATGGTATAAAATTTGAAATAAAAGATACCAATACTATTCGTATCTGGAAACCATCTGAGATCGCTTTTTATGATTTTAAAAATCGTTGTGATTTAACTGTTAAGTATTTGATTGACGAAGGATTTTTTAATAAGACCAAGTGTAAGGTTGAAGTGGTCACATAAGTTATGTCTAAAAATGTTATATTATTTCTAACCAGTCCCAATTCAGTTAATCGGTCCAAAATGTGTTTGAAAAACTTCAAGCAGTTATTGAACTTGGGATACGATATCATAACTTTATCTACTACAGACTTGTTGCCTGAGTATGTTATAGAAAAATCCAAACATATAATTTACGATTACACAACTCATAAGTGTGACAAAAAGTTTTATTTTGACTATTACAAAATTTCTAGTGGTGGGTATTTTATGTATGATTTTAATACCCATCACAAAGTAATGTTTTACCACGACACCCATTTTCCATCTTTACTTCGTAATCAACGTTCTTTAATTAGTTATGCTAAATGTCTTGGGTATGATAACTATTTTTACATAGAAGACGATCATTTTATTCATAACCACGATCTTTGTCATATCAGAAAATATTTTGATAAACTAACAGAATATGATTTGATAACTTTTTGTTTTAAAAAACAATCCACTAGCAACGAACAAGTGTACTGTACATATTTTCATTTTGCAAAAGTAAACAGTATGTTTTCAATTGCAAAAAACTTTGCTTACAATGAATTTGAGTACAAAAATAACAACATAGATATATACGGTCACTTTTTTGAAACAGTTTTTACTAAGTTAGTTGATACATACAAACCTGATAATTTCGTTGTTTTTGAAGAACACACCAATTTAAACGACATATTTAAATATTCATCAATCAATCAAGTATACTCATATAGAAATTTGATTGATGATTCTAGATGCAATTTTATCTACGACATTATAAACAACAAACCAGTGTTTTACTATTCTAGTTGTTTGTTACCTGATCCGGTACGTTTAAAAATATACGTTGGAAATGTACTACACGAAGATACTACTATACATCCTGGATGTTGGTATTATTCTTATATAGATCCGTCTTTGATAGGCAATACCAAAATTGTAGTAAATGATAAATTAGTTAAAACATTCGATGGATCACAGAATGTTATTTACAACGGCGAACTCTTCTTTCACATTTGATATGTTTTTGTAGGTTAACTGACTCAAATCATATTGTTTGTTTGTATTCAATAACAATGTTTCCGTACAATTGAAAGTTTCAAGGTAATTCAATAAATGCATTGTGCCGTTCAAACACGAAATTTTATCTTTAAAGTAAAAAATATTGTCAACTTTGTTATAAATCGATTTTGAAGGGTTGATGATGTCAGTTATTATGTATTGTTTAACATCGTGATTTATCTGACTCTGTATGTCGTCTATGTAATTTTCTTCATTGATTTTAAAAACAAAATATATAACTGATTTCATTGTGTATAAATAATAGATTTACGTTTTGTTTTAGTTATTTTATTCTAAATATGATATTTATATCTATTATGATAGTCACAAACTTATTAACTTTACACAACCAACTTAAAATCCATCATTGGCAAACAAAAAGTTATGCTGAACATCAAGCTTTAGGTGGAGCTTATGATGAATTTTCTGATCTAGTAGACGAATTTGTCGAAGTTTTTATGGGTAAATACGGTAGGATAGAAAGTCGAGAAGGTTTTAAGATTGAATTATCCAATTACAAAGATATGCCCCCAACCGATTTTTGTGACAAATACATTGATTATTTGGTAAATGAATTGCCAAAATCTTTGGAAGAATCGGATACAGATTTATTTAACATACGGGATGAAATGTTGGCTCAACTAAATAAGCTAAAATATTTGTTAACACTATCATAATATGCCATACGAATATCACGCAAAGGTCACTCAAGTTGTAGATGGAGACACAATTGTTGTTGATATTGACTTGGGATTTAATGTGGTTCTATCTAATCAAAGTGTAAGATTGTTGGGAGTTGATACCCCAGAAAGCCGTACCAGTGATAAAACCGAAAAGGTATTTGGTTTGATTAGCAAAGATTATGTTAAAGAATTTATTGAAAATAGTAAGAAACACGTGATAGTCCGTACACATAAGAGCGATGATGTTGAAAAGTTTGGTAGAATTTTAGGTGAAATAATCAACCCAGAAACCAAAGAAGTTTTAAACAATTTGTTGGTTGAGGAAGGTTATGCTGTGAAATATCTTGGGGAAAATAAAGAAAACGTGAAGAATCTTCATTTACAAAACCGCAAACGTTTGATTGATGCTGGCAGAGTAAAGATGTCTTACAAAGAAGCAGGACTCTAATATGGATAAATTAAGCAAATATGCTATCGTTAAGTTTATTAAATTCATCAATGATGAACTAAACATTAATACTCCGTTTAAGGTATCTCTGGTAAAACAACGAGACGATGATTTAAAAACATATGCTTATTACAATCCTCAAAACGGTCTTGTAAAGGTTTATTGTAAAGATAGAGGATTAGCCGACGTTCTTCGTAGTATTGCACACGAACTAATACACCATCACCAAAATCAACTTGGTAAGTTAGAAGAACCAACTCAAGACATTGGTGGTGAAATTGAAGATGAAGCTAATAGTGTAGCTGGTCAATTGGTTAAAAAATTTGGATATGCAAATCCAAAATTAGCTATCTATAACAAGAATCTATGACTCCATAACCGAGTCAAAGAATCTTATATTAGCAGTATCAGTTTTGTATACCTTTATATCATCGTCTTCCAAATTAAAGAATTTTCTGGATCGTTTATACATTTTTGTTGCTATACCTCTACGTCTGTATAGTCGTTTGATATAAACCATAAACTCAAAGTATCCGTTAACACCTATCTTTTTCTTTAATCGTATTATTGACCACCCTATAATCTTGCCATTTTCTTTGGCCATAAAGACTCTGTTTGGTACTTTTTTATCAGGCGAACAACACTCAACATATAACGAGTATATGGAACCAGAGGAAATTAGTTTAGCACAACTCTTTTCTTCAAATAGAGTTAAGTCTTTGGCTTCTTTAGAATAAATTCTAATGGGCACATATTATAAATATGATTTCACCGTTTCTAAAATAGCTTTGTCAAAATCTGTTGTGTTAAATTGAGGAAACTCCATTTCAAAGTCTTTGGTATCTACCGCATATCTAAAATCGTGTCCTTTACGGTCAGTTACATATTCAAACCATTCCCAGTCAACTTTTTGTTTAGTGATGGTTTCGTATACACTCACAATCGAATGTATTAGTTGTATATTAGATATTTCGTTGTTACCCCCTATCAAATACTGTTTTCCAACAATACCATCTTGCATAACGCATATAATCGCATTAACGTGGTCTTTTACATAAATCCAATCTCTTATATTCAACCCATTTCCGTATAGTGGAATCGTTTCTTTCTTTTTCAATTTGTCAATACAAACCGGAATAAGCTTTTCTGCAAACTGTCTTGGTCCAAAATTGTTGCTGCAATTTGTAATTATAGCTGGAAAATTATAAGTCTTAACATAACTTCTTACCAATAAATCACTAGCTGCTTTACTCGCTGCATACGGACTATTTGGACGATATGGACTGTCTGTATTAAATTCTCTTTCCTTGTAACTTAAACTACCAAATACTTCATCTGTAGAAATATGAATAAACTTTTTGATATTTGTATCTTTGAATATCTCCAACAAATTGAAAGTTCCACCAATATTTGTTTCTATAAATCTTTTGGGGGATTTGATAGAATTATCCACGTGTGACTCAGCTGCAAAGTGAATTACATAATCTAAATTCAATGAGTCAATATATTTCTTTGAGTCAGAAAAGTTTGGAGTTGAAATGTCTAAAGTTAATTTTTGATATCTAGTACTGTTTTGAAATGGAAGGTTTTTATTCGAAGCGTAAGTATTACAATCAATATTGTATACCTTCTCTACATCCTCACGTTTAATGACTTCTTCAATGAAGTGGCTGCCTATAAACCCACTTCCTCCTGTTACTAGTATATTCATAGTGTCCAATTATTTAAACAATAGTCAAAAGCTTCATCTGCAGTTCTCATTTTGATGCCGGTTGACAACAACTTTTCATTGCTCATTACGCAATTTGAACGGGGAGTTTTAACAATATTTTTATAAAATTCACATTCTTCAACAAAATTAAAGACTTTATCTTTTGCAATTGTTTGCTTAAACTTTTCAGTGATTTGTTTGGTTGTGATAAAACCACTATTGGTAATATTGTATGTGCCATAAGGTACGTTTTTGGTTATGGTTTGAATACAAGCACTTACAAACTCTTGTTTATTACTTACACTATTTTCCGCATCCAAAAGCTTATCGTATTTTAAGATTTTGCTTATGTAGTTTCTTGAATTATCAAATTCTTCAAATGGTATTCTAAGTCTCCAAATGTAATGTTTTTCCCACTTCTTCACTACTTGTTCACCTATTACTTTGGTGCCACTATAAAAACTACAATTATTATGCGCAAAACTAAAGTTTGGCACATCTTCTTCAGTAAAAGGAGCACCATCAGCTCGTCTACCTTCATATATACATCCACTGGAAACATGCGCCAAAGGTATATCATTCAACATACACCAATCAGTTAGTATTTGTGGCCACACAATATTACCGTGTACGGTAGCTTCTTTATTTAATTCACAAGCATCAACATTTGGTTTGCCAGTGTACCCAGCTGCATTTATTACAGCGCCTATAATAGGGTATCCTGTGTCTTCATACCATTTTTCCAAGTCAGCAAATGTTGTATTTCTTGCATTTGGCCAAAGAAAAACAGGTAGCTTTAATTCAGCTAATTGCTTTTTAAATTCACTTCCAATATAACCGCTTGATCCAAATAGTATAATCATAATAATTTATTTAAATATTTTTTATATTCGCTGTTGGGTAATTTTTCCATAAGCGCTTTAAGCTGCTCTTTGCTTATATATTTGCGCTTGAAGCACTCTTCTTCAATACAACCAATTTTAATTCCTTGTCTTGATTGAATAGCTTGAACATAAGCACTACTTTCAAATAATGATTCAGCACTTCCAGCATCTAACCACGCTGTGCCTTTAGCAAATTTTACAGCGGTCAACTGCTTGTTGTCAAGATATATTAAGTTCAAATCAGTTATTTCAATTTCACCTCTTGCAGATGGTTTAAGTGTTTTAGCATATTCAACCACGTTCTTATCATAAAAATATAAGCCAGGTACCGCATAATTGCTTTTTGGTTCAGTGGGTTTTTCTTCTATGCTTATTACGTTGTTATCACTATCAAACTCAATAACTCCATATGATCTTGGATCACTAACTTCATAACCAAATATAACAGCTCCGTGAAGTATGGGCTTGACTCTAGGCATTCCGTGAAATATATTATCACCTAGTATAAGCGCAACTGAATCATTACTTATAAATTCTTCAGCTATAATAAAACTTTCTGCTATACCTCTGGGTTTGTACTGTACTTTATAAGTAATTTTAATACCCAGTTGACTTCCATCCCCAAACAATTTTTCATAAGAAGGTAAATACTCTGGGGAAGAAATAATGCAAAAGTCTTTTATACCACAAGACAATAATGTGCAGAATGGATAATAAATCATTGGCTTGTCGTAAACAGGCAACAACTGTTTATTTATTGTACTAGTCAACGGATATAATCTGCTACCAGTACCTCCAGCTAGAATAATTCCTTTCATCAAATATACGTATTTTTTATATTCAGAAATAATTTTTTATATTGACACAGTTTGATAGTTAAACTAGGATACAAGTATGGAAAAAGAACTAACTATTAAAGACAAAGTGAACAATCCGATCATTATTCAACACGATGACCTAAAGTTTGATGGTAAGAATATTACCATTCCAGGCTATTATGTTGGTGTACTTTTGGAGTATATTGCTGATTATAATCTATCGAAGTTGTCTCAAGCGGACCTTGATGATCACGCCGCATTTCGCAATTTCTTACTCGACATAGAAGAATACAAAAATAGAGGAAATTAATTTATGGGAATGTTTGATGATGTAGTATGTAAATACCCACTTCCTTTACCAGAAGATCCGAAGGGTTATTGTAACAACAAGTATCAAACCAAAGACTTTGATAATGCAATGGACGTATATGAAATCCGTGAAGACGGTACTCTTTGGTTACATTGTGCTGAGTATGAATATACAGACGGTAATCCAAATGCTAAAAGTTTAATTGAAAAATTACCAACTCGTAAAGAAATCAAAACTTGGTGGCAACAAATTTTCCCTATAACAGATACAGTCAGACTGTATGCGTATGATAGTGATACTAATGAAACATATGATTATTGGATTGAATATGATGTTATATTTGTAGATGGTAAAGTTACTGGAGCTAAAGTGATAGAATTTACCGCTACTGATAATAGTGAACGTAAAGAACAACATCGTAAGGATATTGAGTACTGGACAAAGAGACGAAACTTTGAAAAAACAAAATTTTACATATTGTTTGGTAAACCTTATAACAAAGCAATAAAGATTGTTTGTAACAAAATTCACACAGTGTCATATTGGATATCTTATAAGATCTGGGAACTGGAAAAATTTTTAAAAATGTAAGTTATGAAAAAAATAGCAATCGTTTTAGGCGGAGGGGGATTTATAGGTGGACATTTAATAAAACGTCTAAAAGAAGAAGGTTACTGGGTTCGCGGCGTTGATATTAAAAATAATGAATATCATAATTATGCAGATGAATTTGTAATTGGCGATCTTACTGATGTAAACGTAGTAAAATCAGTAATTACTGAAAATGCAGATGAAGTGTATCAATTGGCCGCAGATATGGGTGGTGCATTGTATATTTTTACTGGTCAAAACGATGCAAATGTAATGCATAATTCTGCTTTGATCAATTTAAATGTGGTACACGAATGTGTTAAAAAGAAAGTAAAAAAAGTGTTTTATTCTTCAAGCGCATGCGCATATCCAGAATATAATCAAATGGATCCAAACAACCCCAAATGTGCTGAAAAAGATGCATATCCAGCTGAACCAGATAGTGAATATGGTTGGGAAAAGTTGTTTAGTGAAAGATTATATTTAGCATATAATAGAAATCATAAACTAGATGTGAGAATTGCTAGATTTCATAACATCTTTGGTCCCTGTGGCACATATAAAGGTGGAAAAGAAAAAGCGCCTGCTGCAATGTGTAGAAAAGCATTGGAAACTTCAGACGGTGCAGAATTGGAAGTGTGGGGTGACGGTCTACAGACCAGATCGTTTTTGTACATAGATGAATGCGTAGAAGCTGTAATGAGGTTTATGAAACAAGATGAATTTTTAGGACCAGTGAACATTGGTTCCGAAGAAATGGTATCAATCAATGAATTGGCTCAAATGGCAATTGACTTGACAAATAAAAACATCAAAGTCAAAAACATTGATGGAGAGAACTTTAAACAAAAATATGGCTTTAAATGTCCAACTGGTGTAAGAGGTCGTAAATCAGACAATAGTTTATATAGAGAAAAGATGAACTGGGAACCATCACAACCTCTTAAAATTGGTATTGAAAAAACATTTAACTGGATTAAAACACAATTATGAAAGATCAAGATTCAATTTTTTTGATTTGTGACTGTTATGAACACGGTCTTCTTGTAGAAAAATTTAAAGATGAAAATGAAGTGTCTTTGAGTTTGTTTGAAAGAGGACTTAAAGGTAGAACATTATGTTGGACAGAAAGACTAAGATGGTGCTGGCAAATACTTAGATATGGTAAACCATGGTCTGATTTCGTTATTTTAAATACAGAAAACCAAAAACAATTAAAGGAGTTTCTAAATGAATGTAAATGAATTTGAACGAACGAAACCAGTAGTTACTATGCAAAAACTCAATGAGTTAATTAAACTTATTGATGAAGAGCGAGTGAAAACAGAAATTTTATATCGTGATAGAATACGTAGTCTTGATGATATTAGTATTCTTCTTAAAGAAACAAAGAAGAGTTTTGTGAAAGGTGAATAATGAAATTTAAGAATTTTGAAGGGGTAGAATACAATGTAAATTATAATAAACCATTAGGTAAATATAAAGCATCTGGACTATGTTACAATCCCAATAGTAAACATCCTTCAATAATTGTAGACCCCAATTTAAAATCACGTAGACAACTAAACGTCTTGATAGAAGAAGTATTTCACGCACATTTCTTTGATTTGCCAGAAAAGAAAGCACGTAAATTTGCAGCAAATCTTGGCAAACTAATATACAATAGATTTTTAAAAAAATGAGTAAAATTATAAACTTGATTCTTGGATTGATCTTTGGTACTATATTTGCATTAGGACTAATATTAGTATTAGCAATTTTCTTTGCGGTACTAATTCCGTTTATATTCTACTTCACAGTTAAAGAAGTATTAAGAGCTTTAATCAAAAACTAATATGAATAACACAATAAGCAAAAACATCATACTAACATACGCAAAAGCATTGCGTACAATTCAAAAAGAACAAATTGATCCATACATCAATCTAATTGAGAAAGAACTAATCAAACTTTACCCAGAATTAGAAGACCGTGAAGACAATGCTTTAAATTGGGCATATGATATTCTTAACGCTGAATCTAATACCGAAGTTGTAGAAACACTAACTAGGTTAGATAAAATTATTGTAGATGAACGAAAAGAAAAGTGGACTTGCAGTTACTGCGGTAAAAATACTTATAATGATGACGTTGAGTATCTTTTTGGCACAAATCACATCGGTTGTGCTCTAGAAGAAGATATTAAGAACAGAGAACATTCAGATCCAGATTATATTCTCGACGCAAGACTACAAAAAATCAGTGACATTGAACGTAAATTGGATATTTACGAATCTGAACTCAACAAGCTACACGCTGAACTAGTTCACCTTCGATCTGATTATCACCACGAACCTACCAATTAAAAACAACAAGCGTACCACTCGGTACGCTTTTTTTATTGACCGCAACCACAGCTTGATGTACACTTTTTATATATGATCAAATGTGGTTGTGGAAATGAAATTCATCCTGAACGTTATGAACTTGGTTACAAGATTTGTTTGCCGTGTGGCGAATCAGTCGCTAAACGTACCCAAAAGTATGGTTATTTGCATTTTGGACACAAAACTGCGGGTAGTATTGTAATCACTTCAAAGAAAGCATTTGACAACTATTCCAAAGTGTCATACCGCAAAGGAAAAGCTAGCAATATGGCATATGCTAGTCGTTTGAGTACTTCATTTTAATATTTATACTATATGACTGCATCATTCTATAAAACAGTATATCAACGCAAATTCAACGAATTGCCACGATGGAAAAAACTGGCAATCGTAGAAGATAGTGAACGAAATAATTGGAGCGGTCTACTTACAGATTTTGTTAAAGCTGTAATTGAAGAAGCTGAAAAGGAATATGCTAACAGCAAATCTACAGTTGCAAACTCTCCTGTGGAATATGCAAAAGAATCAGAGAATAAGTCCAAAAAGACAATTAAGAAAAAGAATTGACTTATTATAAACTTCGTGGTAAAGTAATTTTACTATGAATGTTTTGGATCATCTGAAGAACAAGAGTGTGGACGATATCAAGTCGTATTGTAAGGACACCTGTATTGACGCTGGTGTTGCTATGATGCACGTTAACGGTGACTTTAATCTATCCACTCTAGTACGCAACGCCAACTTCTTTGGCTTCAAGGAAGCAATGTATGTTGGTGGTAGTAAGCAGTGGGATCGCCGTGGTACTGTTGGCACTCATCATTACACCGATCTTAGTCACATCAAGACAGAACAAGACTTTGTTGCGTATGTGAATGACAATGGTTATACACTAATTGCAGTAGAAAACAACATTCCCAAGTATAGTGACAAGACTGTATCTATTTTTAACCACTGGGTATTTACTGGTGTAGATAAGCCAATGTTTGTCTTTGGTGAAGAAAAGAGTGGGTTGAGTGATTATATTCTTGACAATGCTGATTATATTGTAACCATTCCTGCGTATGGTAGTGTACGTTCACTTAATGTGGGTACTACCAGTGGAATTGTGATGGGATTTTATCGTAACTTTATTGATAACAACTAAAAACAAAATATGAGTACAAAATATATTATGGATGGTAAGAACGTCCGAATTGGATATGTAAAGGACAGTGGCAACGTAATTTACGCTCACGGTCCTAATGGTGAGAACGTTGGTTATTACAGCAAGAGCAGCGACACTACGTTTGATCGAAATGGCAAGCGTTATGGCTTTGGTGATCTCACCAATGCTCTGGTTTTTGAATCAGCTCGAAAGATTTAAAAAAAGAACGTTGACATTGTTTAAAGTATGTGGTAAGATGAATTTGTAGTCGGTTAACATTAACAAAAAATAAAAAATATGAACAAGAACAAGACAGGCCGTAAGGCAACCGCAGTAAACGAAATCACTGATCGCAATTTCACTATTGTTGATCTGATTAACATCAACGCCAACGTTAAGGCTCCGACAATTCGGATGCACGTTAAGCGTAATGTAACCGCTGGTCGATACAAGATTAGTGGATCACAGAAGACCGGTAAGCGTGGTAAGCCAAGTATCGTGTATACCTACGACGCAACTCCTGCTGTTGAGTCAACAACTACTACTGCTGAATCGTCTCAGACTTCTGCAAATTAAACAGTTCAAAGATTGAGGGGTTAATAAAAAAACTTATTAATCCCTTTTTCTAACACTATTTATTTTTAAAAGTAGTATATGGGAAAGTCATTCAAAGATCGTCGTTCACGCAACGAAGGAAATTGGCGCAACAAAGCAAATAAAAAGACTAACAAGAAATGGCAAAATACTGAAGTAAAGCCATCACGTTACAATTCAAAGTATGAAGACGAAGACAACTCAAACAGTTATTAATAACCTCAAAGAAAAAATTGCTGAACGCAAACTACAACTAACAGATCTATACGCACAGTATTATTACAAAGCTGCTATCAAGCAGACTGTAGACGAAAAGATTGGGGTCGAACCAAATCGTGATCTACTCCGATACGTCGAAGGAAAGTAAACCAAAACATTTAAAAACAAGTTATATGAAAGACACTACACTCAAGCAGTTGGTACGTGACCGCAATGGTCAACCCCGTGGTTATGTGGTAGCCACAGTTATTAATGACTCAGTTCGTGTTGGTTGGAGTTATACCAATACAAAGGCTGGTGATCGTTTTGATAAACGCAAGGGATTTGCTATTGCTCTAGGCCGAGCTGAAAATGGTTGGGGTAAGAATGTTCGTGTTCCCCACAATGTCAGTAAGTCACTTGACAGCATCGCAAAGCGATCCGTTCGTTATTACAAGAACGTAGAATTCGCCTGGGTAGCCTAATAAAAGACCATACAATGGATAAATATATCACAGACAACTTTACCGGATCAATCGATGATCTGCTCAGTCATTGTTCCAACTTAGACGTTGATAAAGTTGAAGAACAAGTCAAAGTCGAGGAAAAAGAAGCTTGTATTCAAGTAATTATGAAAGAACTTGAATGCAATGAGTTTGAAGCAGAAGTAATCTATAACGAACTTGTGTTGTCAGAAGTTAAAGAAACAGTTGACAAAATGGTAGAAGATGGTCTATTATATGTATCCGGTCATAACGAAGACGGCGAACCACTGTTTCAGCTAACTGAACTTGGTAAAGCTCTTCGTAAAGAACTTGATAACGGTAAGTAATCTCAGTGTCCTCGTAGCTTAAATGGATAGAGCAGAGAGCTTCTACCTCTCTGGTCCAGGTTCAATTCCTGGCGGGGACACCACTTTTTCGGTAATTTACTAATATTTGATTATATTTATATTTTACCTCAAAACTTTTGAAAGAAAGTTCTTGATCTTTGAAAATTGAATGTTAAGATAAAGAAGTAGTAAGTAAACGATTCTTTGTTCTTTAAGCACGGTGGGAGAAGCACTCCTCTAGAACATCTACGTATGGCGGAACTGCCTCGGCCTTTAACCGAAGGGGGTCACCAACAAAGAACAAAGAAATACTTGACAAGTTAAGAATGTGTGGTAAGATGATTTTGTAATAAGTTCTTTAACAAATTTTAATGGGATCGTAGCTCAATTGGCAGAGCAGTTCGCTTTTAACGAATTGGTTGACGGTTCAAGTCCGTCCGGTCCCACCAATTTAACGGAGTCATCGTCTAACGGCCAGGACACCGCCCTTTCAAGGCAGTAATCAGAGTTCGATTCTCTGTGGCTCTACCATTACTGGTTGATCAGTTATCCAGAAGATAAAACTGATTGGTGGAGGGCGTTAAACCATAACACCCCTAGAGTATGGAAGATCTCTTAAAAAACTTCTTGGTTGCGGGGTTAGCGTATGGTATACTCTGTTTGTTGGGTGGATAGAGTATTCAATAAACACACCCAACACAATTTTTAATTTGTTCTTTTGATAATTTTAGTTGGTGGAAAATAGAGTATCAGATTGATGGAACGCTGAAAAGCGTACAAACCTGAGAAAAAAATGATAATTGTGAGTCAATAAAAAACGCTAGTTCGTTGAAATAAACCTCCGTGTATTATCGAAACCAACACAATTTAATAGCTGGCGGCAGGTTAGATCTGGGGGTGGCTCATAACCACTCATTAAGTAGGTGCGATTCCTACGCTTCAGCAACCATTTTAATTGGAGCGCTTTCAGCAAAGAAACAGGTTTCATAAGCCAGTTTAAGTGGGGGCAGCACCCACCGTTCCAACCATTTACGCCCGGAGAATACCCGATTAATAGGACACTTGAGTTGGTTCCCCACCAGAGGATTAAAGCGCCAATTAAAAGACCGGCGACGATTTTAGATGTTGACAAAACATCAATGTGTGATAAGATAATTTTTAGTTAGTTCTTTAACAAAACAATTTGCGGGGTGGAGCAGCCCGGATCAGCTCGCTTGGCTCATAACCAGGAGGTCACAGGTTCAAATCCTGTCCCCGCTACCATTTAGTGGTTCCGTAGTTTAACGGTAGAACGCAACGCTTATAACGTTGATAAGCTCTAGATTTGAGCACGGTCTCGGTTCGAATCCGGGCGGAACCACCATTTTAAAAACGGGGATGTGATGGAACAGAAGACATGCGGCTCTCAAAAAGCCGTGGGTAAAACCGTGGGGGTGCAAGTCCCTCCATCCCTACCATTTTTTTCTGAAAAACTTGTTTGACAAGTAAGTAAGATGTGGTAAGATGAAAGAGTAGTAAGTAATAGTTCTTTGTAAGTAATTTAAATGGGCGTGTAGACCAGCGGAAGAGTCAACAGACTTTAGCGTAAATTGAGTGCTTAGAGAGAAATCTCTAAAGTAGAATTTGTCAAATTCGGGGAAAGCTTAACTGCCAATCCCGAGCCAAGCTCAGAAATGAGAAGGTGTAGAGACTTAACGGCAAACATCTAAAACAGAAATGTTATGATGAAGAGAAAGTCCAGACCACAAAACAGAAATGTGTAATGAAAATTATAGTGGTACGAAAATCTGTAAAGCGGTGGTTCGAATCCACTCACGCCTACCATTTTTCAATTGAGAAGGTTGTAGCGAATGGCGTAGCAGGAGGTCGGTACCCAAAGTTGTAGACACGGGGAAAACCGCCGATTAACGATATAACTACAAATAGACGTTATGTATGTGGGTTCAAGTCCCATCAACTTTTTCAATAGTTCTTTAACAATTTAAGATAGTGGCGGAACAACGATTAGTTTAGTTGTAACGCACAATATATGGCGTTGAAAAACGTTGTATATTGGTTGGAGTAAGAGTTATGGAGGGTAAATCTATGGAGAATTTGAGGTCGTACAACCTTGAATTTGAGCGTATCGGGATCGTAGCTAAAATATAAATGATAAATCGTAGCCCGTTGTGGGAAAAACAAATCCCATCAGTCATTAACACAAGGAGTAATTAACCGTGTGGACTGTGGATGAATAACCAGTCGTGATTCTGAAACTTGGAGGTAATCATTAGTCCTTCCTATTTTGATTTAAGATGCGGGTCAAGTGTAAAGAGAGCACGTTAGTCTACCAGACTAAAAGGCGAAATGCAAAGTTCGGACCCGCTCCAATTTTAATGCGGTGTTAGTGTCTATGAGGAGCACGTTCACATTCCAGTGAGAAGGCCGGTGAATAAATAAGTCCGAGACACCGCTCCATTTTTTGATAGTGGTATAACTCAAGTGGTTAGAGTACACTCCTTATAAGGGTGAAGTTCCGGGTTCAAGTCCCGGTACCACTACCATCTTCCATCCTTTTGATGTATATCCCTTCAAAAGTTTCCTATAATCTATTTGGTGAACATCATGCCATTGTCTTCTACCAAGAGTTTTAATTTCATTCGTGGTTACATTTTTTGCTGTAATTGGGGATTTTCTTGGTTGTTTAAATTTCAATAATACTTCTGGTCTATTTAAACATTCTTTTGCAATTAAACTTCTAAGTTCACTAGTATATTCATTCTTTTTATTTTTATTTGTATTATATTTCTTTTTATAAATTCTTGATGTATATTCATGTGGAAGTTTTAAACTTTTATTTTTATTCCACGGAATTTTTCCTTTGCTATAATCAGAAATGATTTTTTTAAATTTTTCTGGAAATCCAAGAGTCCAACCATTTGATAGATACTCTTGCAATACACTTTGACATACACTTTTTCTTTGTTCATCTTTATAAATCCATTTTTTACCTTTACTACCATTTGTTTCTGATGTTGAACCACCACCGCCATCTTCTAATATCATATTCATCCAATTTGAATCACTTAAAATATTAAGTTTATAACTATAATCTATAGCTATTTTTCTAAATTCCTTCTTGTTTTCAATTGGACAAACAAACAAAATTTCAGTAGTAAAATTTTTGCCAAATTCTTTTAAATGTGGTTTCCATTTAAGACCTGATCCTGTGTATTTAACAGCCTCTACATCACTTCTAGCTTGTTTTTTGCATAAATATTTTTTGCCGGTTATATTATGTGTTTTTATCATCAAATAGAGTTTCATTTTTCCCCTTTCTTTTTGTAATATCTTTCTAATGCTTTTTCTTTTTTAACTTGTTGATTATTGAAATAATAACGCATTTGTCTTTCACGGCGTGCGTTTAATTTTTCTTCATCTGTGATATATTTTTGTTTTCTTCCCATACTAATAAATAGTGATTGAATATATCAAAGTAGAAAAAAAGTAGAAAAATCGTTAAAATTATTTAATAAAAAAACCCCATCATTAATTTGGTGGGGTTTTTGTGGTTATTGTTTAGATTCTAGTTGTGAGATTCTATTTTCTAGTATTTTTATTCGTGTGGTTGTTTCTTGTAGTGCTTATAGCAATAAATATTGGTTTATATATCTTTATATTTTATGTTAATTCTCTAACTATTAATGATGGATATACTGTGTATGTATTATCTATTGTTTTTATAGCAATTGCTAATACATCGCTGCTATTGTCTATTTTTCTACCCAAACCATAATATGGATCCAATGTTACCATTTGCGCCACACTATTAGCTGATGTACCAGCAAAATATCCAGTTGCTATAATTGTGCCTGGGTCTATTATAACATTTCCAGCACTTACTACACCCACTTGTGTTACTACCGATCCACTAACGTTGTTATAGGTTACGGCATTTGTTACCGTTGGGTTAACTAATAACTCCCATCTTCCGGCAAAGGTGCTACTATTGCCAGGCTTTATCAATAAATCTAATTGTTCAGGTATGATTTGAGCACATTTAGACGTAGCACTATTATATCTTATAAACAATACAGCGTCATATTCACTTGCACCAATAGTAGCACCATTATTACTTGTAATGACCACTCTTTTGCCTGTATTATCAAAACCACCTTCACTTATAACTGTGCTACATATTTGTGTCATCAAACTGCCAGTTGTGGTATTTTTGTGGGTACTTATTTCATATCTTATGGGTAAATTAGGATTGCGCAAGTAAACTGTTTCTAGACTATTATAGTTGTTTATTTCGTGTACATATATCAATATACCTTTTTGTACAACTCCATAACGAATTCTACCCACACCTAACCATTCATAATCCATTGTATAAATTTGAGCTTTACTTACATCCAAGGTATTACCAGATGGACCTGTACCATTCATTTTATCTAAGTTCCAAGTGCTTTGACTTACAAATGTATCTGTTCTTACACCATTGATTGTTTTTCTTAATACTATACCAAAACTGCTACCACTTGTTTGAAAGAAATATCCATTATCATCATCGAAACTACCCATACTTTTCTTTATGCCGTCAACTCTGCCATCAAATTTACCTGTGCAAATGATTTGTTGACTTTTACCTGGCTGATATATAAATATTCTTTTGGTTTGTTTTATAGCTCTACTACCACTTGTAGAAGTTACAGCCATTGTGCTTTGAGCGCTACCACTATTCCACGTTACAGTACCGCCAGATGTTGTTTTGATATCAAAGTAGAAACTGCCGCTATCAACTATTTGTTTGCCATCGAATAATGTGGTTGGTTGACTAACACGCCATTTACCGAAAGCATCGATGCTTGGACTGTCTGCTGATAATATTCTTGTTTTTTCGAAGTATGACATAAATTATAATATCCAATATTGGTTTGTACCATCACTTTGTATGGTCATATTTGTACCTCTATGACAAATACTTTGAGTAACATCATAGTCTATATAAGAAGCATTTGTTACCATCACGTTTACACAATGACCTGTGTGATCTATTTTTTTTATGTTATAAATGTTTGTGTTACCCGATGGATTTGGCAATTTAACATCAAAGCTACCACTAGTTGCATCACATAGAATAGTATAATCAGTGGTTTTTACTATAGTGTAGTTGTTATTGATTTTTCTTACTGGATAACTTACACCTGTAACTTGTATATAACTACTAGTCAGTGTATATAATGCCCAACTACTTGTAATTGGATAAGTACTGCCTGTATATAGTTGTGTACCGCCCGATCCTGATGGACAGTTACAATTGAGTGCATAACTTGATGTAAGATTTAAAAATTTTATTAAACTACCTGTACCGTCGAGAACTAAGCTACTGCTATATACTTGTAATAATTTTGGATATGACTCACAAATTTTTTGTGTATTTAGATTTTGTGATGGAAAAACTGGCATATCATATTATATTAATTATAAACCTTTTTGTAATAGATTTTTAATTAATTCTTTTTTTGCCTCTTTATTTATTTTTCCGTTTGCTTTTATCTTTTTGATTTCTTCGTTGATGTTCTTTAAAAGACTTTGTTTTGGACTATCCACAGGTTTTGTTTTTTCAACGATAACTTCTTCTTTTGGTTCTTCTTTTATTTTAATTTCCACCAATGGGTTTTGTTTGATATTTTTGATTTCTTTGATCTCCACCTTATTGTAGTTATCAAATTCAACTTCACTTTCCCACGGAGTAACCAATTGATTTTCTACAATAACTTCCAATTTTATTTTTGCACTATCTTTTTCTGTAAAGTATTTCTTTAAACTTTTGATTGGTACATTGATTGTATTTTTATCTACGTTGCCATAAAACACAAGATTTACGTCGTCGCTTTCGAGGATCAAGCGAGCGGAACTGTTTTTGTATGATGCATTTTTAATTGCTGCTTCACATTCAAATGCAAAATCTTTATCCAAGTAAATTTTGTAGCTCATCGTCGTTATACTTTCTTATATTTTTTATGTCAACGCCTACCTCATTAAGTGTATCAATAATAAAGTTTACGTCATTTACTTTTATAAATATCTTTTTGTCGGGTATTTCAATAGTTTTCTTATATTTTTTATTTTGACACTTTAATAATATGTCAACAAGTTTAGCTGTTTTTTGAGGATTCTTTAATTGAAAATCAAGCAATGCCTTTTGTTGATCTTCATAATTATCAAAAGGATGATCTCCCCATTCTTGAGGATTTCTAGCTCCTCCCTCCAAAACTTCAACAACAGAAGCAATACAATCGCCCCAAGTGAAACAATATGAGTTCCAAGTTTCACAAACTGATCCAAATGTATTAGTAACTGCCATTAACTATAAGTAGTTATTATATTTTCATATTTTACTTGACCCACTAAAATACTCGTTATATATTAATAGAAAATATGGCACATTTTGTAAAACTAAATCAGTTGGATCTGAATCACGATAATACCCGCACTTATATTCCAATTTTATTTAATTTGGATAGAGCGGTTAGTATGGAACCAAGTCCTAGTGGTAAGCACACTGTTATTAATACATCTCACCAGAATGGTGGATCTATTAGAGTTAAGGAAACACTTGATGAAATTTTAGCTCTATCAAAAGGATGTGTCAAAAATGTTTTAAATGGCTAATATATGATTAATATAAAAAATATCAATGCTTCTGCTTATAAAGAAGAATTTATCAAAAACAGACGGGTTGTAATAGATAACTTTTTGACAGAAGAATGGGCTGAAAAGTTACACAAGTACTATACAACTGAGATGAATAAAGAACATTGGTGTGCTACATATATGCCATCTCTTAGATATGAAGGTGATTGGGAATGGTGGCAAAATGTTCCTACCAACAGATATGTTATGGAACAAGCGTATCAACACGCTTGTAATGCCAGAGATAACAATTTGTTTAGTTACTTTTTCTTTAAAACAATGCCTGGGGTAATGGAAAAGTTCAATTGCACTGTTTATAATGAAACAATGGCTTTCTTTAACGGTAAAGAAATGATAGACTTTATCAATAGTGTAACAGATCTAAATATTACGACGGGTGATAAAACATTTGTAAGTCGTTATTCTGAAAAATGTTTTTTAAGCAATCATACAGATGATGTAAATGGCAAGCTGGCATTTGTGTGTCATTTAACTAAAGATTGGAATCCTGATTTTGGTGGGTTATATTTGGATTTGAGAGACAAAAACAACATTAGAGCTATTAATCCATCTTTTAATAAATTGGTTATTTTTGAAGTAACCGCTGGAGTTGCACCTCATTGTGTAACTCAGGTGGTCAACAATTCAAACAAAGAAAGAATTAGCGTATCTGGTTGGTATAATTAAAAATATAAATGTTATGTATATTCCTGTAGAACACGAAACCATTCCTCTTGTAGTAATTGATAATTTTCTTCCCAGAGATTATGTAAAAAAACTATATGAAGACTTTATTAGATTAAAACCGCATTTTGGTGTACCACATTGGAGTGGTGGTTATAATGATGGACTTGCTTATAATCCAGATGAACCATTGAGTCCATTGTGTACTGGACAAGATGTTTGGCTTCCGTTTGAAAAACAGAACCAAGAAAAAAATCAAGATCTTGGTTATTATATATCAAATCTAAGCAAATATATTTTTCACCAAGGAACACTAGATTTTCTAACCCACGCTAAAAATGAAGAATTAAACGCGTATTCAAAATACAGATATTTGTATAAGTATCATATCATCAACTATGGCGACGGTGGTTATTATAATTGGCACCGTGATTTATCTGTTAGTGGTATGACTTGGGATGGCATAGAGGTAAACAAACAAAACGCATTTACATTTGCGCTTACATTGGTACAAGATCCAAGTGTAATGAAAGGTGGAGAACAGTACTTTATGTACAAGAACAATACATATAAGTTACCATTGACCAGCAATCAATTGACTATTTTTCCATCTAGTGTGTTTCACGCTTGTAGTGAAATTACAGCACCGAAGGATTTGTCTTGGGAAAACAAGAGATTTAATATACAAGCTTGGTTGTGTCACGCTTAGTTTATGAAATTCATTCACACGTATTTGGGTTACAACAATAACCGAGACGAATACAATTGTGAAATTTTAAATAAACAAGGCAATGCTGTTGGCTTTTGTAAGTATTACAAGGTCAACTGCTATGATGATATTGTATGTATAGAATATATAAACATAAGTTATGAACATCGTCGAAGAGGATATGCTACGGCGATGGTTAATGAATTAAAAAGTCGTTACATATTAAAGTGGGACTATAGATTTAGTGAAATTGGTAGAAAATGGTATGACGGTTTGATAAAAAAACAAATTATAACCAATTGATTGTTATATTTATTTCTATAACATCAATATAATACTATTATGACCAAAACAGATTTAAAAAAACTTATACAAGAAGTATACGAAGAAGTAGCAACCGAAGTTAAAAAAGCTGAAAAAGCTGAAAAAGCTGAAAAACCAAAGGCCGAACCAAAGGTTGAAAAGCCAAAAGCTGAAAAGCCAGTTGCTAAAAAAGCTCCAAAATCAGAAGAACCAGGCAAGATTACCAAGACCTTTGTCAAGACAATTGACAAACACAGTGACAAAAACAGATTTGCTGGTGACCAAGGTGATGCTGACTTGTTTGGTAAAATCAAGAAAATACTTACTCCATATGTAGGTAGAAAACTAGAAGAAGCTGATATTGATAAGATGATGGAATATATGGAATGTGATGAGTGTTATGAAGAAGGTGCAAAGCCTGACTTTTTGGATTTGGATAAAGATGGCAACAAAACAGAACCAATGAAGAAAGCCGCAATGGACGCTAAAAAGAGTAAAAAGTTAAAAGAAATTATAGAAAAAGCAAAAAACATTTAAAGTAAAATCAATTGACCCGTTCAGAAATGAACGGGTTTTTTTGTGTAAAAAAATAATATGAAAACCCCGTGTAAAAGAATCTGTGTAGTAGTTGATAATAAACTATGCGAAGGATGTGGACGTACTTGGGAAGAGTTGAGGGATTGGTCGTTTTATACTGATAAACAACGTGAAGAAATAATGGAACGGTTGAAACACTTTAAAAGTAAGCATAAGAGTAGGTTTGACTAATATTTATAACTATATGACCAGATTTAGAGACTTACTTTTGGAGAATCCTGATACTGTATATTATAAGAGAAAGACTTATAGTTATACTACCCCAGCAAATAGATGTGCTTTCTTTGTTTATAAAGATGATGTGAGCGGCAAAAATTCAACATTTGGATATAGTGACAACAAAAAACAATTTTATTCGGATGATGGTGATGTATTAAAAGACATCAAAGAAATGGAAGATGCTCCAGAAATAAAGTATGATTCTAATAAGAGAGAACAATTGGATTATTGGGCTCAAAAAGGTATCAAACGATTAAAGGATAGTAGTAATGGTGGCGGTCATTTGGATTTGGAAAATATCCTAAAGGGATTGGGTAGAATGAGTCAATATTCAGATCCTATTACGAAAGGTAGAATATTTGAGGTAGACAATACAGATAGCAAACCACCTGAAAATTTAGATTTACAAATTGAAAGTACAATACCAAGTGGTAAAGCTATTATTGTCACATTCTGGGATTATAATAAAAATAAAGTACTTCCATATAAAGAACAATATGAGAAAGTCATAGAGTTCAACGGATATAACCCCGAAGAATGTTTATATGAAATTGGCAGCGGAATAATTTCATACAATGAACTGTATGATAAAGAAGAGCCCAAGAAAGAAACTCCTCCACCCGCACCTAAACCATCTGTTGCAGATAAAGTCGGTGTTGAATTCAAAGTGGGTGACAAAGTAAAATTTAAAGGAATGGGTATAAAAGCTGTTGTTAAAGCTATTAAAGGTAATAATTTATCGATAAAAGTAACTGATAGTGATTGGAACACTACACCGGTTGGTAGTGAATTTGATTATCCTGATTGGGGCGTTGAGAAAATAGAAGAGCGACCTAGTTTGGAAAAAGTAATTGATGATAAGACTCAAGAATTTATTGAAAAGAGAGGTAAGTTACATACGACAGGTGCTGCATTAACTACCGCCGAAAAAGAAAATCTTGAAAAGGAAGTGGATAGTTTAGAGATTGAGATCAAGATACTAAATGACTTATTGACTTCGGGTGAGAAGTCTTATACCGATAACATAAAGAGTGTTGTTAACACCGTTGTACAACGTAAACTACACGCTAAACAAAAAGAAAAACAAGATAGATATAGTTTGATAGCCCAAGCTGAAAAACAATATGGTATGCCTATTGCGCAAATAAGACAAAAATACAGAGGTATACCATTGGATAAATTGGTTAAGAAAGAATCATTATACAAGAAACTATTGAAAGCATTACGAGGATGAAAATATTTGATTTTAAATCTATTTAGGGATCGAAATCAAATATATATAAGTATGAATTATAAATACTTATATGAAAACTTAATTAAATCTAGAAAGAATAGACAAAAAATCGACGGAGAATATTATGAAAAACATCATATTATTCCAAGATGTATTGGGGGCACCAACAATTCTAATAACATAGTTTATTTAACCGGCCGTGAACATTATGTTGCTCATTGGTTATTATATAGAATTAGACCTCATTCAACTGGTATTTCTTTAGCATTTTGGAAAATGTCCATTCCAAATGTAAAAACAGTAAAGAGAAAATACAATGTATCTTCACGTGCATATCAAGAAGCAAAAAAAGCTATGTCGGAAGCAAACAGAAAATTGAATTTAGGAAAAAAAGTTAAGCCAGAACATTTAATAAAGTGGACCCGTAATAAAAACAATTCAAAAAAGATAATTAACGTAAAAACGGGAGAAACATATTCAAATTCTAAACAACTTTGGAGAGACAAATTTTCCGATCAAATAACATACTCGGCATTTAATTATTATTTAAGAAAAAAATTAAAGTGTAAATCAAGGAATCGTAAAGTAAATAATTTGGATATTTATAATTGGGAATATCTATTGAATGAAAATAAAGAAACTTAGAATTTTTGATCTGGACGATACACTTTTTGAAACGGAGGCTAAAGTTATTGTTACGTCAGTTGACGGCATTAGTAGAGAAATTACCCCGGCTGAATACGCAGTATATGAGCCGAAGATCGGAGACACATTTGATTTTAGTCAATTTCAAACACTTATCAACCCAACGTTAATTCGTTCAATTGGTAAACGATTTTATAAGATAGTTACATCTTCGAATGGTGATCGCAAGACTGTGATATTGACTGCTAGAGGGCCTGAAGCAGCGCCACACATAAAAGATATAATCAAGAGATACTTTAGAGTGGATATTGAAGTGATTACATTAAATACTGGTGATCCTATGGCTAAAGCCAGTTGGATATTAAACAAGATACAAAATGAGGGATACAATGATATATTCTTTGTGGATGATAGTAGCAAGAATATATTGGCTACATATAGAACTATTAACAATTTGCCTATTAAGTACAAGTTGGTTGATATTACTACCCCAAGAAAATATGAGGGTAATAATTTACCTGTGAGTAACGCCAGTTTGAAAGAAATGTTGCAAAATATAGTTTATAAAAATAAGTTAAAATAAGATGTTAATAGATACACCATTTATCAAAGATCCTACAATATCAGGATCTACAGTAATTACTGGGTCAATTAAAATACAACCCAGTGATTTATCTGTTCAACCCAATGCTGTATATTTAACAGTTGATAATAACACTGGTAGAGTTGGTAAATCCACTGTTATTTCAATCACCACAAGTGGTACCAGTGGTACTGCAGGCAGTAGTGGTACTAGTGCTACAGCTGGCACAAGTGGTTTAACTGGTTATCCAGGCAGTAGTGGTACCAGTGGTGCTGGATCTGTATTATTCACAGGCAGCACGTATCCTATAACTGCAAGTTGGGCTTTAACGGCCAGTTACGCATTAAATGCAAATGCTGGTGGTACTCAATTGTATACTGGTAGTACTTATCCTATTACTGCAAGTTGGGCACTAAACGGTGGTACACAATTATATACTGCTAGCACTTACCCAATAACTGCAAGTTGGGCAGTTAGTTCCAGTTATGCTTTATATGCATTAAGTGGTGGTACTCAATTGTATACTGGTAGTACTTATCCCATCACATCCAGTTGGGGTATTACAGCTAGTTATGCTTTGAACAGTGGTACCAGTACTGCGGTATTGTTTACTTCTTCGTTTTTCAAGGGTGAAGTATTATCAAAGATAACTTGTTCCGCTTATTATTCTTATTATCATTTAAGCACTGAGAATGATTTAAATATAAGACTTACCGGCAGCAAAACACCATCTGCTTTTTCAATTAGATTGGTAAATAGTGGCAGTATAAGTCATACTGTAAGATTATCACCATATAATACTATTGAATGGGCTGGAGTTGCTAGTGGATTTGACAGTACTGGATCAATATTGATGGCGGGTAATCAAGAGTTATTTTTCTCATTTATCTTTTATGATAATGCTGCTATTGGTAGACCTGTAAGCAAGTCTATAGCATTTATAACAGATTTAAAGACACCTGGCTTACAAAACAAAACCACTGCTCAAAATTTGTATATATTGGGTGAAGGATTGTCAGGTATGGTATCTGGTAGTATAAATGACCCAAATACATATATATTCACAGCTGATGGAGGTGGTACAGAACCATCTGTAGCTGGATTAACTAGCAAATCTTTCTGGGGATGGATGCCAGTATATGTTGAGGGTTATGGCAGAAAATTCCTACCTCTATATGAATAAATAAATATTAAGTATATCTTCTTTCTATTTATAACTATAATATTATCTATGACAAACACACGTGTAGAAAAAGAACAAACAGTAACATTACACAGAACTGTAAAAGGTTTTTATAAAGCCTCTGTAATGGGTGTTGATGAAAACAACCAAGTAAGCGAACAATATTCAACAGGCTGGAAACCCAACACAATTTTAAACAGTGGTTTGGACAAAATTGCTTATATGCCATGGGCACAAGTGTTTCAATTTTGTTTGGTTGGCGATTATCCATATGGTCCAACTGATACACTAACCGCTTCTTTTAGTGAAAAGATGTTGAAAAGACCAAGAAAAATCAATGCTTTTTATCTAACAGGCGAAAACAACTGTGGTCATAAAGTTTCAGGTAGTTTGGTTAGATTGTACAGAACATTCGATTTCTACAAAGAATTAGATAATACCACATATACTGAAGTAGGATTTAAAGAAACACCTGCTGCGACAACATTATTTAGTAAAATTCGTTTGGACCCACCAATTACTTTGCACGCTGGCCAATATCTTCGTGTAAACTACGAATTGCGTGTGAATATGAGTCCATTTAGTAGCAGTGTTGGTGGCAGAATTCCAGCTCAATATCCTTCATTCACAGGTTGGACAACTGGTTCATTGGATAGAGAAGCAATTCAAAAGATCGGTTTGTGCGGTATTGATAGTGGTAGTGGTTTGGCAATACCAATTGATGAAGGTGGCTTTTGTAACGAACCATTTGCTCCTGGCCAAATTAGTTTTGGACCTGGTTTTGGTTTCGTAAATAGATATTATAATGGTAGTAATGTAAACTATGTTCCAACTGGTTCATTTTTCCCAGCTATAAGTTATGAACAAAATCCATTCAAAGCAGTTGGACCACTTCAAGAATTTTTTGCAAACTATCAAAATCCATATCAATTTTTAGACTTGGGTATATCTGCTAGTTTGAGTGTCGCAAATGGTAGATATAGTGGAAGTTTTTGTATTCCAAATACAACTACGTATAAACCAAGAAATTATTTCACTAGCGATTTGTTTTATCGACTATCCCAAGTTTTTTCCAACTTGTATACTAGTACAGGTACAAATTGGGCGGTTGATCCTCCAGAGTTTAATACCAGTCAAGGCGATACCACGGAAACCCAAGGAACTTATTACGTTAGTCAACAATCTACAGATACCCCAACCAATGGACAATGGGGATTTAAAAGTGGTGTAACAATCGCAGATACTGCTGTATATCATAGTTCAAATAGATTTACAAAATTAGACAATCTGTGGACTCCATATTCTAAGTTAGCAACATTGAGTAGTATAACAGGCGTAACACCTAAGTTGAGTACTTTTAACAACAATACCAATTTGTTTAATGACTTCTTTTACGATCCATCTATGCAAAATAGTGGAAGTTTGAGTTATCCAAAGTTTCCAAGTAAATTGATGGTACCAGGTGGTAGGGGTACAGGATCCAAATATGAAATAGAAGAAAGTGCTGCTACTCAAACCACTGTTGAAGGTAAAAAGATGATAGCAGGAGATGGTGTTATTGATAAGAAAATACCAACTCAGTTCTTTTATTGGGATGATTGGAATCCATATCAAACCACTGCTTCATTGGCAAGTATGCCATTGTGGGTAAAACGCACCGGTTGGACAGGTACCGCATCACCAACAAGCGGTCGTAAGATTGGTACAAACTATTATGTACGTGGAAGTAGTTGTTTCTTATCAACATTTAGCGGATCTGCTACATCTTCATTCAACACAGTTGATAGATCTAGAAATTCTACAACCAAGATATATTCTGTTGAGTTGCCTATGTATTTGAATCCATATACACAAAGCACATACACCAGAGACAAAGTGGTTATTTTTAGCAATGGTGTTGCTAATAATGAAGATATCCCATCTGCTTATAGACCAGATCCAGCTGTTGCTCCGTTGTGGAGAACAATTGGTGTGGGTCCAACTAGCATTAGCTTGACACCTGAAGCGATGAATGATGCTGCTAAGAACAATGGTTATGTTTATGTATTGCAGAATGGACAAACCAAGAGCAAAGATTATTCATTGAAGATGGTATTTAGATATACTTGGGGTAGAGGTTAAACGTATATAATGTGTTATGGCTTATATTTTAGTAAATACAGGATCTATTGCTAACAGTGATACTGCTGATACTATTAGAGTTGGTTTTCATAAAGTAAACAGTAACTTTATTAGTTTAAATACCAGCGGTATTACCAGTTCACTTAATCTGGCTGGTACTGCTGGAGGTAGTAGTGGGTTATATTTGCCTATTGTTATAAATGGTACTACGTACAAAATACTATTAAACAATAATTAGATACATTATCTTAAGTACTATTTATATCTTAGTAAACTATGTCTTTAAAGAAGTTAGATTTATTAAGAATTATAACCAGCTCAAATTATCTTTATAATTTTAGTTCTAGTTATTCTAACAAAGCATTAACTGCAAGTTATGCTTTAAATGCTAGCGGTGGTGGCGGTGGTACATCAGGTACAAGCGGTGCTGGAGGCACTAGTGGAACAAGTGGTACGTCCGGTTCTTCTGGTGAATCTGGCACATCTGGTACAAGTGGTAGTAGTGGTACTTCTGGTAACTCTGGTTCAAGTGGATCAAGTGGTGTAAATGGCGATAATGGCACTAGCGGAACATCTGCAACTGCTGGAAGTAGTGGTACAAGTGGCGTAGGATCGCCTGGCACATCAGGTTCATCAGGTGAATCAGGCACATCAGGTAGTAGTGGTAACAGTGGAACAAGTGGAAGCAGCGGTGAATCTGGTACATCAGGTAGTAGTGGTTCAAGTGCTACTGCGGGTAGTAGTGGAACAAGTGGTGTAGGTTCTCCAGGCACTAGTGGTAGTAGTGGAGCTTCAGGCACATCAGGTAGTAGCGGTAACAGTGGAACAAGTGGAAGCAGCGGAACAAGTGTATCTGTGTCGGGTACAACAAATAGATTGGTTAAATTTACCAGTGCTTCTACAATTGGCAATACATCAACCGTACACGAAAGTGGATCTGCATTTTTAGGAGTGGGTGTATCATCAAGTTTAGTATCCCGATTACAAGTTTTCCGCAGCGGAAGTAATTCAAGTGTACTCAAAGTGGACGGTGGTAGTGGTACATTATTCGAAGTTACCGATAATCTAAGCGGTAGTTTATTTAGCGTAAACACCATAGCGGGATTTCCAATACTAGAAGTATTTAGCAACAATAGGATAGTTGCTGGGGCTTATGGTACAAATGCTTTAGTAGTAAGTGCCAGTAGCGTTGGTATCGGTATTGCCACTCCAAGTGCCAAACTACACATACAGGGTAATGTTAGTGGTAGCCAATTTACATCCAGTAGAAGAAATGCTATAGGATTTTCTGGTACTGCAAGTTATGCAAGACGAGCTTTGACTGCAAGTTTTGCTTTGAATGCAAGTAGTGTGGGTATTATGAGAACTGGCAGTAGATATCCTATAACTGCAAGTAGAGCAATTACCGCGAGTTATGCTTTGGCTAGTGCTGGTGGTGGCGGAGGCAGTGGTACTATATCAAGTGGTATAGTTAATAGAATACCTAAATACACAGGTACAACTACTGTTGGTCAATCATTTACTCCTATTTTTGAAAGTGGATCTGCTTTTGTTGGCGTTGGTCCTATTTCTACCAGTTTGGTATCAAGACTACAAGTTTACCGCAGTGGTAGCAATGCTAGTGTGCTTAAAGTAGATGGTGGTAGTGGCACACTATTTGAAGTTACTGATAATCTAAGCGGTAGTTTATTTAGTGTAAATACTATAGCAGGTTTTCCAATACTAGAAGTATTTAGCAACAACAGAATGGTCGCTGGTGCTTATGGTACAAATGCTTTGGTTGTAAGTGCTAGTAGTGTTGGCATTGGCATTGCTACTCCAAGTACCAAACTACATATTCAAGGTAATATAAGCGGAAGTCAATTTACCAGTAGTAGACGAAATGCAGTTGGCTTCTCTGGCACAGCAAGTTATGCAAGACGAGCTTTGACGGCAAGTTTTGCATTGAATGCTGGTGGAGGTGGTACCACATTAAGAACAGGTAGTACATATCCAATTACAAGTAGTTTTTCCCGAAGAGCTATTACAGCAAGTTATGCTTTGACTAGTGCAGGTGGAGGAGGAAGTGGTACAGTATCGTCTGGTGTTGTAAATAGATTGGCCAAATATACAGGCGCAACTACAGTGGGAAGTTCGGCTATAGTATATGAAAGTGGAAGTGCTTTTATTGGTATAGGTGTAACAAGCAGTTTGGTATCTAGTTTACAGGTTTACCGCAGCGGAAGTAATGTTAGTGTGCTTAAAGTGGATGGTGGAAGTGGCACATTGTTTGAAGTTACTGATAATTTAAGTGGCAGTTTGTTTAACGTCAATGATATTACTGGTTTACCTATATTTGAAGTGTTTAGTAACAACAGAATTGTTGCGGGTAAATATGCTGCAAATGATTTGGTTGTCAGTGGTAGCAGAGTTGGTATTGGTACAGCTACACCCCAAGCAAAGTTGCACATTATAGGCAACATCAGTGGTAGTCAATTTACTAGTAGCAGAAGAAATGCGATTGGATTCTCTGGTACTGCAAGTTATGCAAGAAGATCATTAACTGCAAGTTATGCATTGAATGCAAGTGGTGGAGGTGGAAGTACATTAAGAACTGGTAGTACTTATCCAATTACTGCTAGTAAAACATCTGCGATTGCGGCGGGTGTTACCAATAGATTTGTTAAGTATACAAATGCTTCTGCTGTTAATAGTTCAACTATGTTGTATGAGAGTGGAAGTGCTTTTATTGGCATAGGTGTAACAAGCAGCTTGGTATCTAGTTTACAAGTATATCGTAGTGGTAGCAATGCTAGTGTGCTTAAAGTGGATGGTGGTAGTGGCACATTGTTTGAAGTCACTGATAATTTGAGTGGTAGCTTATTCAATGTAAATGATATTACAGGATTGCCTATATTTGAGGTATTTAGCAACAACAGAATTGTGGCGGGTAAATATGCTGCAAATGATTTGGTGGTTAGTGGCAGTAGAGTAGGTATTGGTGTGGCTACACCACGTGCTAAATTACACGTTCAAGGAAATATAAGTGGTAGTCAATTTACTAGTAGCAGAACAAATGCAGTTGGCTTCTTTGGTACTGCTAGTTATGCAAGAAGAGCATTATCAGCCAGTTATGTACTTGGAGGAGCTGCTGGATCAAGTGGCACCAGTGGTGCAAGTGGTACATCAGGATCAAGCGGCACATCAGGTAGTTCTGGAACAAGTGGTAGCAGTGGTAGCAGTGGAACAAGTGGAGTTGGATCTCCTGGTAGCAGTGGAACTAGTGGTACCAGTTCTACCCCAGCGTTATCTTTGGCGCAAACATTTGTATTAACTGCATCTGTAAGTCAATTTCAATTGACACAAAGCGTGGCAAACAAGGATCAAATATTGGTAATATTGGATGGGTTGGTTCAATCCAGATCAGGTAGTTATACAGTTTCAGGATCCACTTTGACTTTAACAGAAAATGCGCTTTCAGGTTCAAATGTTGATATCAGATATTTTGGTGGTGGTTCTTCTACTAGCAGCAGTTTTTCAAGAAGAGCATTGACCGCGAGTTATTTACTACCTGCTTCAAATAACACAACAAAAGCTATATTTGGTTATGGTTATACTGGTGTAAATGTATCTATGACAAATTTAGTATCAAATATTGGAATTGTTGCTAATGATGTTACCGGTATAGGTACTGCTAGGTCTAACATAGCCGCTGCTGGATATAGCAGTGATAAAGCTATATTTGGTTATGGTACTACTGGCGCAGTTGTATCTATGACAAACTTAGTAAGCAACACAGGCGTTGTTGCTACTGACACAACAGGTGTAGGTACTGCAAGACAAGCATTAGCTGCGGCCAGATATGGAACCGATAAAGCTATATTTGGTTATGGTTTTACTTCTGCTGGAGTATCAATGACAAATTTAGTAAGCAACACAGGTGTGGTTGCTACAGATACAACTGGCGTAGGTACTGCAAGATATTCTTTAGCAGCTGCTGGATATGGCGTTGATAAAGCTATATTTGGTTATGGTACTACTGGTACAAATGTATCTATGACAAACTTAGTAAGTAATACTGGAGTGGTTGCAACAGATACAACAGGCGTAGGTACTGCTAGAAGAATTTTAGCCGCTGCTGGATATGGTGGTGACAAAGCTATATTTGGTTATGGTTATACAAGTACACAAGTATCTATTACAAATTTAGTAAGCAACACAGGTGTGGTTGCTACAGATACAACAGGAGTAGGTACTGCAAGATATTCTTTAGCTGCTGCCGGATATGGAACTGATAAGGCTATATTTGGATATGGTTTTACTAGTACAAATGTATCAATGGTTAATTTGGTATCAAACGTTGGAGTAGTTGCAAATGATACAACTGGTATAGGTACCGCTAGAGAGCGTTTAGCTGCTGCTGGATATTCGACGACATAAAATATAAAATAATATGCCATTTACAAGATTACGACAATCAATGATTAAGCCAAATGGATCTATAACAGGATCATTAAGTGGCACTAGTAGTTATTCAAGAAGAGCATTGACCGCGAGTTATGCTTTGAATGCAAGTGGAGGTTCAATTAGTTATATTACAGGTTCGCCTGTGGTTGGACAATATATTGTTGTGAGTGGTAGTAATACAACTCAGTATGCATTAATACAAAACGTAACTAATCCAGAACATTTGTTAGTATCTGTAAATGGCGTTGTACAAAATTATAGTTCAAGTTATACAGTTACTGGTTCTACACTTAATTTTTATCAACCATATGATGACGGCGATGAAATTGATGTAAGATTCTTAAATGGTGGTACTACCGTACAAACAGGTAGCATTGCGAAACAAACAGTTTGGACAAATGTAACTTCAGGCAGCACAAACACCATAACTGGATTAAGCTTAAGTAGCAACAAGTGGGATGTAAGTGTTGTAGAAGAATGGGATGCTGCAACACTTGATCAATATTATAACAGTTGTAGCTTGTTGTGCCATTTTGATAGTGTGAATCCTGCGGGAAGATTTATTGACAATAGTAGAAACAATTTTGCGATTACATCAAGTGGTGATGTTAAACTAAGCACGTCACAATATAAATTTGGAGGAGCAAGTGTATTATTTGATGGAAACGGTGATTACTTAAATCTGCAAAATAATGCATTATTTGCATTTAATACAGGCGACTTTACAGTTGAATTTTGGATGAACTCCGTAAGTTTTGCAGATGTAAGCAATATAAAAATTATATTTGATTGTAGACCTTTATCTACAGATGGTTTATATCCTTGTATTTATTTTTTTAATGGTCAAATTAGGTATTTTGTAAATAACGCAGATAGAATAACTGGGGCAACTTTAAATACCGGACAATGGTATCACGTAGCATTAACTCGTTCCGGATCAAGCACCAAATTATTTGTTAATGGCATACAGGTTGGATCAACATACACCGATACTAATAACTATTTATGTGGTGATAATAGGCCAATAATTGGTACTAGAGGTCATACCCCAGGAGAAAATAATTATAATGGTTATATAGATGAATTTAGAATTACCAAAGGTGTAGCTAGATATACCGCTAATTTTACACCGCCTTCTGCACCATTTCCAAATTCACGTAATCAAGTGCTTACAAGATATGTAGGTTTGGTGGGTGGTATAGATGATAAGTATGTGGATTATGGTGTACAAAAGTTAAGCAACAGTTCGCTTAAATTGACAAGGCTTACATATCCAAATCAACCTATAGTTGGTAGTGGATCATTGAGTGGTAGTGTAAGCAGAGTATATGTAAATGTATTGGATTATGATAATGTTTCAATATCTGGTAGCATAAGTAATGCTGTAACAGCTAGTTATGCCGTAACTTCTAGTTATGCTGTCACTGCTAGTTATGCTTTAAAAAATATCACAGAATGTGGTCATTTGGCCAGTACAGTAACATATACACTGCCTAACGCAAATATAGTGATTGTGCCGTTTAATACTGCTATAATTTTACAAAATATAACAATTAATGCCACGGCATCGCCTGTGGGTGGTATTGAAGCGTATCATTGGCGACATTCAACTACCGGAATATTCCGTTTGGTATATCAGGTAAGAGCTACAGCAGATTCATGGAATATGATATCGGTGTGTAAAAATAATAATACTGCGTTGCCTGTAGGCAACGGTTATAGATCGGGAGTGCCCGATCCGGCACGTTGGGGTATATTATTTGAATGTTTATATCGTGTAACCGATATATCAGATAGATTTGGACTTTTTCATTGGTCAAACGACACTACTGGCATACAGGCGGCACACGCAGGTAATAATCCTCCTAGCACATTTTTTGTAACTCCGGATATAGGAACGGCTCCTACTACTGGTTATTATAATTCTATAACAATTACAAAGGTCTAATAATCTAAGATGACAAATTATTTGAATGTGGTAATAAAACGACATTAACTATTTATAAAGTATGCCTGCATTAGGAAAAACAAAAGTATCACCCAGTTTAATTTCAACAGGATCATTATTTCTTGGTACATCCAGTTACGCTGTTACCGCTTCATTCGCTTTGAATGCAAGTGGAGGTGGAGGCGGTGGTGGATCAGTTCAAACTGGCAGTATTGCTAATCAAACATTGTGGACCAATGTAACCTCGGGTAGTACAAATACTATTACAGGTTTAAGTTTGAGTAGCAACAAGTGGAATGTAAATGTGGTTGAAGAATGGGATGCGGCAACTTTGGATCAATATTATAATAGTTGTAGTTTGTTGTGTCATTTTGACACTATAAATTCAGCTGGCAGATTTATAGATAGTAGTAGAAATAATTTAGCAATTACTAGTAGCGGCAATGTTGGATTAAGTACTTCACAATATAAATTTGGAGGCGCGAGTGCTAATTTTGATGGAACAGGTGATTATTTAGTTACACCCACCACATCGGTGCTTACATTTGGCACAAATGATTTAACAGTTGAACTATGGATATATCAAACGGTATCATCTGTTGGTGCGTATAAAGTAATAGTAGGCGACAATGTATATAGTTCAGTTGGCGGATGGACATTATATAGTTATAATAATCAATTAAATTTGTGGAAAGGCGGAACAGAATTGATTGCGCCTTCTGGAACATTAACATTAAATAGTTGGAACTATGTAGTCTGGACCAGACAGTCTGGCAATAATAGAATATTCATTAATGGAACGCAAGTTGGATCAACAGTAAGTGATAGTACAAATTATACTTCAACCGCAATTTATGTTGGATCGAGCAAAACTAATACTTTAAATTTTGCTGGTTATATGGATGAACTCCGTATAACAAAAGGCGTAGCCAGATACACCGGTAATTTTACACCGCCAAATGCACCATTTCCAAATTCAAGAAATCAAGTGCTTACAAAGTATGTGGGATTGGTTGGTGGTATTGATGATAAATATGTAGACTATGGTGTGCAGAAGTTGAGTGATAGTTCACTTAAACTAACAAGACTTACATATCCAAATCAACCTATTGTTGGTAGTGGATCATTGAGTGGTAGTGTTAGTAGAGTGTATGTGAATGTGCTTGATTATACAAAGGTTAGTGTTACTAGCAGTTATGCGAGAAATGCTTTATCAGCTAGTTATTTAATACCCACTTCAAATAATACAACCAAAGCTATATTTGGTTACGGTTATACTAGTGCTGCAGTATCTATTACAAATTTAGTAAACAACACAGGTGTAGTTGCGAATGATGTTACAGGCGTTGGTTCTGCTAGACATACTTTAGCTGCGACTGGATATGGTACTGATAAAGCTATATTTGGTTATGGTTTTACTTCTGCCGTTGTATCTATTACAAATTTAGTAAGTAATACAGGTGTAGTTGCTAATGACACAACTGGTGTAGGCACTGCTAGAGATACTTTAGCTGCGGCTGGTTATGGTACTGATAAAGCTATATTTGGTTATGGGAGCACTGGTGTGAATGTGTCTATGACTAATTTAGTAAGCAACACAGGTGTAGTTGCAACTGACACAACTGGCGTAGGCACTGCTAGATCACAATTAGCTGCAGCAGGATATGGTACTGATAAAGCAATATTTGGTTATGGCACAACAGGCGCAGTTGTATCTATGACAAATTTGGTAAGTAACACAGGTGTGGTTGCAACGGATACAACTGGGGTAGGTACTGCTAGACGAGCTTTAGCTGCGGCTGGTTATGGTAATAATAAAGCGATATTTGGTTATGGTTATACTACAGGAAATGTTTCCATAACTAATCTGGTAAGTAATACAGGTGTAGTTGCTACAGATACAACTGGTGTAGGCACTGCTAGACATACTTTAGCTGCGGCTGGATATGGTACTGATAAAGCTATATTTGGTTATGGTTATACTAACGCTGCAGTATCTATTGTAAATTTAGTAAGCAACACAGGTGTAGTTGCTAATGACACATTAGGAGTTGGCACTGCTAGATATTGGTTAGCTGCTGCTGGTTATTCAACTACATAAACTATATATATTAAACAAACATATGGCATCAAATCTAAATTCGGAGTTTAATTATCGTTATCAAGTTATAGGCAGTACCCCTTGGGAAAAGTTAAAAACATTAAAAGGTTTTCTTGTGGGTAGAAAAAGAGCAGCTGTTTTGGAACAAGTTGCGGATTTAAAATATAAAGCCAAATTAGCAGAACTAAAACATTTGAAAGAATTACCAGCATTACCCCACGTAATTTTAAACTTAGAAGCAGAAATATTAGAACTTGAATCACATCTTGATGATCAAAAACATGCATTTGAATTAAACCGTCAAGAAATAAAGATTTTAGAAAATCTAATAACAGAACTATATACAATAGTTGAACCCACCAGAATACCTGGTTATACAGATGATCAAATGTTTGAAGCCAATGCTAATAACGAATTTACTGTAACAATCGGACGGGAAATACAAGCAGAAATTATTGCCAATGGTAGACCATCCCCAGCCAAATTGTTAAACGCAATGAGCAATCCACAAACACTTGAATCTTTAAAACTTGTAGGGTTAGTACCAAAAGAAACAATATTGTTGGAACAAAAAGATATTGTTGATGCATTGAAGTTAAACAACATAAACGAACCAAAACTAATACAATAATATGAAACTTTATAAATTACCATCTCAAAATTTCGAATTATTATTCGGTAAACCAGAAGAAAGAAAACAAGTCGATGATGTTGTAATAATTGCACAAACGCCAGATTGTTCCAGTTTCTTGGTATTATCAAAAACAAATTATTCTGCATTTGAACCTTTTACTGGTTATGATGGATATGATTTTACATATTGTCAACAATGGGGATTAACAATAAATGAAGAAGTAGTTGTAAGAACCATATCTGACCTAAGAAAAAATGCATATCCACCAATGGCAAATTATTTAGATGCAATCGTAAAAAATGACAACGAAGCATTGCAAGTGTATCTTGATGCGTGTCTTGCAGTAAAAGATAAATATACCAAATTGGAATCTTGAGTTTATGTATTACGGACCAAGAATTGTATCAAATGGATTGGTATTGTGTTTGGATGCTGCTAACAAAAACAGTTATCGTGGCACTGGTACCACTTGGACCGATTTAAGCGGTAATAACAACAATGGTACATTAACCAATGGTCCTACATTTAGCGCTGGTAATCAAGGAAGTATAGTATTTGATGGTACCAATGATTATGTTAGTTCTTTTCCCACACAAATATCAGGTGTGGGCTCAAAAACAATTTGTGCATTTATTTATCCCACGACTACTAGTAGAGCAGGAATATGTGGAACAAGAGATGCAAATAATCTTACAGGCGCAGGTTGGGTATTAACAGTGAATAGAGTAGCTGGTTATTTGACATATTTTAATGCTGGTGGAGCAGTAAATGCAGAAGTCACTAACGTTATATCTACTAATACTTGGATACAAATAGCTGTAACATACAATTCATCTACATTTTCTACTATTTTATATGTTAATGGATTTCAAGTAGGTTCTCCTTTCACTCTTAGCGCTATGACATCTTCTCCATTTAATGGTATCATAGGTAATGAAAATAATTTATCTCAGTGGCCTTTTAACGGAAGAATTTCTTCAGTTTTAATTTATAATAGAGTTTTAACTGCCACCGAAATACTTCAAAACTATAATGCCACTAAAAGTAGATTTGCATTATAATTATAATATATATGTCAGGAAAAACTGGACCAGATATAATTGAAAGCGGATTGGTTTTGTGTTTGGATGCGGCTAATAAAAATAGTTATCGTGGATCAGGTACCACTTGGAATGATTTAACTGGAAATGGCAATAATGGCACATTAACCAACGGACCTACATTTAGCGCTGGTAATCAAGGAAGTATTGTATTTGATGGCACAAATGATTATGTTAATGTGGCTAATACTGGAACAGATTTTCGATTTGCAAATGTCACGTTTACTGTGAGTTTATGGATAAAAACTACTTCTTCTATAGGTGGTGTTATTATTTCTAAAGGTGCAACTGCTTCTACTGCTGGTTGGCTGTTTCAATTTGACTCTGCAGGAACAGTTTCTGGTACTACAAAAGGATCTGATGGTTTTAATACTTATAACAGAACGAGTACAGCAACAGTTAATAATAATACTTGGAGAAATATAGTATCGATTTATACAACTAATACATCAACTCTTGGAAGTAATACAATATCAATATATATAGATGGCGTTTTAAGTAACGGTACAGGTACATTGGGAACAATCGTTTATGCTACAACTACAGATACAGTTCAAATTGCAAGAAGACCAACCGGAAATTATTGGGCGGGTTCTATAGCTAATACACAAATATATAACAGATCATTAACTGCAACAGAAGTACTTCAAAACTATAATGCTACTAAAAGTAGATTTAATAGATAATTATAACATATATGTCATTATCTAGAGGGCCAAAAATAGTTACAAATGGATTGATATTAGCATTAGATGCGGCTAACAAAAATAGTTATCGTGGCACTGGTACTACTTGGAGGGATTTGAGTGGCGTTAACAATAATAGTACATTAACTAATGGACCTACATTTAATGCGAGTAATCAAGGTAGTATAGTATTTGATGGTACCAATGATTATGTAAGTGTTGCTTATAATGCTATTTTAAATACTCCTACAGGTGCTACATATGAAGCGTGGATTAAACCTACTGTTGCAACAACGGGCACATTTTTAAATAGAGGAACAAGTGATTCTGGTGCTACACCTGATAATCCAAGATTTATAACGATTAGTACGGGCCAATTATATTTTGACTGGAGTTCTCCGGGATCAGACGTTTATTTAGAAACGGTTACAGGAGTTGTAACTATGGGATCGTGGAATCAAGTAATTGGCTTGGCTACACCAAGTGCTCAATTAAGAACTTTTGTTAATGGAAGAGAAACTTCATATAGTAGTAGAGTTAATAGTTTACCATCAACTTTGCCTAATACATCGACTGCTCTAGAAATAGGAGCAGCTACTTGGGCACCTAGTTATTTCAATGGTAATATAGCAATTGTAAGACTATATAATAGAGTATTAACAGCTACTGAAATATTGCAAAATTATAATGCTGTAAAAGGTAGATTTGGAAGATAAATATCTTAATTTGATAAATGTGTATAATTGTGATATTTATATGATATGTTGACGTTAACGAAGGTATTACCCGCATTAATTTCAAGTGGTAGCTTTACTGGTTCATTTTATGGTACCAGCAGTTATTCAAAAAGAGCATTAACCGCAAGTTATGCTTTGAATGCGAGTGGCGGCAGTGGAACCAGTGGAACCAGTGGTGCAACAGGCACAAGTGGCACAAGTGGCACAAGTGGTAATAGTGGAAGTAGCGGCACTAGCGGTAATAGTGGCACAAGTGGTTCAAGTGGATCCAGTGGAAATAATGGTTCAAGTGGAACAAGTGGTGGAGGAGCTTCATTAAATACAGGTAGTGCATATCCTATAACAAGCAGTTGGTCAAGAAAAGCAGTTACTGCGAGTTATTTAACCACCATAAGCCAATCTTTAATACCAGCTAAAAACAATACCTATAGTTTAGGCACATCCGATGTTAGATGGAAAGATATATATGTAAGCACCGGTAGCTTATACATTGGTGATGTTAAATTGTCCACATCCGCTTCAATTGTGTTTGCAAATGCATTACCAATTGTTGTGGTAAATACCGCATCCAAACAAATTGAAGTGCCTGGTTTGCCAATACAATTAACTAGTAGTTATGCACTTAAATCATTAACAGCTAGTTATGTGTCTGGTGGTGGTTCCGGTACATCAGGAACAAGTGGTACAAGTATCACTGCAAGTTTGCAAACAGGCAGTATTGCTAAACAAACCGTATTATACAATGTGGTCTCAGGCAGTCAAAACGTAATCACTGGGTTGAATTTGAGCGGAAATAAGTGGGGTGTAGATATTAAAGAAGAATGGGACTATGCGGTTGTACCAGGCGATCAATATTATAATAATGTAAATTTATTATTACGTCTCACCGGAAGCAACGGAAGTACAACATTTGTTGACAATAGTTCATCGCCGAAAACGATGACTGCTAATGGTAATGCTCAAATTAGTACGGCGCAAAGTAAATTTAGTGGGGGTAGTCTTTATTTAGATGGTAATGGTGATTATCTTACTACACCAAATACAACTTCGTTGTTATTAGGTACAAATGATTTTACTATAGAGTGTTTCTTATATTTGACGCAAAATGGCACCACAGCTGTAGGTGAAACATATGCACCATTAATACAATTAGGAAATTATTTCTCAGAAAACTCAAACAGTAGAGTTTTTTATTCATTTATATATAACGTACAAGCTGGAAATAGATTATCCTTTGCAACGAAAGGTGGAAACAGTTTTGGTGCACCCGATTATTATGGTGTTTCAAGTAATGCTATTAATATTCCATTGAATACGTGGGTACACGTTGCGGTAACTAGAACTTCAAATCAAATTAAATTTTGGTATAATGGATCACTTGTAGGAACAGATAGCTCTGTATCTTGGAATTCAATTAATTTAAATGTTACTCCTGCTGCTAATAATAACTTGTATATCGGAAGACAGAGTGGATTCAGTTCAGTTGATGGTGCTCTATGGCATTTTCCTGGGTATTTATCAAATATTAGAATTACAAACGGTGTGGCTAGATACACTGGCAATTTTACCCCAGCTACATCTCAATTTCCAACCAATGTAGGATCAACACAATATGCAACTAAATATATTGGATTGATTGGCGGATTAAATGACAAAAATGTAGATTATGGAGTACAAAAACTAAGTGACAGTTCACTTAAAGTGGTTAAAATGTCTCAAACAACCACACCATTTCCAAGTGGTTCATTGAGTTCATCAGTGGATAGAGTGTACGTAAACGTGCTTAATTACACAAACGTTAGTGTGACCAGTAGTTATGCTACCAATGCTTTGACTGCTAGTTATATATTGGGTGGTGGTGCAAATGGCAGTAGTGGTACCAGTGGTGCAACTGGAGCGACTGGAACGTCAGGTACTTCAGGCAATAGTGGAAGTAGTGGATCGTCAGGTACCAGTGGTGCAAATGGTACATCGGGATCCAGTGGCGCAACTGGTGTTAGTGGTAGTAGTGGTACCAGTGGTGGGGGTGCTTCATTAGCAACTGGTAGTACCTATCCTATTACAAGCAGTTGGTCTCGTAGATCTTTAACAGCTAGTTATGCTTTAAATGCTAGTGGGGGTGGATCTTCACTTGCAGTTGGACAAACATTTGTAAGCAATGGTAGTCAAACTGTATATACTTTGAGTCAAACCGCAGCAAATAGAGATCAAATACTTGTTGTAACTAATGGTGTGGTTCAAAGCAGAAGTGGTAGCAATTATACTGTAAGTGGTACAACTTTAACTTTGAGTGACCCCGTTCAAAGTGGTGGATTGATTGATGTTCGATTTATAAATGCTGGTCAAGGTTCAAGTGGCACAAGTGGTATAAATGGTACTGTTCAAACAGGCAGTTTAGCTAAACAAACCATATTGTATAATGTTGTATCTGGCAGTCAGAATGTTATAACCGGATTGAATTTAAGCGGCAACAAGTGGGGTATAGATATAAAAGAAGAATGGGATGCTGTAGTTGTACCTGGCGATCAATATTATAATAGCTGTAGTTTATTGATGCATTTTAATGGTACAAATGGTAGTACCACTATGACAGATAATAGCAAAAATAACTTTGTTTTGACCGCAACAAATGGAGCTGCACTTAGTTCGGTTCAAAGTAAATTTGGAGGTACAAGTTTAGCATTAGACGGCACAAACGATTATGTTAGTATTTCTGGAAATAATATACTTAATTTTGCTTCATCAGATTTTACGGTAGAATGTTGGGTCAGATTAAATGCAATGCCTACAAGTGATGCTTGGCCAACAAATTATAGTTCACACTTTATAGTAATTACAATAGGAACTCCAAATTTGGGAGATGGTATAGGATTTATAATTGGTCAAACCAAATTAATAATTCAAAATAATGATGGTCAATCAGTAAATGGTACACACGGTATGACAACCAATACTTGGTATCATTTAGCATTCGTAAGATATAGTAATAATTTATATCTATATGTAGACGGAGTTCAAAAAGGCACCGCAGCTTATTCAAGTGCAGTAGGCACAGGTGCAACTACTTATATTGGATGTGAAACTGGTCAAGGAGCTTTTTTAAACGGTTATATTGACGATTTAAGAGTAACCAAAGGTGTAGCTAGATATACTAGTAATTTTACACCGCCTACTACACAATTTCCTGATAATACAGGACTAACGCAATATGCAACCAAATATGTTGGTTTGATTGGTGGTTTAAATGATAAAAGTGTAGATTATGGTGTGCAGAAGTTGAGTGATAGTTCGCTTAAAGTGGTAAAGATGAGTCAAACCACATCACCATTTCCAAGTGGTTCATTGAGCAGCAGTGTGGATAGGGTGTATGTGAATGTGTTGGACTATAATAAAGTAAATGTAACCAGCAGTTATGCTGCAAATGCTTTGACTGCTAGTTATTCTTTAAATGCAAGTGGGGGCGGAACTGGCGAATCGTTTCATCCATTTTTGTTGGCGTAAAACAAAATGTAAAAAATATATATAGAATATGGCAACAGTTTATAAAATTTTAGGACAATCAAATCCGGCTTTAACATCGAGTGTTGATTTATATACTGTACCCGCTGGTAAATCCACAGTGTGTTCAACATTAAATATTGCAAATTTAGCTGCTACCAATGGAACATTTAGAATTTCGGTGGTACCATCTGGATCATCATTGCAAGCAAAAAATTATTTAGCATATAACACTGTAGTACCAGCAAACGATAGTATATCATTAACTATAGGAATGACGTTGGGTCAATATGATAAAGTAAAAGTATACGCATCGTCAATTAGTCAATCATTCAATTTATTTGGTACAGAAATAAGTTAATATGAATGTAAAAACATTAAGCACTTCAAGATACAACAGTACTAATGCTGTTAATCCTGTTTTAGTTGGTAGAAGTCAAGGTAATCCTGCCACTTCCGCAACACAATTAGCAAATTTCGGCGTTTCGACTGATGGTAATTATTTTATATTAATTAATTCAATAAGTACAGAATGTTACGTGAATTTTTCATTAAATGGTGGGCCGTACATATTAATAATGACTACTTCAGGTGCAGGTTCAACATATGGTTATGATTCAACCGTATGGACAGATACAACAGGAGGAATAATCACAGCATTAAATCCAACTAGTGCCAGTAATCAAGTTCATACAGCTTTTTATAATACATCAACAACTAGAACTGCTTTAGCATTATATCAAAATACAAATTCATATTTACATTATTTAGACCATTCAAGTTATACTGCTAGAGCATTAGCAAATGGCGTTATAAGCATTCCTACTGCAGTAACGCCAAACGGAACAACTATTGCAGGAGGTAATTTAATTCCACCATCAAGTGCAGCTAGACCTGGCGGATGGGGCGCCGCTATTATAAGTGCAGGTTTTAGTGCTATGAATTGGGGTTCAACTTTTTATAGATACGGTTGGCAACACGGAACGCCGGACCCCACAGTGTTTGGTTATTGTAGATTTGGTTGGACTGCCGATCAAGATTCAAGTGATAGTAGAGATAGAATGATAGGCATTGGAATTAAAAATGCAGGAGGTGGACCTATTGGAAATGTATCATATAGTGCTGGCTATACAGATTATGCTGGTTCAACGAGTAATACATTAAGAGCTTGGTTATATATTGCTAATTAAATACATAAATAATTTATGCCATTACTAAAAATATTACCATCTTTAATATCTCAAGGATCTTTTACAGGATCTTTCAGTGGCACAGGCAGTTATGCTCGCAGAGCACTAACAGCTAGTTATGTATTAGGTGGAGCAGCTGGTTCATCAGGCACAAGTGGCGCAAATGGTACAAGTGGTAGTAGCGGAAGTAGCGGTGCAAATGGCACTTCAGGTTCATCAGGTAATAGTGGTACGAGTGGATCATCTGGTACTAGTGCCACTGCTGGTAGTAGCGGCACCAGTGGTGTAGGTTCTCCAGGCACTAGTGGGTCTAGTGGATCTAGTGGAACATCAGGATCCAGTGGAAACAGTGGTACAAGCGGTAGTAGTGGTGGTACAGGCAGTAGTGGCACTAGTGGAGCTGGATCGCCAGGTAGTAGTGGCAGTAGTGGAACCAGTACCACTCCAGCTTTATCGTTGGGTCAAACTTATATAGGAAATGGTAGTACTACCACTTATGCTTTATCACAAAGTGTAGCTAATCGTGATCAAATATTGGTAAATGTAGATGGTGTGTTGCAAGGTAGAAGTGGTAATTATTATACTGTAAGTGGTACCACATTAACTTTAAGCTCCCCACCACAAAATGGTAGCATCATTGATATACGTTATATTAACGGCGGAAGTGGAATTGTCACAACAGGTAGCTTAGCCAAGCAAACCATATTGTATAATGTAGTCTCAGGTAGTCAAAACGTAATTACCGGCTTAAATTTAAGCGGTAACAAGTGGAATGTAAATGTAATTGAAGAATGGGATGCTGTAGTTGTACCAGGTGATCAATATTACAACAGTTGTAGTTTATTGATGCACTTTAATGGTACAAATGGTAGTACCACTATGACAGATAATAGTAAAAATAACTTTACTGTTACTTCAGTCAATGGCGCAGCCATAAGCACTGCACAAAGCAAATTTGGCGGTGCTAGTGTATATTTTGATGGTACAAATGATTATCTTTCTGTACCAGATAATGAATCTTTAGAACCAGGTACAAATAATTTGACTTGGGAGATGTGGATAAAAACTACAAGTGGTGTTCAATACGCTACTCTTTATTCTAGGATGCCGGATAGTTTCACCAGTGGTATGTGGTCGCTGATGATAAATGCTGCATCAAGTACTGCAGGTGATATTGCATTATATGTGGCTGATTATTCAAATGTTACACCTCTGTTATTAACAACAGCTGTAAGTATTAGAGATGATGTATGGCATCATATTGCTATAGTAAGAAATGGTAGTGCTTGGGTGTGCTATGTTGATGGAACATCTCGTGCGACAGGCACTTTTAGCGGTGGTATCAGTAATCTTAGTTCTGGCGCCAGAATAGGGGCGGACCAATTTTATGGTAGATATTTTATTGGTTATATTGATGAATTGAGAATAACCAAAGGTGTAGCTAGATATACCAGTAATTTTACACCTCCAAATTCTCAATTTTATAATAATGTTTCTACATATCAATCACTAACAAAATATATAGGTACAGTAGGCGGATTGAATGATGCAAATGTAGATTATGGTGTACAAAAATTGAGTGATAGTTCGCTTAAAGTGGTAAAGATGACTGTTCCTAGCAATCCACCGAGTGGATCTTTGAGTGCTAGTATTGATAGAGTATATGTGAATGTGCTTGATTATAATAATGTAAGTGTAACTAGCAGTTATGCTACAAATGCTTTAAATTCGATCAATTCATTAGATATACCCAAAATAAAGTCAATTATATATACAAACAGTAGTTATACCCCAACCACAGCATCAGCTATAGATTTATTCAAACCCAATACCAGTTACATTACTATATCAGGCAGTAATTTTAAGCCCAGTGCATCTATATTTATAGATAATACGTCTGGATCAGTGGTTACATATGTGAATAGCAACAAACTTAATGTGAATGTAATTTCAAAAAATGAAGGTACTTATCCAATATATTTGATGAATACTGATGGTGCATCTGCATTTAAAATAAACGCTATAACATATATTACCAGCCAAGACCAATTTCAATATTTGGTTTTAGCAGGTGGAGGCGGCGGCGGAATTGCACACGCTGGTGGTGGAGGTGCCGGTGGTTTTCGTACCGGGTCTTTAGGTTTGAATCGATCTGTACCATACACTATTTCAGTTGGATCAGGAGGATCTAGCTCACCATCTAGATCCGTAAATGGAACAAACGGAGGAAACAGTGTATTTGCATCAATTACATCGACAGGTGGCGGCGGAGGAGGATCTGAATACAAACCGGCTAACCCAGGCGGTTCAGGTGGAGGTGGTGCAACCCAGGGTGCTGGTGGATCTGGAACTGTGTCTCAAGGTAATAATGGTGGAGCTGGTAGTCCTACTAGTCCGCCATATGCTGGTGGTGGTGGAGGTGGGGCTGGTGCTATTGGCGGAAGTTATACTCCTGGTTCAGGGGGTAATGGTGGAAATGGACTTATATCTAATATTTCAAGCACTCCAATATATTATGCTGGCGGCGGAGGCGGCGGTGTATATGGTGGTTACGCTGGTATCACCAATCGTGGAGCAGGTGGTCTAGGCGGAGGTGGAAATGGTAACTATGGAAATGGAAACGGATCTGCGGGCGAAGCATCACGCGGAGGAGGTGGAGGTGGCGGCGGATATCCAAATGAAAATGGATATAATGGTGGATCAGGTATTGTAATTGTAAAATATTTATCTAGTAGAACTTTAACAATTGGGGTGGGTTTGACCTCATCGACTGTTATTACTGGGAGTTATAAAATTACTACGTTTACAGCTGGTTCAGACACAATAACAATTTCTTAAAAATATGGCACATTACGCATTTTTAAATGAAGATTATGTAGTTACCGAAGTGATTGTCGGTAAAGACGAAAGACTTTTTGATTGGGAAAATTATTATACAATTAAAAAGGGACAGATATGTAAACGAACTAGTTATAATACTAAAGGGGGTATATATTATAATTCAATAACAAATTTACCAGATGGCGATCAATCTAAAGCATTTAGAAAAAATTTTGCTGGAATTGGATTTAAATATGATATGAACTTAGATGCATTCATACCACCGCAACCATATCCAAGTTGGATATTAAACGAACAAACCTGTAATTGGGAATCACCCATACCATATCCAAATGACGGAAATATATATAATTGGGATGAAACAACACAATCTTGGAAATTAATTTCGGAATAATATGTCATTATTAAAAATACGACCATATCTAATTAATTCAGGTTCATTCACAGGATCCTTTAGTGGTACAGGCAGTTATGCTCGTAGAGCACTAACAGCTAGTTATGTATTGGGAGGCGCAGCTGGATCCAGTGGCACAAGTGGCGCAAATGGTACATCAGGCACTTCAGGTGCAAGTGGATCAAGTGGAAGTAGCGGTTCAAGTGGATCAAGCGGTACAAGTGGAGTGGGTTCGCCAGGCACCAGTGGTACAGCCGGTAGTAGTGGTGTAAGCGCAACTGCAACATTGCAAACTGGTAGTATTGTGAAACAAACACTTTGGACCAATGTAACTTCAGGTAGTACAAATACTATAACTGGACTAAGCTTAAATAGCAACAAGTGGGATGTAAGCGTGGTGGAAGAATGGGATGCTGCAACATTGGATCAGTACTATAATAGTTGTAGCTTATTATGTCATTTTGATAGTTTGAATCCCGCAGGAAGATTTATTGACAATAGTAGAAACAATTTTACAGTTACTTCTAATGGAGATTCTAGATTAAGCACTTCACAATATAAATTTGGCGGTGCAAGTGCATATTTTGATGGCACGGCTGATAATCTTCTGATTAACTATAACACCGCACTACATTTATCGGGCGACTTTACAATTGAAGTTTGGTTTTATCCGATTACTTTAAATGGTGGAATGATTTTAAATTTTGCAGGTGGATTGAATATAGCTTGGGCAAGTTACGAATTGGTTAATAACACAGATGGTATTAATTTCGCCGGTAGTTCTGCGAATAATGGATATGATATTGGTTCTGAAACAGGTGCTACTGGAAGAATAGGAACGGTTAGTGTAAATACTTGGAATCATATAGCAGTTACTAGACAGGGAAATGTATATAGAGGATATATTAATGGGGTTCAAGGTTATACACAAACTTTGGCACTAACTCCATATAATCCAAATGCGAGAGGATTAGCAATAGGTAGTAATTATGCTAATACTTGGGGTGTTACACCAGTAGTTGTTTTAAATGGATATTTAGATGAATTAAGAATTACCAAAGGCGTAGCAAGATATACCAGTAATTTTACACCTCAAAATTCGCCGTTTCCAAATTCAAGAAATCAAGTGCTTACAAAGTATGTAGGTTTGGTGGGCGGTATTGATGACAAGTATGTAGATTATGGTGTACAAAAGTTGAGTGATACTTCGCTTAAATTGACTAGGTTAACTTATCCAAATCAGCCGTTAATTGGTAGTGGGTCTTTAAGTGGTAGTGTGGATAGGGTATATGTCAATGTGCTTGATTATACTAGAGTGAGTGTGACCAGCAGTTATGCTAGAAATGCTTTAACTGCAAGTTACATATTGGGTGGTGGTGCAAATGGTAGTAGCGGTACAAGTGGTGGTTCTGGTTCGTCAGGATCAAGTGGTACAAGTGGAAACAGTGGTACGAGTGGATCATCTGGTACTAGTGCCACTGCTGGTAGTAGCGGCACCAGTGGTAGTAGTGGATCAAGTGGAACTGCTGGTAGTAGCGGCACCAGTGGTAGTAGTGGATCAAGTGGAACTGCTGGTAGCAGTGGATCTAGTGGAAGTAGCGGTACAAGTGGAGTGGGTTCGCCAGGCACCAGTGGTACAGCCGGTAGTAGTGGTGTAAGTGGTACTGCAACACTGCAAACAGGTAGCATTGCGAAACAAACACTTTGGACCAATGTAACTTCAGGCAGCACAAATACTATAAGTGGATTAAGCTTGAGCAGCAACAAGTGGGATGTAAGCGTTGTGGAAGAATGGGATGCTGCAACATTGGATCAATATTATAACAGTTGTAGCTTATTATGTCACTTTGATAGTTTAAATGCAGCGGGAAGATTTATTGATAATAGTAGAAACAATTTTAAGATAACATCAAGCGGCAATGTTACGGTAGATAATAATATTTATAAATTTGGTGGAGGCAGTGGATTATTTGATGGTACAGGAGATTACTTAACAACTACAAGCAATTCTAGTTTTGGATTTGGTACAGATGATTATACTATTGAAGCTTGGATATATCCTACAGCAATTCGTAATGGTGAAAATTTAATTTACGCCACAGATGTTACAGGGGGTACGACTTTTGGATTTAATCAAACCCAAGTTTATATTGGTGCTAGAGCAGTAGCGTATGATTTGCAAGTTACTTATACAGTAGTTGCAAATACTTGGACGCATTTAACAGCGACAAGACAAAGTGGAACTGTTAGAATTTTTGCAAATGGTAATTTAATTTCATCTGGAACTGTTACTCGTAATTGTCCTCAAGGTCCTGGTGCTATCGGAGATTATCCATCTTTAACTGGTAATGGAGTAACAGGATATATTGATGAAGTTCGTGTAACGAAAGGTGTTGCAAGATATACCAGTAATTTTACCCCTCGAAATTCACCATTTCCAAATTCAAGAAATCAAATATTAACCAAGTATGTGGGTTTGGTGGGCGGCATTGATGATAAATATGTGGATTATGGTGTGCAGAAATTGAGTGATACTTCGCTTAAATTGACCAGATTAACTTATCCAAACCAGCCTTTAATTGGCAGTGGGTCTTTAAGTGGTAGTGTGAATAGAGTGTATGTGAATGTATTGGATTATACTAGTGTGAGTGTAACTAGTAGTTATTCATTATTATCTAAGACCGCAAGTTATGCTTTAAATGCTTCTGGTGGCGGTGGTAGTACATTAAGAACAGGTAGTTTGTATCCTATAACTGCTAGTTGGTCACGTAGAGCTGTTACGGCTAGTTATGCTTTAAATGGTGGTACTGCTCTTGTAAATCAGACGATGCGATATATCAGTGGTAGTAATTTATATACTTTAAGCCGAAGTGTAGTTTCCCCAAGTGATGTGTTGTTGAGTGTAAATGGTATTATACAAACTCCCACAACTGATTATACTGTAAGTGCTAGTAGTGTTACATTTACTGAAAGTTATCCTTCGGGTAGTAAAATTAATGCTAGATATTTGGTAACTGCTACAAATAGTAGTGATGTTAATTTAGCCAATATAGTATTGACAGGCACAACAACTGGTGATGCTTATTATCCACAAGTTGCTGCATTGTTACACTTTGATGGTGTAAATGGTAGTACCACTATAACAGACAATAGCAAAAATAACTTGGCTGTTACTTCAGTTAATGGTGCGTTTATTAGTACTGCGCAAAGCAAATTTGGCGGTGCTAGTGTATTTCTTGACGGTACAAATGATTATGTTTCTGTAACAAATAGTACAGATTTTGATTTTGGTGCTGGAGATTTTACGATTGAATATTGGGAATACAGAACAGTAAGTACTATATACAAACCAGTACTTTCTAGAAATAATAGTAGTTATCCTCCATATATGATTGGGTGGAGTGACACTGGTAATGTTTATTTCTATTCAAGTGCAGATGGAGCTAGTTGGAATGTTGCTAGTGCAGTAAGTATGGGTTCTATAATAACAAATAGTTGGACACATTATGCAGTAACTCGACAAGGAAATACTTTTAGAACATTTCAAAATGGCACGCAAATTTCTACATTTACATCAACAGCTACATTACCAGCGGGAGCAGCAGCATTATTAATAGGTGTATATGCAAGTCTTACTTATTTTTTCCAAGGTTATATAGATGAATTAAGAATTACTAAGGGTTATGCAAGATATACCGGTAATTTTACGCCATCTACCACTGCATTTTCTAATACAGGTGGTGATGTAGGTAAAGCGTTGGTAGTAAATAGTACTGCTACAGGTGTTAGTATTGGTACCGCTGGTTTTAATTTAAATTCTAGCAATATTAATCGTATTATTAATGGTGCTATGGCAGTTGACCAAAGAAATGCTGGTGCAGCTCAAACAATTACTGCTGCGGCTGCATTAGCTTATACAGTGGATAGATGGTATGCATATTGTACTGGGGCTAATGTTACTGGACAACGAGTTGCTGGTACTGGTAATAATCAATTTGCTTATAGATTTACAGGTGCGGCGAGTGTTACTGCGATTGGATTTGGACAAAGAATAGAAGCGGCTAATAGTATTGATTTGGCAGGATCTACTGCAACACTTGGTGTAGATTTGGCTAATAGTTTATTGACCAGTGTAACTTGGACAGCTTATTATGCTAATACTGCGGATACATTTGGTACATTGGCAAGTCCAACTAGAACACAAATAGCTACGGGTACATTTACTGTAACTAGTACATTGACTAGATATAGCGCACAAATATTTATTCCATCTGCGGCTATTACAGGCGTTGAAATTGTATTTAGTGTTGGTGCTCAAACATCTGGTACTTGGACTATAGACAATGTTCAATTAGAAGCAGGTCCATTAGCAACACCATTTGAAAGACGATTGTTTGGTTTGGAACTATTATTATGTCAAAGATATTTTGTATCTATAAATGGATCTACAGGGACAGGTAGCGAATTTGGTACTACATCCGCATACATAAAATTGCCATTATCTACTTGGATGAGGACAGATAATCAAACAGTTACATTATCGACAGGAAATTCAATTTCAATTAATTTGTTTGGTGTTGGAACTTCAACTACATCTACTTCTAATGTTACAATTACTGCAAATAGGGCCGGTATAATTTTTAATATTAATACACTGTCACCATCCCAGGGAGCTACTGGCACACCTGCAGAAATTTTAGGAACTGTTTCTGTTTCATCTGAATTATAAAAATATATGGCAACCAAACCTTTTTTATCACAAATCGCAGTACCTGTTGGAACAACAACAGGTGATGTTTATTATCCACAAACCAGCTTATTGATGCATTTTAATGGTACAAATGGTAGTACCACTATGACAGATAATAGCAAAAATAATGCTACGGTTACTGCGGTCGGTAATGCTCAATTAAGTACAGCTCAAAGTAAATTTGGTGGTACTAGCTTATATCTTGACGGTACAGGAGATAGATTGACTATAGCATCTCCTACGCCAGATTTTTCCTTTGGTACTGACGATTTTACGATTGAAACTTGGGTATATAAAACAGTTGCATCCACCGCAGCAGTATTGGATGCTAGAGCAACAGCCGATGCGATTCCTTGGATAGCGATAATAAATAGCAGCAATTTTCCTTATTTTTATGATGGCACACAATATGTTTCAACTGTACCAATTACATTAAATTCTTGGGTTCATTTGGCGTGGGTAAGAACATCAGGAGTCTTAAAAATATTTGTTAATGGTATACAGGGTTATTCTGCGGCATATACTGTTAATTTAAACAGAACTGCGGGACTTATAATAGGTGATACTTTATCTGGAAATGCTTATGCGGGTTATATAGATGAATTAAGAATTACTAAAGGTATAGCTAGATATACCAGTAATTTTACGCCACAAACAACACAATTTTTAGATAGTGCTGGTGATGCAAATAGTAGTGTAGTGGTTAATAGTACTGCAACAGGATTTGCAATAGGAACAGGTGGTATAAATGGCGCACAATTAGCAAAAGCTTGGGTCAACTTTAATGGAACAGGTACTGTAGCTATAAGAGATAGTTATAATGTAAGCAGCATAACAGATTTAGACACTGGTAATTATCGGGTAAATTTTTCTTCAACTTTTTCTACAATTCCAACTGTAGTAGCGTCTACGAGTAATGAAGCAGCAAATAGTAATTTTGGTGTAAATGTAAATTCACATACAACTTCTACAGTACAGATATATTGCATAGAAAACGGAATCCCCACAGATAAATCTGTAGTTTCTGTAATTGTATTTAGAAATTGAAATTAACTATATATAATAGTATGAGTGAAAAACGAATAATATACCCAACGGAAAATGGTGGAGTTGCTATAATAATTCCATCCATAAGTGCAAAAAATTCCAATGAAACATATGATGAATTTATTGAACGAATTGCTGCAAAAGATGTACCCGCAGGAACATCATATAAAATTGTGCCAGTAGAAGATATACCAACAGATAGAACATTCAGAAACGCCTGGGAATATCCAACAGATACACTATAATATTATGATAACCATAAACCTTGATAAAGCCAAAGAAATACAAAAAAATAGATGGAGAACCGCGAGAAAATCTATCTTAGAAAAATTAGATACAGAATTTATGCGTGCGGTTGAAACTGGTGATACTGTTAAACAACAACAAATCGCAGCTAAAAAACAAGCACTAAGAGATGTTACAACCACCGATTTATCGTCCGTAACTACACCAGATCAATTAAAAACAATTTGGCCAAGTATATTAAACGAATCATAATTTATGTACTATAGCCCACGAATAGTCACAAGCGGTTTGGTATTGGCACTAGATGCAGCTGAACGTCTTAGCTATCCTCGCACAGGCACAACGTGGCGAGATTTAAGTGGTAATAATAATAATTTTTCATTAATTAACGGACCCACATTTAGCGCTGCTAATATGGGGGGGATAGTATTTGATGGCACAGATGATTATTTACTAATTAGTTCTTTGGTTTGGAATTATAATGCGGATTTTACAATACAATTTTGGTTTACTCCATCTTCACTTGGTGGTGCAAATGGTTATGGCCTTTTTTTTAATGGAAGCACTGGTTCAAATACAAACAGAGTTCAAATAGCTGGTAATTCTGATGGTTCTGTTTCTTTAGTTACAGTTGGTAGTACTGTAGGCGATGCATTTACAAGTGCTGCTGGGTTAGTTACTGTAGGAAATTGGTATAATTTTGCTGCGGTTCGTAATAGTGGCGTAATAACTGTTTATCTAAATGGTGTTTCGGTTGCATCTGGAAATGTAAATTATGCTGTATCTCAACAAAGTAATTTATATGTTGGATTTATAAGAAGTAGTGGCGCTCTTTGGTATTTAAATGGTAGAATGTCAAGTATATTAATTAATAATAGATCATTATCTGTAAATGAAGTGTTGCAAAATTATAACGCAACTAAAAGTAGATTTGGTAGATAATTATAGTATATATGTCTGGTATATCAGGACCCAAAATAATTACAAGCGGATGTGTTTTATCACTAGATGCAGCTGATAAACTTAGTTATAAAGGCAGTGGCACCAGTTGGCGTGATTTAAGTGGTAATAACAATATAGCCACACTAAACAACGGACCTACATTTAGTGCTGCTAATATGGGTAGTATTTTATTTGATGGCACAAATGATTATGCTACTATACCGAATAGTTCTATTTTTTACGCACAAAATTTAACAATAAGCGCGTGGGTAAAATTCAATGGGTTTTCAGCTTATAATTGTATAATCTCAAAAGCACAAAATGGTCCTCCGTGGTCAAGTCCATTTTTGTCGTGGTTATTAAGAATAAATAGTAATAATACATTGGAATTTAGTATTGGATCGGCATCGACATACCATCAAACAGCAACATCATACTCATTTTCAACGGGCGTAATATATAATATAGTATCAACTTATAATGGATCGAATATGATTAGTTACATCAATACCTCACTAATCAATTCATCAAATATTGTTGCAACTATAAATTATACAACAAATGATGTGTTGATTGGAGCAGATCAAGGCAGCGTTCCAGCTGGAGAATATATAAGTGGCAATATATATATGACTTCATTTTACAACAGAGCATTATCCGCTTCGGAGGTGTTACAAAACTATAACGCAACTAAAAACAGATTTGGATACTAATTATACTATATGGGAATAGCTAGAGGTCCAAAAATTGTAACAAGCGGAGTGGTATTAGCACTAGATGCTGCTGATAAACTTAGTTATCCTGGCACAGGTACCACTTGGCGAGATTTAAGCGGTAATAACAATACAGGCACTCTTATTAATGGCCCCACATTTAACGCAGCTAATCAAGGAAGCATTGTGTTTGATGGTACTGATGATTATGTAAATTGTGGTAATGGCGCCTCTCTGAAATTAACTTCAGGAACAGTAAATGTGTGGATGAAGACTACTTCTACATCTGTAGTTTATCAAGGTATAGTAGTTAAGGCTTTAAACTACGGGATATATAATTATGGAGGCAATTTACTACTTTACGATTGGGGTACTGGAACTAATAGAAATTCAGGTATATCTATTTCTAATGGAAATTGGAGATTCATTACATTGACGTTTTCTAGCAATTCACCAAACAACGCAACAGTATATATAAACGGTGTGTTAGTATACACAACAACAATGTATAAAACTAGTGATGATTACAATTTAGGTATTAGTACAGGAGGTGATGGAAGTCAACTTTTACCGGGTACTATCGGGGTCGTACAAATATACAACAGAGTATTAAGTGTTACGGAAATATTACAAAATTATAATATTACAAGAGCTAGATACGGATTATAAAATTTATGAGTGAAACAAATGTAACAATATATGAGGATAGAGAATTTATGATATTCAATGTAAGTGAATTGAATCTTGTAGATTTCACTAAAGTAGAAGAAACTTCAATTGATACTGTGAGGCTATCAGTAGATAAAACCAAAACATTTTGTAAATGGGATGGTGCAACACCTGAATTCTTCAACGAAGTGACCACCAAAGAAGGTCCATACACTTATCCAGAAATATTAAATATACTGGCTACACCTGAATGGACAGATCCTAATCCTCCATTCTAACATATTTATCCAATTGGTTTGTAATATGTATATAAACCAATGATATTTAGAGCTACAAATTCAGCGTCGTTTCTATTTAATCCGATCTACCCAGTCTTTCTCACCAGAAAGTATTTGGGTACTCCTCTTTCATTAAATAGACGCAATCTTATTTTCAGAGTCAAAGTAGTTGAAAGTGCAAGTTTAAACCTCACACTAAACTCTGAACTTACTAAATTAGTAGATACAGAATTATCTACCAATAACATAACATTACGTTCAGCTAATGCTATCCCACTATATAATCCAGCTACATTATACAGTTCGGTCAATAATGTATCTAAACAATTATCAATAGGGGATAAAATTGATTATGCACAATCACTGAACAGTGTTGTATACGCAAACGCATCTGTAGAATCAGCTACAGTATTACCCACATTAAATAACACAAGTTTAAAACTTGAAAGTGATCCCGTTTTTAATTCGATTAATGTTTCAAACGTTCAATTAGTTGATCCAAAAATAAATGTTGGTAATCAAAATATAACACTAAATAGTACCGTATATGATACTCCAATATTAAATTCAAGTGTTATATACAATACACTAAACAGTGTAGATCACTACAAAAATCTATCTGATCAAATAATAACAAATATAGCATTAAATGGTTCAAATTATTACACAGATATATTAGATGGTGGTAATACTAATACGTCACTTAACAGTATCACAAATTATAAACCTGATATTGATAATTCAGTTAATAGTGTTAACTTATATAGCATATTACATTTACCATCTCAAATTGATATTGGAAACAATAATTTACAGCTATTTGGATCATCTTATTACACAAATCTATTTGATGCATCGCAAACCTCTGTATCCACAGCTGGTTCACAGTATTATATAGACTATACCGATTTATCTCAAATAGCTGTATCAGTAGCTGGCTCAGAATACTATATTGATTTTTATGATGCGTCACAAACCGCAGTATCCACTGTGGGTTCGCAGTATTATATTAACTATAACGACACATCTAATAATGCATTAGCGGTATTGGGTTCGCAATATTATGTAGACTTTTATGATGCATCTCAAAACGCAATATCTACAGTGGGTTCACAGTACTATGTAAATTTTTATGATGCATCACAAAATGCTGTATCTACGTTAGGATCGCAGTATTATGTTAACTATACTGATTCGTCTAATAACGCATTAACATTAAAATCTTCTGGATATTATATAAATTATGCTGATACATCTAATAATTCATTAGTACTAAAATCCTCTGGGTATTATGTAAATTATAATGATACATCAATTAATACAAGTAATATAATTGGTTTAAACAATTACGCAAACTTTTCTGATATATCCAATAACTCTATAGCTTTAAATGGTTTAAGTAACTATATTAATTTTGGTGATAATTCAATTTCAAATAATGTTTTGGGTAGTTTAAGTCATAATAATGTACAACTTGAAATTGTAAATGAAAATCTCACTATTAGTAGTTTAAATTACAATCAATATGAGATTGATTTGGTTGCGCAAAACAATGGTTTAAATAGTTTACTACTAAAACTATCTGATTATGGTGATAATGTTTCATTTGCAACTTCTTTGAGTTCCATAACATTTGTACCCAACGAATATATCAGAACAGTTACGCAAAATAGCAGTGTATTGACCAATTTGAGTATGTTTCAAGGACCATATTCAAATAATATGACATACAATGTGGCATTAAATAGTTTGAATTATTCAATGACTGAATATGGTAGATTGGTTAATACCACAGACAATTTGCGCAAATTGGTATATGAAGATGAATCTAATAATAAGTTGGTAAATCAATCATCAGACTTAAAATCATTGAAATATGATGATATTAGATTTGAAGTAAATGTTAGTGCAAACAATAGATTATCATCATTACGAAGTGAAAGTAATATAAATAACAAGACAAAATTGTCTGGTTCATTTAAAGATATATCATATACACCTAATATTAGTGAAACTGTATTGGGTTCAAATACAACATTTAGACCATATAGTACCGCTTCAACTGTAACGTTTAATAGTGATTCTCCCACAAATTATGTAAATCAAGTCAATATAGTTTATTATATGAGTGGGGGTAATTTAACACAAAGTATAGTAAATTATGGTGAGGATCTGGCATTTCAAGTAATAGGTAATTCTAATCCTGGTTTATATGTAACCAATTATGATTATAACACACCTTATAGAGCTAGTTTTGTTACAAAAAACTGGCCGGTATATCAATATGATACAGGTTCCAACTGGAAATTACCTGTAATACTCAATTGTTCCAACAATGAAAGAAAAATAAGCGCAACTTCAGGTATTTGGGTAGAAGCAGCATTAGAAGATGGCGGAACATTGGTGGATGAATATGGATTTAGTATAGATATATAATAGTGTTTTAATATTTATTAAAGAATGAGAATAACAGATCTACCACAATTATTTACAGCGTCTATAAACGATTTGCTGTATGTAATTGATGTAAGTGATACAGGCAGCTTTTTTTCTGGGTCGAGTAAAAAGATTGATATCAGTACTCTTTTTTCTTCCCCAAACATAACTGCCAGTTTCTCAAGAAAAGCAATTTCAGCTAGTTACTCTTTATCTTCCAGTTATTCATTTAATGCAACATCAGCAAGTTATGCTAGAAGATCCACAACAGCTAGTTACGCATTAACAGCTAGATCATCAAGTTATGCTCTTAGAACAACCACCGCAAGTTACGCTTTAAACGGTGGTACAAAAATATATACAGGTAGTGTTTATCCAATAACTGCAAGTTGGGCCATAAACGGTGGCACCAAATTATATACAGGTAGTACCTATCCTATAACCGCAAGTTGGGCATTAAACAGTGGTACCAAACTGTTTACATCAAGTACATATCCCATAACTGCAAGTTGGGCAGTAACCGCAAGTTACGCTTTAAATCAAACAACCAGTGGTACATCAGGTACATCGGGAACAGCTGGAAGTAGTGGCACCAGCGGTACAAGTGGTACATCAGGTACCAGTGGAAGTAGTGGATCTAGCGGTAGTAGTGGTAGCAGTGGAAGCAGTGGTTCATCTGGTACAAGTGGCACAAGTGGATTAACAGGCTCAAGTGGTACTAGTGGTACAAGCGGAAGTGATGGTACAAGTGGAACATCTGGCACAAGTGGCGTAAATGGAACAAGTGGCAGTAGCGGAAGCAGTGGTAGTAGTGGATCTAGCGGTACCAGTGGTACAAGTGGATTGGAAGGCGGTAAAACGTTTGTAGTAAATTCACCTGGATTTTATTATACTTTTAATAATATATCCGGTAGTAATCCAACCATCACCGTAGTACGTGGATTAAAACACTATTTTAATCTTACATCTGTATCATCAACACATCCGTTTGCTTTAAGATTGTCAAATGGTGATACATCTGTTGTGCCAGGAACAACAAATAATGATCCTGTAAATGGAGCTTACAATGTTACAATAATATATGATGTTCCACTGAATGCGCCGAACAGTATAGTTTATCAATGTGCAAATCATAGTTCTATGATTGGTACAATCAACATAGTAGATACAAATGGCACCAGTGGTACTAGCGGAACAAGTGGTACTACTGGAAGCAGTGGTAGCAGTGGTCAAAGCGGAACAAGTGGAAGTAGCGGTAGTAGTGGAACAAGTGGTACCGCTGGAAGCAGTGGCAGTAGTGGTACAGGTGGATCAAGCGGTACATCAGGCAGTGACGGTACAAGTGGTACCAGTGGCACTTCTGGAGTTAATGGTACAAGTGGTAGTAGCGGATCAAGTGGAAGTAGTGGTACAGGAGGAAGTAGTGGCACCAGTGGTACTGCAGCTACTGCTGGTACGAGTGGTGAAACATTTGGTACAAGCGGTACAAGTGGATCTAGTGGTACAAGCGGTAGTAGCGGTACCAGTGGATCTAGTGGTAGTAGCGGAAGTAGTGGTAGTAGTGGAAGTGGTGGTAGTAGTGGTACTGCGGCTACTGCCGGTACAAGCGGTGAAACATTTGGTACGAGCGGCACAAGTGGATCTAGTGGAACCAGTGGCGCTACTGGTACCAGTGGTACTAGTGGTCAAACTGGTACAAGCGGAAGCAGTGGATTTAGTGGAACTAATGGTAGTAGTGGAAGTAGTGGTGAAACTGGAAGTAGCGGATCTAGTGGAAACAGTGGTACTCTTTTAATAACAGGAAGCACATATCCAATTACTGCTAGTAGAGCTATAACTGCTAGTTATGCTTTAAATGCTACCGGTGGTGGTAGTTCACTTTATACTGGAAGTAGTTATCCTATAACTGCAAGTTGGGCACTGTATGTGGTAAATGGTACGAGTGGCACTGCTTCATTGAATTTAACAAATATAACTCGTAGTGGTAATGGTAGTGGATCTGTTTTTAATTTAAATAATAGTACATTTACCGGCACAAATTCATTGGTATTTCTTGGCGGTATTACTTTAAATAATGGTATTGATTATACACTCAGTTCAGGTATATTGACATTTACTTCGCCACCACTATTAAATGAAGAAATACACGTTGTTAAATTTACTGGCGGTGGTGCAAACGGTACAAGTGGCACCAGTGGTATAGTTGGTATTGCCAATGCGCAAACATTTACAAGCAATGGTATTGCTACACAATATGCGCTTACACAAAGTGTAGTGCGTAGTTATGACATCATAGTTGCTATTAATGGTGTGGTTCAAAATTACAGTTCAAGTTATACTATAACTGGATCTACACTTACATTGGCATCAGCCCCACCATTAAATTCAAAAATTGATGTTAGATTTTTAGGTAGTGCGGCTGGAGGAGGTGGTGGAGGAGGTGGAACTAACGGAACAAGTGGTAACAGTGGAACTAACGGAACAAGTGGTGAAAATGGCACAAGCGGTACTAGCGGATCAAGTGGTGCCGACGGAAATAATGGTAGTAGCGGTTCGAGTGGTGAAAATGGTTCAAGTGGAACAAGTGGCAGTAGCGGCACAAGTGGTGAAAATGGTTCAAGTGGAACAAGTGGTGAAAATGGTTCAAGTGGAACAAGTGGCAGTAGCGGCACAAGTGGTGCTGCTTTAATAACTGGAAGTACATATCCAATTACAAGCAGTTGGGCACTTAGATCTATTACTGCGAGTTATGCATTGAATGGAAGTGGTGGGGGTGGTTCATCTTTACAAACAGGTAGTACTTATCCAATTACTGCAAGTTGGGCACGTAGAGCTATTACTGCAAGTTATGCTTTAACTTCTGCTGGAGGTGGAGGTGGATCTTCTTTACAAACTGGCAGCACTTATCCAATTACAAGTAGTTATGCTACTTTTGCGATAAACATTGCGGGTAGTATTATTGTATTATCCGGTTCTGTTATAAATTGGAACAATCCAACATATGAAAAAAATGTTTCTACTGGCGAAACTTATACATTTACAAATGTAACTACTGGCAGTTCAATCGTGGTTATACTAAACAATACAGGTAGTAATAGTATATTGGCTACATTTCCTAATAGTGTTAAATGGGCCAATACTTTGCCACCCACAAACATATTATCAAACGCAACTTCAATTTATACATTTGTAAGAACTAGATTATATGTTCTGGGTAGTAGCACTGAAAACTATCAATAGTATGTTATATGCCTATATCAAGAATAACCAGAAATAGTCTAGTATATGCCAATAACAAAACTCAAAACATTGAGTCCAGACTCTTTGGCCTACCACTTTCATCAGGCTCGTTTTATTTACAAAATAGCCAATCACTATATCTACAAGATTTAAGCGGTACATATGTACTAGAATATCCCGCCGCAATCGCTTTATCTTATAACAGTTACTATAATAAATTTACAGCTGATAGATCCACTCAAAATAACAACCTCAGAATACGTTATTATGCTAGCGAAAGCAAAGCTACTGGCGATTTTGGTTATATACTATATCAAAATAGTAGATCAATGTATGCCCAAGCTATTCCTGACATTTATTTGCTTGAATATTCATCTACTTCCAGTTTATTAAATGATACAGGCTCAAATACATTATCATTAAGAACACGTTATTATGTCAGCGAAAGTAAAGCAGTCGGTGACTTTGGTTACATACTATATCAAAATAGTAGATCAATGTATACTCAAGTTATTCCTGACATTTATTTGCTTGAATACGCATCCACTTCCAGCTTGTTAAGTGACACAGGCTCAAATGCTTTATCATTAAGAACACGTTATTATGCGAGTGAAAGTAAAGCTTTATCTAGTGTTGGTTCAATTTTATATCAAAATACTAGATCTGTATATTTGCAAGATGGAACTAGTTTGCTCTTGTTGTACGATGGTGATGTTGTACCAGTAGGCACATCCGCTAGTTTACAAGAAACTGGTTCAAGTGTTCTTACATTTCGTATCAGATATTATACCAGTGAAAGTAAAGCATCAAGTATATATCTTGGCTATCAAAATGACAGAGCTGTATATTTGGAGAACACAGCAAATCCATTTGTAATAGAATATAGTGGTACAAGCAGTTTATTGACTGATACTGGTTCAAATGCTTTGTTGTTTAGAACACGTTATTATACTAGTGAAAGTAAAGCGTCAAGTATATATCTTGGATATCAAAATGATAGAGCTATATACTTGGAAAATACTGCAAATCCATTTGTAATAGAATATAGTGGTACAAGCAGTTTATTAACTGATACCGGATCAAATGATTTGTCACTTGTTACACGTTATTATATTAGTGAAAGTAAAGTGGATGTTACTTATTTGGGATATCAAAATGACAGAGCTATATACTTGGAAAATACTGCAAATCCATTTGTTATAGAGTATACTGCCACAAGTAGTTTATTGACTGATACTGGTTCAAATGATTTGTCACTTGTTACACGTTATTATATTAGTGAAAGTATTGCTGCATCTAGTAGTTTTCTGGGTTATCAAAACGATAGATCTATATATTTGGAGAATTTGGCAGATGTATTTGTTTTGGAGCCATAATAAAATAAAGTATATAATATAATGTTCTTTATATTTATAAACAGAAACAGTAATTTTATAAAATGTCAACAGGAATAAACAACAATATTGATTGTAAATTGCAAGGCAAAGTTCGTGTTGTGGTTATGGAAAAAGACAAAATCATACACGACACTGGTGAAATAAAAAATATGATCACCAATCAAGGTATGGATGAAGTTGCAAATAGACCATTTGCTGAATTATTCGCTTGTTGTGCAATTGGAACTGGAACTGCTGATACCAAAAAAACCAATGTTCCCATAACTGGTTCCATAACATCAGGCAATGGTTTTGATATTAATTTAAGAGGTAGTGTTTCTCGTAGATCTGGATCATTGGTAACATTTCCCAGAACAAGTCCGTCATTTCCTATATCAGGCAGTGTTATCAGAGCCAGTGATGTGGGCAATATTATTAAAATAAATAATGATAATACTTTTAGAATAAGAGAGCAAACTGGTATTAATACAGCCAGAAGTTGTAGTGTGTTAAATATTGATGGTACCGTGCCAACAGGATCATCCAGTGATAATAATTATACTATATTTTTTACTAATCAAGTGAGTATGTCAAATGAAACACAAAGATGTGGTAGAACATCAGATGGTAATAACTTTCCTGCTGCATCAGGCAGTTATGGCACAAATTGTAATAGTCAAATTTATAGCAGCGGTATAATTCACAGTCGTCAATTTAATTTTTCAACCGCATTGGTTGATGACACAAATACAATCACTGAAGTTGGCTTGAGTTGGTTACCATTTTATAGAAGTCCAGCATTGTTTAGCAGAATTCGTTTGACCGAAGGCAGTGCTGGTAATGCGATACCTGCTGTATTGGCTGGACAAAACGTTGTTGTATATTATTCACTAAACGTCGGTATGTCGCCTACCACAGCTACAACTGGTTCTGTTAATATAACTGGTAGTAACAAAGGTGGTAATTCTCAAATGAATCTTTATGGATTGAGTAAAGTAAGTAGCAGCGGACTAACAACTTATTTTGATGGTGGATTACACGGCAATGAACCATATTATTTTAATCAAAGAAGTAGATACGGACTACCCGATACAGTTTTTAGACCACTGTATATATTTACATCTGCAACTGACACTGCAAGTCCTACGTGGGGTACAAATATAACTAGAAATAGTAGTTTTGTCACCAAATCAATTGATAAAACACCTGTGTATAGTAGAGTATATCCCACAAGCAGTTATGGTTATACATTAACCAAAGTGGCTACATTCAATGATACTGAATCTATAAATGCAACTTGGAACAGTTTTGGCGTGGGTGTACATACAGCTAGTAATTTGATGTCATTTGTATTTGGTGCTACTCAAAATAAACAAAATGGATATTTGTTAGCAATATCTCAATCGTTTACTTGGAATAGAATATTTTAATATTAATAGTTATAAGTTATATGCCACAACCAATATCACAATTAGCAGACTATACAACAATAACAGGATCCGCATTTGTGCCTATTATTGATGTTAATGAAACAGTATCATCGAAAAACAAAAAGATTAGTATAGACGATTTGAGAAAAACTTTCTTTAAAAGTGGAGTTCTTCTTTCATCTTCTTTCACAGAACATACGCCGGGTTTTTATTATTTTGGTGACAATCGTGATGGTCGTCTTAACTTAACAGGCTCCATAACCAACGTCAGAACTTTTGTAAGCAGATCGTTCGCAAGCACTCAAGATGGACCACCTGTAATCAAGAACTTTAGTTCGTTGTTTATTTCCCGAAGTGTGGTGGTGAGTCCAACCAACAGATGTAGAGGAATGTTGATATTTGTGGATGGCGATGCAACCATCAGTGGTAGTATTAGTATGACAGCTAGAGGAGCGAGGTTTACTGGAAGCGACGCTTCCTTCACAACAATTAATCCGCCATATTTGGGTGATTACTGGAGTACGCAGTTGTTTCCATCTGCGAGTTATTTGAGCAGAGTATTTGCTGTAGGCGCGAGTGGTGGCCCTGCTGGAGGTGCTACGTCTGCTGGGGGTACAGGCGGTACTGGAATATTGGGAAGAAGTGGTGGTGGTGGTGGAGGTGGTGGCAGTGGTCCTAGCGGCGGCGGAGTAGGAGCAGCCGGTACATCATTTAGTGGAGGATCAGGCGGTGGCGGCGGTGGTCCAACTGTTGGTGGTAGTGCAAATGGATTCGGTGGACGAGGCGGTATAGGATCTAACTTCGGAGCAGGTGGAGCGGGTAACCCTGGGGGAACAAGTCCAGCTGGCAATGCGGGTGCAACTGGCACAGGTGGATTGTTGATATTGATTGTAAGAGGTAATTTGAAAATAGGACCAAATGGATCAATTGTTACAAATGGTAGTGCTGGAGGTAATTTTGCTGGATCTCCATCCCAATCTGGGGGAGGAGGAGGAAGTGGTGGTGGAGTAATATATGTATATTATGGCGGCACTTTAACAAATAATGGTACAATCGTTTCAAATGGTGGAAGTGGTGGAACAGCAGGTCCTACAAATTCATATGCAGGGGGGGCGGGAGGAGCTGGAACTGCGATAATATCAAAACTAAACGTTGCATTTAGTGTAGCAAACTAAATAATTATTTATATGCCTACAAGAATATCAGATTTACCCGAATATACAACAATAACAGCATCAGCATTTATGCCTATTGTTGATGTTAATGAATTAGTAGCTTCCAAAAATAAAAAAATAAGAATTGACGATTTAAGAAAATATTTTTTCACAGGCACAACCACCAGCAGTTCATTCACAGAACATACCCCAGGCTTTTATTACTTTGGCGATAACAGCGATGGACCTCTTAACTTAACAGGCTCCATAACCAACGTCAGAACTTTTGTAAGCAGATCGTTCGCAAGCACTCAAGATGGACCACCTGTAGTCAAGAACTTTAGCTCACTATTCATTTCCCGAAGTGTGGTGGTGAGTCCAACAAATAGATGTAGAGGAATGTTGATATTTGTGGATGGTGATGCAACCATCAGTGGTAGTCTGAGAATGACCGGTAGAGGCGCTTCTGCTGTGGGTGCAGATGCTTCATTTACAACAATAAATCCTCCGTATTTAGGAGATTATTGGAGTGCGCAATTGTTTCCGTCTGCGAGTTATTTGAGCAGAGTATTTGCTGCTGGCAGTGGTGGAGGATCGGGAGGAGGCACAGTCAATGGAAGTGGAAATCCCGGCGTGGCGGGTGGTTTAGGAAGATCTGGAGGTGGCGGAGGAGGAGGAGGAGCCCCCTCAAACACAGGAGGAGCAGGTGCAGCGGGGACATCTTTTAGTGGTGGTTCAGGAGGTGGGGCTGGGTGTGGTAATCCTGTCGGCAATGGATCTGCGGGAACTGCGAATGGTGGTGCTGGAGGAAACGGAGTTACTAATTCTGGCGGAGGAGCCGGAAATCCAAATGGATCGGGTGGTAGTCAAACAGCAAATGGCACAGGAGGATTATTAATATTAATTGTACGAGGCAATTTAAGAATTGGTCCTAATGGTAGTATAACTGCTAATGGTAGTGCGGGTAATTCTGCATTTGCAATTGCAAGTGCTGGAGCAGGTGGTGGAAGTGGAGGTGGGATTGTTTATATATATTATGGCGGTACATTAACCAATAATGGTACTGTAACTGCAAGCGGGGGTAGTGCAGGCGCTCCAAGTCCATTTGGTGGAGGCGCGGGTGCAGCAGGTGGTGCTGGAACTGCGATAATATCAAAACTAAACGTTGCATTTCCAGTAGCAAACTAATATTTAATAATATATGGCAAATAAACGTATAACAGATTTAACCGAAGCAACTTTTGTAAGTGCAAGTAATTTTTATGTTGTGTATGATCCAACAGCTACACAAGATCAAAATGCTGACGGTTATACTGATTTTAATAAAAAAGTAAAACTAAAAAATATTTGTACCCAAGTGAGTCAATCAGCCATCACTTGGTTTGGTACAGGCGCAAATGGTGCTTTAAATACAACTTCTAGTGCTACTTTTACCACCACAAATGATCAAGAAGTATTTGTTAGAAATTTTACATCTCTCACAGTAAATGCTGGTCATACAATGACTGTAAGCAACAGATGTAGAGGATTGTTGATATATGTTGGGGGAGATTGTACTATAAATGGTACAGTAACAATGTCAGGCAAAGGAGCCAACTCGGTTGGAACAGCTGCTCATTATGTATATCAATCTAAAAATTACTATGGCAACTTTATTCCCCAATATCAATTTAACAGCGTAAAATTATATGGATCTGGCAGTGCCGGTGGACCTGCAAATACTGCTGGTAGATCTGCAGGTGAAGGTTATACAGGTGGTGGAGGCGGTGGAGGTGGAACTGGTGGGGCTGGTGCAGCAGGCACCAGTTGGAGTGGTGGATCTGGTGGAGGCGGTGGACCATCTGCAACTGCGGGTGCTATAAATGCCGGTGCTGGTGGTAATGGTACAGCTGCGAATACTGGTGGAGGTGCTGGTAATGGTGGTGGCAGTGCTGGTCCAGGTGGTATAGCTGGTGGTACTGGTACAGGTGGTTTGATTATTTTTGTGGTAAAAGGCACATTTACATTGGGAAATACAGGTGCAATAACTGCAAATGGTGTTGCGGGTGGAAATGGTAGCGCTGGAGGTGGGGGAGGAAGTGGTGGTGGTAGAATTATTATATTATACAATCAAGGATATACAAACAACGGTGGTACTATTACTGCAAATGGTGGAGCTGGTGGAGGAACTGCTCCAACTGCTGGTGGTAGTGGAGGAGCCGGTAGCATAACAATAAGAGAAATAGGAATTTGGTAAAATATTTATAAAGTTATATGGCAATACCATCACAAGCAATATCTCAAATGACTACCTTGGTAGGTAGTAATCGTAATGACAATTGTTTATTTACATTATACAATGCACTAATATCATCTAGTGTTAATCAAAATTTAAAAGCAAGAATAAGTACCCACGAACAATTTTATAGCAACAACAATATTGGTTTAAATCAAGGTACTTATAATAATTACTTCGGTACAGGTGTAGATGGTAGTGTGACCATAAGCAGCAGTGCTCAAATAAGTTCATCCACATCGCCTGCTGGATTAAACAACATTTCCAAAGAACACGGTGATGTAATTGTAAAGAATTATAATAACTTAACCATCAATAGTGGTGTATTATTTAGTCCACTAAGAGCTTGTAGAGGAATGATAATATATTGTACTGGCAATTTGACTGTGAATGGGACTATAAGTATGACAGGTAAGGGTGGTGGCGTAGCTAATAGCATTGCAGCTCCATTGGGAATTGCTACAAGTACCGATTCAAGATATGATTTGGTGGATGCTACATTATATTTCAACAATTTTTCATCAAGCGCCTCTGGTGGCAGAGGAATACCTACGCATTGGAATTGGGCGCCTAGTGGGAGTGTTTGGTTTAGCAATTATAAGATTAGAGTGCCATTGAGTGGAAGTGTAGCTGGTGGTGGTATAGCTACAGCTGGTACTGCTGGTATATTTTGTTGTGGTGGAGGCGGTGGAGGAGCATCTGGTCAAAGTGGTGGACCAGCTGTTGGCAGTTCTGGTGGATCAGGTGGAAGAGGTACAATATTTGCTGGAGGTGGTGGAGGTGGTGGAGGCGGAACTTCGGCTTCTGCTGGTGGAAATGGAATATTTGAAAGAGGAGGTGCTGGTGGTTCTGGCGCACCTAATTCAAATGGTGGCGGTGGAGCAGGTAATCCAGCTGGCCCAGCATCTCCAGGAACAGGTACCGCAGGAGTTGGAGGATTGTTAATTTTAATTGTTAAGGGCAATGTAACGGTAAATGGAACTATAAGTTCAAATGGAGGAGCGGGTGGTTCTGGTAATCCAAACCCATTTGGAGGCGCAGGGGGAGGTGGTGGTAGTGGAGGAGGTAGAATAATTATAACATATGGCGGCACCTATACAAATGTTGGCACTGTTGTTACGAATGGAGGAAATGGTGGTGCAGGAGCTCCTGCATGGACGGCGGGCGGTGCAGGTGGAGCAGGTGCTATAACTATAAGAAAGGTTAATATATAATATTATATGGCTACACAAATATCAAGTTTAACAACACTAGTTAATGGCGTAAACAGTTATGATTGTTTTTTGCCATTGGTAGATCCAACGTTGGCACTAGATTCACGTAATGTTAAAGTCAGAATAAGTACCCACAATGAAATGTTTAGCAACAACTTTGCTGTAGCTAGTTTAAATAGTTATAGTAATTATTTTGGTACAGGCAAAGACGGTAGTGTAACCATAAGCAGCAGTGCACAGATAAGTTCATCCACATCGCCTGCTGGATTAAATAATATTTCCACTCAATTTGGTGATACAATTGTAAAAAACTTTCAAAACTTAACCATCAATAGCGGCGTATTATTTAGTCCGTTAAGAGCTTGTAGAGGAATGATTATATATTGCACAGGCAATTTAACTATTAATGGCACTGTAAGTATGACTGGCAAAGGCGGCGGTGTTGTTAGAAGGATCGCTGCACCTATTGGAATTGCAACAAGTACTGATTCCAGATATGATTTGGTTGATGCTACATTATATTTTAATAATTTTTCATCAAGTACAGCTGGTGGTTATGGAATACCTACACATTGGAATTGGGCGCCTAGTGGAAGTGCTTGGTTTAACAACTATAAGATAAGAATTCCATTGAGTGGAAGTGTGGCTGGTGGCGCAGGATCTACTACAGGCAATGGTACAGGAAATTCCGGTACAGCTGGAATATTTTGTTGTGGCGGCGGTGGTGGCGGCGGAGCAGGCCAGCCAGGACCACCATCTTTCGGATCCGGCGGCGCTGGTGGTCGTGGAACTATTTTTTCAGGCGGAGGAGGTGGCGGAGGAGGAGGTGGTGGTAGTGCAGGTAGTGGTGCAGCTGGTTTATTTGAAGCTGGCGGATCAGGACATCAGCCGAATTCAGGAAAAGGAGGAGGCGGAGCGGGTGATCCAGCAGGTACCAATACTCCTGGATCAGGTTTAGGAGGTACCGGAGTGGGTGGAACCGTTGTTTTTATAGTTAGAGGTAATTTTACAAATAACGGTACTATATCTGCGAACGGTTCATCTGGTGGTTTTGGAAATCAAGCTCCTTTTGGACCTCAAGCTGGTGGTGGTGGTGGTGGTAGTGGTGGTGGGTGCATTTTAATAATATATGGTGACACATATTCAAATACGGGAACTATAGTTGCAAATGGTGGAGCCGGTGGGTCGAATGGTCCAGGTGGCGGCGGAGTTGGAGGTTCAGGTGGTGCAGGCTCACTTCGTGTTAGAAAAGTACACGTTTAAAAATAAAAAAAGATTTTTGATATATAACAATATTTATAATAGACTATGAAAGACACAATAATAATACATAATATTCACGACAAAGCGAGTAGAGAATTTGTTGCTGCATATGGTAACAGAAACGACGTTACTGTATTAGAAGACGATGGATTAAAAGTTCGTCTAGCATTTCCTTATATCAGCGCATTTCCTACTGTTGTAATACCCACACCATCTTATGAAGATACAGATGAAAATGGGACAGTAACCACAATCGAAGGTAGCATTGAATATTTGAGAGCACCTGAAGATTGGAACAAAGTACAAGAACGAATTGATTATTGGGAAAACAAAGTACCAAATTGGAAACAAACTGATAGCAGATATCAAGCTTAAAAAATATGAATCAACCAACAATTACTTGGAAAGTAACAAACCTAGACTGTTACCCAAAATATGATCAAGAAACCGACGTTGTATTTACTGTACACTGGGACTGTTTAGGCAACATCGTAGTTGGTACGGGCAGTTTGAGTGGCAGTGTATATAACAGTAGATTATACGGTACCACAGGTGTACAATACCACAGTGGTTCATCATTTATACCATATGATCAATTGACTGAGAATGTGGTATTGGGATGGACATTTGATAGTATGGGTAGTGGTAGCAAAGCTAATATTGAAGCGGGTGCTATATCTAGTTTATACAATCAAATAAATCCACCTGTTGTACAACCTCCATTGCCTTGGGTAACAACAGGTTCTATGGGTAATTGACAACAATTAAAATAATAACTATTGAGTAGTAGTGTTCTAGTTATTTAACAAAGTTATAAACATATGGAAGAACAAAAACAAATTAATTTATCAGATCTCACATTAGTTGAATTGAAAGCTTTTGCTTACGACGAAGTTGTTAAGTTAAACTTTTCACAAAACAATTTGAGAATTATCAACCAAGAACTTTCTGCCCGTCAACAACAAGGTGTGGAAAATGCGTCACCAGTAACAACTGCAACAAAACAATAATATAAGTTATATGCAAAAACAAATATCTGATTTTACCGTGGTTGAATTGAAAAGTTTGGCATACGATGAACTTGCAAAAATCGAATTGGCACAAAATAACATTCGACTTTTGAATCAAGAAATCACCAATCGTATACAATCTCAGTCACAACAAACAACTGGTGATTTTACTAGCCCCCCCGTCAGTAATAGTGAAATCATTTAAACGGGATCGCCGTAAATATTAAAGCCCTTGGGTGGTTGAGGTAGTATTTCTTCCTCAATCATCTTAATAGCATACAATTTGCTATCTAGTGGGGCCAATCTATACTCACACTTGATCTTGGTTTCTTTGAAATAAGATTCAAGCGCTTCAGTGATACTTGGATGAATTATTTTGCGGGTATCATTGACAAGAGTCCATCTGTCGCCAGGTGGTACTCTGGTAGCAATTAGTTCATTGTGTTCTGTAATTTTTGTAGCCATATAATTTATTGTGGTTTGACAAAGAATATCTTATGCATTCCAGTAATATAAAAAGTATTTAAATCCATATTCAAGGATTTACATTCCAATTCCCCAGGCCAAAAGCCAGTCCATCTAGCAAATTGTTTATCGTGGTCAACACACTCACATCCTAACTTTTGACCACCACATACACTACATCTTTCAATGTCACACTTTTTCTTGTGTGGTTTGCCAGCAACAACTTTGCAACTAAAACAATTGTCTAGTTCCACTTTCTGACATACTGGAGTTTGTTTCTTTTTCATAATTAACAACAATGACCTTTTTTATCATCCGCAACAAAACTATTCAAATAATAGTTGTTGTGTCTAATATCTCTTAAACCATATAGTTCTCTGTACATACTATACACTATACCATCCAATTCTTTTACTACCATAGGTATACTTTTGGTATTATCTACCCCCCTCATCTTTTCTGTATAATCCTTAATAATAGTATCGATTTGTTCTTGCATTATTTGTTGGGTGTGGTTTTGATAATTTTACCGTCACAATTGTAATAAGCTCTGTAATAATTTGTATATGTGGTGTATACATTATTTGTAGAGGTTTCAATCATACTATAAGTAATATAGTTGTTATTGATAGCATGCACTCTACTACAAGGTGGTAGTGTTTCTAGTGCTTTATTATAACTGTATCTCAACAACATTCCACTGGTGCATCCAGTAGACAACAATGCAATAATCAATAGTTTCTTCATTCTGTTAACTCACGTTCTTCTACTGTATAATTATGACTGTCTTTGAACATATCACGGTATTTTTCAGCATTTTCTTTTTTTAAATATATCTTTTCAATTATCAGATCATTTCCTCTATATGAGGTGATTAGATATAACTTAATCTTCGGTGGTTCTACTGTCATAGCAGTCAATAGAATTGCTGCAAGACCACCCAACATAATTTTATTAAAACGGTTCATAATTACTTAGTTTAGCTTGACATCGTTCCAACTTGTTTTTGTATCTTTGAATTGTGATAAAATCTTCATCCATATGATCATTAGCTTTTACAATCTCACGACCAAATCGTTCCACTTCGTCACATAGATAACGAATATCTTCACACAACTTGGGATCAATTGTGGTATTACAATTTTTTTGTGTAAATTCTCGTAGTCTATCAATTACTATTTTGTTAGTCTTCATTGGTTCTATAAATTACTTTATCAATTGTAATTCCCTTTTTATGTGACTTGGGACCATACATAGCTCCATATTGATTCTTGCTGTTAATATAAGCCATTAAATCTGTTTTAATGGCTTCTGCATCTACATTATCAAAGTTTGGTGGTAGATTTACTGTTAAGTAATATTTTGGATTATTGGTCATACTTTCCTTTTTTATGATCTTCTAAAGAATATTGTTTGTTCAAAACGTGTATATCAAAACATGACCAAGAAGACGGACATATTGGATATTTAGCACACATTGGTGTCATACTATCATAGTATTCTACTGGTTTTTGATCTGACTCTCGTATAATTGGATGATCAACCCACTTAAGATTTCTTAGTGGAAAGAAACTGTCACAGTTATGACAATGACACATTAAATTCAACTTTTCATCACAAGTAAGTGGTTCAGTTTTTAGTTTATCTCCATAAAAATATTCAACTGACTCTGATTTGCCTATTCTAATTGAACCACAACCTGTGGGGTTATGTTTAACATAGTAGTCTTCAAATTTTTCTAATACTATATCATTTGGAATATCCTTTATAATCAATGATTCAAGTTTTTTAATATATTCTTGATCCTCTTCAGATCTTGGAATCAACATTATATGTTTTTCTTGATTCTCTATGATTTCTTGAAGAGTCAACGGTTTCTTATAGTCACTCTTGATATATGGTTGAGACAAATAAGATACAGTATGCATAGCTGTACCAATGTTATTAGCTTTTTTATTTTTTTTATTCATAATTTTTTACCAGTGGTGAATAATATTTGATATAATAAATCCACACGTAATAAAGTTTACCAGAACAATGATAAACCTCAAGAGAAAACTAGCAAGAGCATAATTTACAGGCAACACAGGCACATCAGGCTTGCATTCATCTGTATGACCTACACGGTGGTCAATAGTTCTAGCCAATGTCAAGAAAAATTTATTGGTTGTCATCTTTTGTAAGAATAAAAAATCCACGTATCATTCATATGATCAGAAACCGTACAATTTGTAGATCACCATCAGCATTCTTGGTTTCAAGAATTACATCTGGATGTGGACGGTCACAGCTAAGATATACCTTAGCATTAGGAATATTTAGTTCCCTAACCATCTTTTTTTCCACTACGTTTTTAAGCCAGTCAACAATATCTGCTTTTTTTACATTAGTCATATAATTTAATTTTCCATCCAATTTGTTACATTCTCAGGTCCATTTGATTGTTGGATACCAACATACTTTACCTTGGTCAAATCCATAGGAATTTTGATACGTTTCCAATCCCACAATGATGGAAGATCACTATCATCTGCGCATTCCCATTCAATGTCCAGTACAATTCTAACTGATTTTGTTTTATTCATAAATTTATGATACAACAAAAATGGTTGATGTCAATATTTTTTTGACAATTTATTCTATGACAAACTATTTATTATTGTTATGGGAAGAAAAAAATTAAATAGAACAAAAGATGAACTACTTGAACAACAACGAAATCGTGCAAAAAAATATTATCAACGACACAAACAAAGACTCAATGAAAAGTCAATGCAGAAATATTGGGAAAATAAGCGGAATTTACAAAATAATAAACAAGATTGATAATAAATATTATGTAGGAAGTAGTAAAAATATCTACAAAAGATGGAGAAAACATAAATCCCTTCTTAGACACAATAAACATATAAACGACTATCTTCAAAACGCTTTCAATTTACACGGTGAAATAAATTTTGAATTTGTTATAATAGAAAAATGTTTAGTTGAAAATTTAAAAGATGTAGAACAAAAATATTTAGACATAGCAAAGTCTAATCAAAATAATAATTACAATTTAAATTTTGAATCTTGTGGAGGTGATCACAGTATCCATAGCATTGAAAAAATTAGATTGGGTAGAATTAATTTTTTTAAAAATCCAAAGAATAGAAAGATTGCCAGTGATATTTCTAAAAAACAATGGGCTAATATTGAATTTAAAGAAACCAGACTTGGAAAAAATCATCCATTGTACAATTCAATGAAATATACATTTTATAATAGAAAAACAAATATTACAGAGCATTGTACAATGAATGAGTTATATACAAAATATAATTTATATAGAAGTAATGTTTGGGCTCTTTGTATGAAAAGAATTAAATCTGTAAAAAATTGGATTCTTATTCATAATCCCGAATAGCAATTGTATAAGGGAAACGTGGAATTTCATCATCTGGTGTAAGATTAAAATACTTCACCGTAGCACTCTTTCCAATATACTTATTCTTGTTCTTTAGAAGATCCTTTAAATATTCACGGTCACCCTTAATGTTGCTATGGAACTCAATACCCTTGTGGTTCTTGAATACCATATGACCAGCCATACCGCTCTTGTTTCCTACACCCTCAACAATGTCAAGAATTTTGAATTCAGAATCCTGAAACTCTTTACGCTTGAGGAGGTGTTTGCTACGCTTGTTTTCATAAGGTCCGTCAGTACGAACCATCTGACCTTCGTATCCTTCGTCAACATACTTTTCATACAACTCATTTAAATGTGTAATCGTGTCCACAAGGTGAGTCGGAACACGACGAACCACATTGTTATTAACAATATAAGTAGTAATGTCACTATTACGGTCACCAAAAGTCTTCGGTAAAATCCAGTCATATATCCAGTATTGAATATTCTTTTCACTCTCAGCCAAATCTTCAACGGTAGGTTTAGTCTTCTTTACCAAACTACAAATAGCATTAAAGTCATTGGCAAACTTATCAGCATACAATTCACCATCAAGAATTGCATCTGGAAACCTATCAAAGAATGGTTTCAATGCAACTAGTACATGGGGAGCTGAAATAATGGCTTTACCATTACGACTCCACATACCATCACGCTTTACAACGCAACGAATACCATCCAACTTAGGTTGGCTATAAACAGGATACTTCAAGTCATCTTTGTAGTCATCATAGTTCTTTGCCAACATAGGTTCGGTGAAAGAGATTTCATCAATCTTGGTTATATTTTCAACATAACCACTTTCTTTCTTTTTCTTCCAAGTGGCTTTGGCTTCTTTTGTAGCTTGATCTTCGGCAGAAGTAGCATTCTTCTTGCCAGTATTTTTACCCTCACAAATGGTCCATTCAGTTGTCTGGAGAGCCCCATCAACTTGTCCATAATGTGTACGATATTTGTTACCACTAATTTCAATGGTCCAAGTTTGAATAGCACCCGTATTGGTACGAGCGAATAACATAGGTAGTTTCATATCTTTTATAATATTACCACGGCGCAAGAAAAAAGTCAAGGAGATTTTCATCGTCCTTGACTTTGGTGTGGTTTAAGCTGACACTGTATTGATTTTTGTTTTATACTTATAAACTGCTGTTACGTTTTCGTCTGTCATTACCTTTGACTTAACCAATCCATTGGCCAACAGTTCATATCGCTTCTGACACTTTGGGGTTTCACGACCACGGAGCAACGCTGCGTATGTCATCTTTTTGTCGCCAACCTTGTGGTCAGCTTCAGGATTCTTCTTCAAAAGAGTGTTGATTTCCACAAACTTTTTCAGAAACATATTCACATCCTTGATCTGATTACGATGACGGTGATAAAACACAAACAAGTCAAACACAGTTTGCTTACTTAGCTTCATACTTTCCTTGAAGATATCTTCATTTGGAGCAACCCACGTATTAAAGAATTCATCTACGTCATTCTTAAAACAATTTGACTTGCTATTTAGCTCAGAGCCAGTTTCATATTCACTATAAAGAATACCGTCACTGATGTTCTTCTTGAATCCAAAACTATGGAAGAATGCCATACCAGCAAACTGTGAGTCAATCTTACGACGGTTATAATCCTGTTCTGAAAAGATTGAAAGAATCCAACTACGGGTGCTGAAATTCTTGTAATAGTTCTCACCCAATTCCCGACAAATCTTTGAGATGGGACTAATAATAGCGTTACGCTTTTCAGCAGCGTTCAATTCACATCCACTATTTACAGCGATGAAAATGTCACTCAACTGTGAACGAGTAGCCTTGGTATACACTTCCAGTGTAATTGTACGAGTAAGAATAAAATCCTTAACTGATTCGTTTAGATCAGCCCACCGCTGTTCACGCTTGATAGTAAACTTATTGCCTAGATTGTCACAATATGTTCCAGCACGCAATTCCAGTTGGTTAGTAAACAACAATCGTAGGGTAGTAAAACGGTTGTTGCTATCAAGGTTAAGATAGTTAGCTCCCTCGGAAAGCCAATCGGAATAATAGTTGATATCTTCCGTTGACAGTGAATTCTTCCGGCATTCAACTACATCAGCAAAAATAAACTTGCTTGGAGCGATTCCCTTAAATAGCGAATCAAGATAACTGCGTGACTTTGCACCGTCCCAACGTGCAGGACTTTGAAAACTATCGTCGATAAAGACGCTATCGAGAAACTTCTTTACATTGGAGAGTTCCCAGTTTTCAGTTGTGGACTTAATTGTCTTTTCATTTGTACCGATCATATTATTATTTTCCTTTTATTACTGGATTTGGGTTATGACATAATTGTCTAATTAATAATTTTTATCACAGACAGCGTAAGTGCTTTTTGGATTTAAATTAAGAGTTGTGAACCAGTTCCTCACAACAAAATCATCTTAACATTGGTTTCTTTAATTGTCAAGCGGAACGTTGAGCGTCTTCCAAAATTTTTCGTTGAGAATTTTTACAGGTACTTCGTTTTTTAACTCGAAATTAGGATGTTCATACACATAATTGAGCAAACTTTTTGCTGAAATATAAAACAACACCATTTTATCCTCACACAGCTTGATACAAAAATACCCACCGTTGTTGAGAACTTCGGCTTTGTCTTCCCAAATCAATTTTTTAAGATTGCCTGATGTATGTCCAAGATAAATTGTATTTGTCGGAGATACACGACGAACGTCTACACGAACGGTGGGATCATCTGTTAATTCAAAATCCCACTTGCTGTTTGCTGGACTCTTTTTGATATTGGTATAACCGCTTTTGGTGGTCAAATAATCCAATATGATTCGTTCAATCAATTCCCCACATCCGCCAACTCTAACTTGATTGTAAACATAGTCATTAATCATCTTGTATCGTTTCAGTTCTTTAAGAGAAATTTCTCCCAGACTATAAACCTCAGATTTGAATTCAATTTTCATTTTTAATTACATCTCCATTAGAATCGCTATACCACACTTCACCCACATTAAATTGCTTGATCACACTTTGACAACCACAACACGGCTTGCTGTTGTTCAACTTGCCAGTTCGATCCACCCTAAGAACAACCATTTTAAAATCCCTAAGATCCTCCTTGCCACTCTTCATACACACACTCAACTCAGCGTGCAAACCAACCAGTTGATGGTTCTTATAATCGTATTTAAGTGTCTCAGGATGACTCTTACAGCTATTTGTACCAATATGTACAATCTTTCCACACTTAATCAAAAAAGCTATATGACTACACCTATGCTCTAGGTTAAGCGGACACATAGCTTTGGCAATGTCAATGGTACGCTTCAAAATCTTACTGTTCATTACTAAATTCATAATACCAGCGACTTTATAAAAAGTCAACAACCTTTTTTATATTTTGAAATTTCGAGGTGGGTATGATATGATATATTTATGGAAAATCTTTATGTTGAAAAAGTAAACAATTTGACTGCCAAAGAATTGATTGTTAAACATCATTATACACACAAATGGACCATAGCTGAGTTGTGTATAGGAATCTTCGACAAAAGCAAAGGTAGTGTATTTTTTGAAGCGCCTAAGCTGGTTGGGGCGGTTGTATTTGGACCAACTGCTGGTGCTAATGTGGCTAGAAGTGTATCACCTTTACTAAATCATTCCAATTTATGGGAGTTGAAACGATTGTGGGTAGAAGATGATTTGGGTAAAAATACTGAAAGTTGGGTTATTGGTCAATGTTTGAAATATATCAAACTCAATCATCCTGAAATAAAATGTTTGATCAGTTATGCGGATCCTGATGCTGGACACATTGGTACCATATATCAAGCTACTAATTGGCTGTATCAAAATATTGAAAGACCCAAAGGTACCAGTGGTTATATTGTTAGTTTTGATGGTGGTGTTAAATGGCAACATTCACGTACACTATTTAACAAATATGGTACGTTTAACTATAACAAATTAATAGAAGTATTACCTAGACCATTTAAAATCAAAGAATTGTCAGTTAAAGAAAGATATATCTATCCACTGGGAAGCAAAGTGGAAAAGAAAAATCTGATTAAAAGTTTGAATTATCCCATTATAGAATATCCCAAACTCAAATCAGATAAAGAAACAATAATAGAATTTAATTAATAATCTTTAACTGAATATTACCCAGTGTAAGATTCTGCACAATAACATTCTTAGCATCAAGCAATTCATACTTGCTATCCACTCGCTTTACTTTACGATTACCCTTCTTGCTCTTACGATACACAATAACACCACCACTATAACTTTTAACAATCAGTTGCGCAACTTTCTTACGCCATTCGTAAGCTGAAAAGTTATTGATAACATCAATCAAAATAGTACCAGTAATCTTGTTACGAATATCAGTATCAGATTTGATCATAACCAACAAATTATCAAACAATTCAAAATCAGCACTGGAAAACTCAGTGATCTTCTTACGAAAATATTGATTGAAATATTTGGTAACGTTACTGTCAACAAAATAGGCATTCAAAATCTTATCACAAAACGAACGAATCATAACAAGTTCATTGTAACGATCAGTGACTTCACCCCTCGTTTTGATAGCAAAATCAATAATGCCACTTTCCTTCTTCAATTCATACGACTTGTTATTAAGTGTTACATCACCAGTTTCACCACGTTTGATATTGCTCTTGCGTGAATCACCAAGCATCAAAAACATAGACAACTCACCACGACCAGTTTGATGCTTGATGTTTTCAGGCAACGCAAGCACATTGTCAATTTTATGTGCATCACTATTAACATCATTCACTTCCTTGAGGAATTCATCCACACTGTCAAATTGAGGAAGCTTGTTGATGCCAATGTCAGTCAACGATGCAACCAAGTGGTCAACCCTAGAAAGGTGAGACTCAGACTTGTTTTTCTTCTCAAGCTTGAGAAGTCCATTTTTGATTTGATTGCTAAAAAAGGTGGTAGATTTGGTGCTCATCACAAGTACCAATCTACCACCTTTTTTCAAAATGTCAACAGCTTATTTTAAGCCTTTATAAGTTTCAATTGGTTTTTTTGTAGCCAAGTCTTGGTCAAGAATGTCAATTGCTTTTTTCTTAGACTTATAAAAAGCGTGGGTCAACAATTTAAGATCCACATCTTCAACGTCATATCCCATCTTAATATACTTAACCAACCTCTTTAAAGTTACACTAGGATAGTAAATACTACCTTCATTAAACTTCAATTTATTAGTCTTGATATCATCTAAAATGCCATTTTCATAAACTACATTGGTACCATCATAAGCAATGCGACATACATTGATATCAAATGACTTAAATAGTTCTTCAATGTTATCAAAATACTTGAATGTTACGCACTGAATCTTCCAATCAACATCCATATACTTAATTGTAAGTGTACAATGCCACTCACTGTATATGGTAGATTCAATTTTTATATATCCCGCAGTAACACTGCTTACACTCAGATCATATACAAACTTTTCAAATTGTTCTTTGTTTTTAAAGAACACATCTACGTCAGCATTTGTTAATGGTAACTTACGATAGGTTCTATGTAAACAACCACCAGCAATCCAAGGTCCATTTTCAGTACACTTAGGCAATAACTCAATCAAGTATTCCAACACACTTGATGTGGGTAAATGCTTTAAAAACAAATTTAACGTGGTCTTTTCTAGTTTCATTGGAACTTTATATGGTTCTTGTGGTAGTTCCACAAATTTAATATCCAGATTCATAAATCTTCTTCAATACATTAGGATAACAGTTGTCTGGGTAGTCTTTACTATTCTTTCCACTACTATAACTCAAACAAATTGATTGGTCAATCACTGGTTCAAACTTTCGTTTGGTCTTGTAAAACATATTTACACTGTTATTGGTGCAAGTCTGATAAAAATCACAACCTACACTCATACACATACCAATATCATTTGTCTTGATACTATACTTTTTCATAAAAATAAGGGAAGTACTGTTACATACCTCCCTTTTAATCAGTCCTTGCTTCCTAGAAGATACGTATTGCTAATAGCCTTGAAACTAAACTCCTTCTCAAGACCACGTACAACCACACCTTCCCTATCAACTTCCATATTCAATACACTCTTACCTTCAGCATACTTCAACATATAGTCAACAATATTGTTTTCATTTGGAATCACAAACCCATACTTCTCAAGTACAGGCACCATCTGCAATTGCAAACCAAACAATACCCACTCAAGTTCATCAAAGAACATACGGCGACCCTTATCAATGTCATAACCAGTAAAGAAGAACAACTTGTGGTCACTCATTCCATACAAATTACCATTGATACCAGCACCAATTAGTTCTCCCTGCAAAGCAATATTCTTGCCGTGTTTAGTCATCTTGTCCTTCAATTCAAGCACCTTGGCCATACGCCATAGACTATTGTCATCAGTTTCAGACAACTCCCAATTACGGCCACAAACCCCAAATACTCCATCCTTGAAGTAACAAGTGAAACTAGTACCATCCAACTTTTCAGTTACATAAGCACGTTCACCAACTGGACTAAATCCAACTTCACTCTCAAAGTTCTGAATACGAATTTCCTCAGTCTTTGGAATAAAGCTAGGAAATGTTCCCTTGATCTTTCCAGCCAATTGAGCGGGAATAGGAGGTTCATACTTGACAATATCAAGAGCCTCAGTCAAATCATCACCTTCCTTTGGATTACTAATACCCTCTGGAATTGGAGTCAATAGACCTTGACTAATTTGTCCACGCAACCTAATGGTCTTGAGACGAAATCCCTCACTAGAACCCATACGCTTGAAGCTACTCTTGCGTAGAAATTCAAATTGAGGGCGGATCGGCAAAAAGCTGTCAATTTCGTAATAAACAGCCAAATCACCCACCTTGTATTTAGTCACAGAATCTACTACCCACCAACCCCCCACACGATATGCGCAAATTTTATCTGCTCCTTCAATTAACTTGATTTCTTCAATTTTTTTGATTGACGCTAGTTTTCTCATAAAATTTTTTTAAACTATTTTTTATTTTTTCTCTCGTCTCTAACGATACACTATGTCCCTTCAAAGTACAAGATGTTTTTCTTCTTTTTTCCGGATTTAGATTTGCATTTCTGATGTTTTCAAGTGCATCTTTAGAAAAAGATTGTTTTTTCCTTTCAGGTCCTATTTTTTGAGTATTGCCTCTACCAAACAACCATCCATTTGGTATACCCTCATCATCTTTGAATTTTTTAGATTCTAGTGTTATGGGATTATGATACCATTTTTTACCGATTTTAGATTTAATTTGATTTAATTTATGTTGTACTGACCAAGTGGTACCTGTTTTAGCTTTTCTCATTTTTTCTCTCGTTTCAATCGAACGAGTTTTTCCTTTATTTAGTTGACTTATTTTTAATCTTGTTTCAGCTGTCATAGGTTGACCTCCCCATGCATATGGAGTTATATTATAACCTATGTCTCTATTTGTAGAATTAAATTTTTTAATATAAAATTCTTCTTTTTCTCTAGCGTCGTTAAATGTAAAACATTCTTCTAATATTTCTCGGTTAAAACTATTTTTTCCATATTTTTTAATTGCACTGGTAATTAGTTTTCCACTACCAATGTATCCATCATCAATGTTATCAGTTTTATGTTGACCTATGTATATTTTATTATTGACTGTACAAGTTGTTTTATATATAATCCATTTCTTCATACTAATAAGTATGAAAATGAATATTGTTAATTACAACTTGCTATCTTATTTTTCTAAATTAATAACTGGTAAACTCAACCTCAAGTGACTTGAAATTAATAGTAGACGGATCTACATTCAAATCAATTCCATCATTTACAACAAACACCTTCAAGTCCTTCTTGGTATCAAGCGAGGGTCCACCACTACAGCTACAACCAGAGCTGTAACACCAAGTGACGTTACCATCCTTGTCAACACCAATCCCCTCATAAGAGTGGTGACCATAACCACCATCCCAATTCTCAATTTCCTTGAAAATTACGATATGGTCATCATCAAACTTGCTCTTAGGAAGAGTGTCCCAATTCTTTACAATGTAATCTACGATATTCATTACTCCTTAACTCTACCACGTAGTTTAAACAAAGTCAACAAAAAACCCGCCAGATTTCTCTAGCGGGTTTCTCCACTTATCCTACCACTTATCGGTTGGTATTTCCAACATTAATGAACGGAACCACTCCTCCGCCATTATATACCGGCAACTTACCATCCCACCTCTGAAGCGCTTCATACTGAACTAGTGCCGGAGTTAGAGACTGAGCCAACACCAAGTTAGCCTTGGACTGAGCCTCTGCCTTAAGAGCAATACTCCGAGCCTCACCCTCTGCCTTGGCAATGTTACTTTCCTTCTCACCACGAGCCTTCTCAATCACCTGATCCGCCTCAGCCTTACTTTGACGCACCTTGGTTTCAGCCTCAATAGCCTTCTGACTCGCCTCTAGTACAGCATTGATACGAGTCTGAACACTCTGATCAACACGAAGACCACCGTGGAAGCTGATCAACTCAAACCTAAATCCCTTGGGTCCAAGTTGGACGTTGAGATTGCTCTTAACATTATCAAGAAGGTACTGCTTCCTCTCACCAAAGATATCACTAGCCTTCATAGTACTAGCAACACGATTGAATGCGTTATTCACCTCGTTCCTCATAAATCCGTGGGTAATAATCTCTGGTGACTGACGAAACTCCACAAAGATCTGAGGAACCTTCTCAGCTACGAACGTGTAAGCCAGAGCAATATCTGCATTAACCACAGCACCTTCGATGCTGTTGAAGGTCACACTGTCATCGCCAGGACTTTCCTTGCTACCACGTTCACGATCCCACACAGCATTCTGCATAAATGTGGGGAACTTATAGATATCCTCAGTGAGAGGATTATAGAATACACCACCAGTAACCAACGGAAAGTCATTGACTCCCTTCTGGCTACCCCATTGGTTCACCTTGATACCAACATAACCAGGCTCAACCCTATCACAACCAGTAAAGGATGCAATGGCGACGATACCGGCGATTACACTAACGATCTTCTTATTCATTTTCTTTGTTTTTATTTTCTTCTAGTTTCTTGACCAACTTGGTCACATCACTCTTTAAGATTAACAGCGACCCGATAAAAAGTCCAGCAAAAAGTGCGGACCCGATAAGATTTGCAACGTCACTCTTTTGATTAATGAATATTACGGATGTGTTAAAAACGTAAGCACCCACCGTCAAAAGAACAAAATACTTTGCACAATACTTTACAATATTTTTATTACTAAACATATATTAATTTTCCTTGATATAAAGTTCTGGAATATCCACAGTCAATGGAATAACTACATCATCCAAAGGTTGGTCTGATTCAGCTCCACCATAATGACCGTGGTGTGTGTTAGGAATAGTCAGATACTCGGTAGTCCAATGTTCACGACATTCCTTGGCGGTCTTCTTCAATGGAGGAAGTTCATTACCATCCTTGTCATATACAATGATATACTGAAAACTATTATCATAGGTACAATCGTTGTATTCGCTATGAACTACCATAACCATTGTGGTTGCCTCAGGAGGATAATACTTCTTGGCAAATGCAATGTGTATACTATACTTTTGTGTATTAGGAACGTAACCAATCTTGGCTAGATCCTGTAATGTTGCTCTACGATATGTACTCATATATTAATACTTTAGAACGTCTTCACGGGTAATAGACAGATGTTCCCATTCGTCACCATATAGGTCTTCGTGGATACACTGAGTATCACCAAATAGTTCAATTAGTGATTCAAGCAAGGGATTTGGCTTATATTCCTTAGTTGCATTATCCCATTCACGTTCAACTTCTTCACCATCAATCATAAGATTCATATCTTCGTATCCAATATAGAATGAGGTTGCGTCACCGTCATTAAATTCGTGGTTATTAAGATACATCTCAATGCTATCCAGCGTAGGATTAGCAACAAAGATCTTCTTTAGTTCAGCCTTAAACTCCTTCTGGAGTTCTGACTTAACTGTGTTGAGTTGATTCTTTAGCTCTTCAATTTTCTTAAGTGATTCCTTCATATGTTTTGTTTTATTAGTCTCCGATTACATTTTTAATACTACCACCGAAAGTTTTAGAAGTCAAACCATTTTTAGCACGGGATTTACGACCTTCATCAATCTTCACAAAGCTGGGAGGATGTGAAATGCCATTCTGCATCCAACTCTTGAACTCCATTTCAGCCAAATAGTCTTGGGCTGAAGGAATAAACTTATTAGCAAAGTCTTCCAGGCAGTGTTGTTCACCAATATCCCGCACACTTACACTGCGTCCATCACTATTAATAATAGTAGGAAAACGATGATCACTAGTTTCAGGTCCACTATTGGCAAACTTTACTCGTTCCAGAATATTACTAAGAAACCAACTATTGTGTGTTAGAGCACGATGTCGGTTATCTGCAATGGCACCCTTACTACAATCCATAAAAGCATGAATTGGTTCGTAGTCTTCTGGCTTACCGCCGAACTTACGAACTGAACTTTGAGCGTGAATGTATGGTTTTGACATAACAAACTCAATCTACCACGGGTTTTATAACAAGTCAAAACAAAAATCCCCTCTTTTTACGGAGGGGATTTGTATACTTAATGATGTTTATCTTGCTTAACGTGACTCTTATTCATCATAATCTTCTGAATTTCTGGGAATGACAGCGGCTTACCGTGACCATCCCAACCTACATCCAGAATTTTATTGTCTGTACTATCAAGTTGAGTGGTTGGATTGGTGTAGTGGCTGTGACCACTCAATTGCCAAGCACCTTTTTGCATTTGATTAAAGATTTGGTGAGGATAGTGATGTAGAACAATCATTTGACCATTCACAATCACTTCCTTGTAATAACCCAGATAAGTAAGCTTACCAACTGCATATGGGTATACTTCAATATCCTTACGCTGATACTCAAGTGCAACTACGTCTTCATAATTCTTACGAATACAGCTGTTATGATTACCCCAAATATAAGCAATATTACGACAATTGATTCTAGCCAGAATTTCATTGAACTCAGGCGGGGTAATATTAAGACAAAAATCACCTAGATGAATTAGTGTATCTTCTGGACGCACCACTTCATTGATCTTTGCAATCAAAGCATCATCGTGTTCATAACGGTTCTTATATCCACGGGATTCGTAGATAAAAACCTTGTCGTGGTTAAAATGAGTATCACTGGTGAAATACACTCGGTGATCTTCATTATGAATTAATTTTAGTGGTCTTTCAAACATAAATTACCTCATCAATACCTTCACTGGTAGAAGGTTCTTCATACTTTGCCAACATCTTGTCAATTACCCAATCAGGTACAACTCTGCCACCCTCTTGTCCCCTCTTTTGGTTTCTTGCAATTAATCCAGCACGATCCATCTTGAATACAAGAGCAACTACTTTTGCACCATACTTCTTGGCTGAATTGATGTAGTCAGCTCGTTCCTTGCGATTTACGCTGGTTGCGTCTACCAATACATTTTTACCATTCTTTAGGTATTCGTCAACCTTTCTTTTGATATGGCCAAAAACAAGTGGCGTTACCGTTTGATCTTCTTCACTTTTACCAAATACAGCACGTAGTTCATCACTACTGAGATATTCAATATCTTTTCCTTTAATGAAGTTCTTTGCATAGGTTGACTTACCACTTCCAGGCAAGCCAACGGCGATATAAATTGTATTATTCATATATGTAGATTAACATCTACTTGTTATAAAGTCAAGAGAAAATTGTAAAGGGTAGGTAAAAGATGTTTATTTGGTGTGATTGATATAGTATATATGTAATGTAATCAATGGTGGTTACGTAAACAAAGGAAATATATGTTAAAGTATCTATTAGTATTAACCGCAGCATTTGCTCTAAATGCTCAAGAAGGTCCAAAAGGTCCACCTCCAGGCAATCGTCCTCCTCGTCCAAAGTTGACAGAGGAACAAAAAGCACAACGTACTGCTTTGATTGCTAAATATGATGTAAATAAAGATGGTAAGTTAGATAAAGAAGAACGTACCAAAATTAGTGATGATGATCGTAAATTAATGAGAAGTTTTGGACCACCACCAGGCGGACCAAAAGGTCCAAAACATGATGGTCCTCCTCCAACAAAAGATGGTGATAGACCAACCAAACCACACAAGAAAGACTAATAAACAAATAACCCCACTAAATTAATAGTGGGGTTTTTAATTTTAATGTGATGTGTATTTTTATACTAATACAGCGTCATATAACTGGGTTGAATTTGCAGCTGCCAATCGAAGATGTACTTTGCCATCACTTGATGTGATTACATCAATTACCGTAGCGCCTTTTAAACCAGCTGGTTCAGTGCCTTCTGTAGTTACTTCATTAATCTTTTTGTGGAAAAGACCTAAATGCTTTTGAAATGTTTCGTTAAGTTTATTGCTCATAATTTATGATTTTTTGTGTTATATATAAATATATACAAAAAATAAAACCCCACTAAATTAATAGCGGGGTTAGTGTTAGTTCTTTAAGTGATTACTTCTTACAAATAAACGATGTATATACATTTTCTGCACGTTGCAACGCATCGTGTAACGGAATATCACCGATATATTCAACTGATTTACCGCTTTTTTCAGCGTTGTAGTGAGCTAACTCTTTTTTGGTAGCCCACTCTTCTCTGGTAATAGAGAGCATTTCTTTTAGAATTTCCCAACGTAGTTCGTAGGGAGTTTTATTATTATCTGCCATATTTTTCCTTTGTGTTTGTGTGTTATGATAGCCACTATTGACTATCACACATACATATACAAGAAAAAACCCTACCAATTTATTATAATCAGTAGGGTTAATGTTTTAATTCTTCAACACTTGAAATAGTAACTTTTTATATTCTTCCTTGCCCAATGGACGATTATCCAAAATTTTGAACAAAAATGAAGCTCTATTAGTATTACCATAAGCTGAAATTACTTGCTCAGCCTGTAACTTACGAGTAGGTAGAATCTTGAGTCGGTTATTCACAAACTCATTCATACCAACCACAATCATATCCACTTCCTTCTTTGCATCACAAATACGGCTAATCATACCACGGCACTGCTCAGCCAATTCGTAATCAAAAGTGGTAAAGATATAGTTATAGAAAGTCTGATAGTCAGGCATACATTGTTCTAGCCAAACATCTAATACTTTTTCTATATTGCTTAGCTCAGACTTTAAATAATGTAATTTTAGATACCATTCAGATTTACATTTGTGAAGCATTTGGTCATTCTTTGAATAAACAACCACACCTTCCTTACCTCTCCATTGGTCAACATCCTTTAACAGATCTTGAACATCAGAAAAAGTATAAGTAGGAGGACGCTTTAGTTCTAGGTTCGTTGCATATCTATCCAAAGAGAATTGATTTGCAAGTGAGTAGTCATCGTGGTTAATCACACCAACCAAATACCAATCAGGTTCATCACCATAATTGAGAACAATCTTGTTGATAGGGCTAACCCACTCAAAAAGCCAAGAATAATTCCAAGTATCACTGGTGTATATGTGACTCAACTTGGACAAAATAGTGTTCTTGAAAATTTCAAGTTCGTGGCCATTAGCCATAGTAGAAGCATCAACAGTTCCACGGGTACGCAGAATATATTGTCCATTATACTTGCTAACAATCAACAATGAACCATCAAGCTTTTCAACCACAGTTGCATTCTTTAATGAGTTAGGAACAGGAAAGTGATCAGGATTCTCACCCCAGTTAGTAAACTTAGGAAAGCCTGCACTGATAACTTCACCGGCATAATTCACAACCACACTACGCATGTGCTTGTTGTCTTGAGTCCACTTGGTGCCGATATGTTGAGGTTGAATCAAATGAACGATTTCACCATTAAGTGAATGTTCATGCACCATAAATTGGGTGAGGTCAACCTTTTCTATGTCAATCTTCATATGTCTAATTTACCACGACTTTACGGAAAGTCAACGAAAAATTTAGAACCAGAAGGTGGATTCATCATTGGTTGGACAGACGCAATTTCGGCGGCACTTATAGTAGGCATTACTTTGTTGATAACTGGGAAAATGATCTTTGAGAACGGAGGATTTTTCTTCCAATGACGATCCACCTTTTCACGTTGATTTTTGGTTAATGGTCGCCACGTATCCCAAAGAACAGATTTACCATCTTTGGATATAGTTCCCCAACCCTTGAGAAAGTCATGGATACGCTTATTTGCGTATGTAGAAGATATACCAATAGTGTTAGCATTACACTTCTCACGATATCTACGAGTATTTTTCATAAAATCAATTCATCAAGACTTTAAAGAAACTCAAGCCAAATATTTCAGAATCAAATAATTGCAAACTAGATGGTAGGTATTATCGCTTATAATGTATAGCCAAGTACTAATAAACTTGGGTCTAGCATCTGGATCGGTATTTTTCCAATCATCATAATAACCAGTTACATTACATTTGTCATATGATGGATAGGACCAGTCTGGACCTATACGATTTTTATACCACACGAAGTATTTGATGATACACCATCTGTCTTGAACGAAGTGGGTAGCAAATATTAGAAATAATGCCAATAAATTTTGGGTAAGCAACAAAAATGGTACAGTATATAACAAACAATGAACCAAACAAGGAATGGATCGCTTGTTTTTGTTTAAAGCCATCCAATCACTTTGAAAGTAATAGTCTGCTACTAAATGTACCAATAACTGTTCCATATAACCCAATCTTGTTTTTATCCAATTTGTAATGCATCAACGACATTAGCTTTAACTTCTTCATTATAGATGGTTGACGCATCCTCATGTTTGCCATAATACCATGCACTATGATAGTTAAGCACAAGCTTGAGATTTTCAAAAGTGTCTACATCATTGTATCCACCTTCATAACCACGAACAACCACACGCAAATCTGGTGGGTACATTTGTAGTCGTTTAATCAATTGATTCACATTCATATTAATTAACAAAAGTTACATTTTCAAATCCAACAATCCAACCACCTTGCTTGGTAGCATTTTCACTAACAGTTACTTGATAAGTGTCTGGTCTAATTCCAGTAATGTAATGATCTTCATATTTACGAAGATTCTGTTTCGCATTAACCTTCTTGCCAATCACATCCTCTGGAATGGTCAAAAAGTTTTCTTTAACCCATTGAGCAAACATTTCTCTTTCAAGCGAACTCTTCACAAAAAGAGCATCATCCAGAATATCTACCAGTTCAGTGTTTGGTTCAACATATTTGTAATCATGCAAATATTCAGCAAGTTGATAACCATCCAAATCATAATGACCAAGACACTCAATAATGTCGTCTTCATATGTCGAACGAGGTTCATTAACACCCTCATCTTCATTCCATTTCTGGTAATTATCAACCAATCGTTTGAATTGGGTATTCGCACGATTGATATTTTTAAGATCAAACTTAGGACGCTTTACTGCATCTTTTAGGTTCATATAGATTTGTTCAGTCATAAGTTCTAGATTACCACACACTTTATAACAAGTCAAGATACTTTTGGCAGTTTGTAGTCGGGAATTTGACCGGGAAACCAAAAGAAATCTTCATCAAAACTATAAAAAAAGTTCTGATTAATTGCATGATTGTACGCTTCAATCACGGTTCTATCGTTTAACTGACGCTGTTTACCCCTAAATTCCATATGAGGATATTTAGATTTAATTTCTTCAGGAACGTGAATGTTCATAATAATCTGGATATTGTTGTCTAATATTATTTTCAACCAGTTGTGATGCTTTTGAATCAAAGATTTCAGCACCACAAGTGTCACATCGTTGTATGGTTACATCTTTGGTTATACAAGTTCTACCGTCACTTAATTCTGAAAAGTAGTTGATAGTAACGTCTTTGTATGTACCAGTCTCACATTCAAAACATTGTGATGGCCTAATATTCATTTTTCCGCAATCCAATCGTGAAATCGTTGTGGTAAAAACATATACACAACAATCAATCCAATAGAAATAATTGTAGGTGATACATCCACTTTAAATAACTTATAAAGCAATATACTGGTTAACAATGATACTGCCAAATTAATAAAAAATACTAAAAAGATTTTCATAGAAATAATGCTTGAATGCTTTTTAACTTACGATTCAATTCTTCATTGTGTTTCTCCAACGCTTCAATTTTTTGAAGCAACCTAGCATTTTCTTTATGTAATGTGTGTAATTGATCCATCAAATCTTGTAAAATTTGTTCGTTACTTTCAAATTCCATATTATTCTACCTTTCCATATACAGTTTCAACATCAATATAATAATTAGGCAGTCCATATGGACGAATAGTAAACTTCCAAGTCTTTTCACGGTCCTTGAAGTTATAACCACTGATATAACCAATACCACGATTGGTATTTACCTTATCACCACAACGATACGGAAGAGGATTATCAGCCAGTACCTTAGCGAACAACTCATTATTATTGATCATAGATAAACTCTACCACACCTTTTTTTAAATGTCAAACACTTTTCCGTCAAAATATGCTTTACATCCTAAAATTCTATCAACGGTATGTACTTCTACCCCAGATTCATTAAACATTGTGAAAGTGGCATTGTCATGTCCCTTCCATTGTTCTCTTTGTGTTGTATTACACAAATCATTGAATTGTTGATGTATATAAACACATTTGATTCCACTTTGGATGATTCCCCTAGCACAGTCAGCACAAGGTAAAGCATTGGTATAAAGAATTGCGCCATCGGTGTTTATACCATACTTGGCGGCTGCGTAAATTGCATTACGTTCTCCGTGTTCATACCATTTGTATTTTTCTGGTCTTTCGTGACGTAATTCATTTTTGTCATCTACTCCGATAGGAATACCATTGTAGCCTGTGGAAATGATTCGTTTGTCTTTTACAATAAGAGCGCCAATCTTGGTCTTGGGATCTTTGGATTTACTAGCAACCCAATAAACTCCTTGCAAAAACCATTCGTTCCAATCCGGTGGTGTATAATTTCTTAATTCATTCATATGATAATACTACAATCGTATATATTTTTTGTCAATCCCATAAATCTTAACTATATATTATATATGAAAACATATAAAATAAAAAATTATCATTATTACAACAGATATGTTAAATTTATTGAGTATTACAAAAAACATCCAATAGACACAAACAAATATTTTGAAGAACATCATATTCTTCCAAGATCTATGGGCGGATTAAACCACGACGATAATTTGGTTAATTTAACAGCTAGAGCTCATTTTTTAGCTCATTATTTGTTATGGAAATCTTACCGAAACAAAAAAACAGCATATGCATTCAAGTGTATGTCGGCGTTTGTTAAAACAAAAAATGGAAAAAAAGTTAGGTATTTAAATAGCAGACTTTTTGAAAAATTTGTTTTTTTATCAAAAAAATATTTCGTAGGTAAAAATCATCCATTGTATGGCAAAAGTAAATCTGAAGAATCAATTCAAAAACAAAGACTAAAAATACTTGGTAAAAAACAGTCTATTGAACATATAACAAAAAGAAAAGATAGTTTAATTTCATATTATAAAAACAACCCGAATGTTAAAAGAGGATTTTCAGGCAGAAAACATTCGGTGGAAACCAAAATTAGAATGAGTCAAACGCAGTCTGGAGTAAAAAAAACTAAACAACACGTGGAAAAAATGAAGTTACGTCCTCAAAACAATTTGAATACAGAATGTATATATTGTCATAAAATCGGCGAATATAAAAATATGAAAAGATGGCATTTTGATTTCTGCAAAGAAAATCCTAATAAAAAACAAAGAAAACTAGAATTAATTTCTTGTTATAAATGTGGATTTTCTAGTAACAAAACGCCTAACTTTTTTAGAAATCACCAAAATAACTGTAAGTCAGTCCCAAAGTTGGGAATAATATTCAGCGAACAATAACATTCCTTTTTTACGACGTTCTTCTAGTTCTTCATTTTTCTTCAGATATTCATCCCAAGCTTGTTTTTGTTCTGGTGTTTTTTCACGTTTGATATTTTTAAAGTAATCATCCATATTGTCAACTTCATATCTAAACATAGGAGTTGGATTGAACTTTTCTTCATCATGCATATATTCAAATGTCCAAATCAATTCATCCAAGATTTTGTCCCATTGTTCAGGTGTAACCTGCGGTGGGTGTGTATGAACGTTAATCTTCTTGAAATGCTTTAGTCTGGGAAGAATAAAATTTGTAAGTGTCCAGTCCAAACTCCAACATTCACTATCACTTACACCATAACGCATACGTTGATAGGTACTAATAATCCATCGTTTTACATCATAATATTTGTAATATACACGCCATCCATAGGCAATATGATCCAATATCCAATCGCCATATTTGTTGGTTCTGTACCAAGGTTTCAATTCAGTAGCTTCAGATTTTTCTAAGCTTTCGTTGATTTTTTTAGCGTTGAGATCCATATTATTATATCATATCATAGTATATTTGACTGTCAAACAAAAACCCCACATTTTACTGTGGGGTGTGTGATGAATAAACAAACAAATGAAATTATTTAGTGTTCTTTAAACCAGGATGTGCTTTGTGCCAAGGCATTTCGTGTACAACAGTACCTTGTCCTTGATTCCACTTTGAATCTTGATGAACTGGTTGTGGTTGTTGTTGTGCTTGTGCCATTTGTTGTGCGGCTAACATAGCATTTGCTGCGCCTGGATTGTTGCTGGTAATACCAACTACTGGATTTTGTGTTTTGATTCCCAAATAAAGACCTGACATAATGTTATACCTTTCTTTAAGTATAACTATCAAGCTTTGGCTTCATTATACACAAAATTATCACTGAACATAGAATATAAATAATCGTGATGTTTGTCTTCTAAAAGATACTCTCGTATATCAATTATACGACGGTCATCATCACAATGACATTGCATATAAATCTTATCCCGTTTTATTTTAGCTGCGGTGTCACAATAGTTACAAGTAATTTGAAGGTCGTCCATATACTTTAAAATATCATAAACAATGCAAAAGTAAAGGGATGTCACAGTTACGTAACATCCCTCTGTAATTTGTTACAAATAAACCTTTATTACTTACAGATCTATGTAATTTTTTAACTCCAACTTTCCATCGGTCATTACAAGATACTGATTCATATGACAATCAATACAAATATTATTTGCATCTGTAATATTAATGTATCCTTCACTATTGTGTTGTTTAGCTCTACCAGTTTCCCATTGACTAGTATGACCCACAATTTGTTTCAAATCATCAATAGGACTAAACTCATGATCAAAATCACACCAAACAATGCCACCAGTTCTATTCATACCGCCTCTACTACGTCCAACTTGATAAAACCAATGAAGATCATTTGAAAGCAACTTGGAAGATGCTTGTTTTGACTGTTCATCAAGATAATTAAATATATCCGTGTTAGTTTTAATCTGTGGCGGTAATAGTCTAGTATCCAATCCAGCGTGGGTCAATAGAATATCATCCAACACAATAAACCAATGAAACTTATTACGAACAGTTCCACGGTCTTTACCCAGCACTTCGTCAATAGTTCTATACTTCCATTCTTCATAACCACTGCACATTGCACTATTGTTGTAATACAGATAATGAATATCGTGGTT